CTGATAGTATAAGATTGATGTCTTTGAGCTCTATGTCTCTGAGTTCATCTGTACCTGGTCCATCATCCCACCAACCTACCTCATCAGGTGCTGCTAATGCAACAGCCTTTTCATCAGGATTAGCTGTATATGATACAACAACAGGCATAATAGGACAACCATTTATTTGTATATAAGCCTCTTGATCTTCTGGTGTGTGACCTAATAGAAATACTCTATCATATGTATATCTTTTACCATATATGGTGTCTGTAATTGTTTGTTTAAACCACATGCCTGGTTTTAGTTTTTCAGGCATATATGAGTCAAATGTTAGTTTTGCTTTTATGTACATTTTTGTTTGTTTTTAATGTATTATCTATATCTGTTATGATAGTCATAACAAGAATAACATACTTTAGCTATATAATCTCCTTTTGCAGATGTATGTAGATAAAGTTCTGCTCTTCTGTCACCAAAGCTACCATCTAATGAATCACCACATTCTTCACAAATGTATTTCTCTTTAGAACCAAATGTAATAGTGTCATATGAAGACATATCTATCTCATCATGATTATCAAGAATTGGTTCTTGCCCTTCAGCAACTATGTCTGCTGGTAGATAACCAATACCATCTAATATATCCTGTAATGTTACAGTGAATACACCTTTGTCTGTTAATGACTCAAGTATGTCATGTCTGTTAAAGAACTCTTTGCATATATCATGGTCAAAATACCAATCAATAAATGATTGTTTATCAATCAATAAGGTTTTAGTCATATAATTGTTTGTTTAATGATGAAATAAATAAGGACCCAGCTAGGGGAAGCTGAGCCCTATATCTACCAACACACACATCTAAAATCCTAATAGTTCTAAATCTTGTGCGTTAGCCTCAATTGAGACTATTGTGTGTTTAATACTTTCTATTCTATATTTAAAGTTTGCTATCATTTTAAATATATAAAACTCTTGAGGTGTTAACTGTATTGTTTTCATCTTATTGCTATATTAATGTGAGTTTTTAGATAGGTTAAATCTAACCTTTGTGTCTTTAATTTGATCTAAACATTCGTCATAACCCTTAAAATAGTAATATGTTTCCACTCTACATATATAACTATCAATAAGTAAATAACCTCCAAAATATCCAATAACGGACATTAAAGAGATGAGTGCAAGCTTCTCATTACTGTATTCAACAGCTAATGGAAAGAGTATGATTAACACTGTTGTAATCATAATCATAGCAATACCAAGGTACAATTCAAATTTTTTCATAAATAATGTGTGTTAAAAGATTGTGTAATAATGTGTTGTAAAGAATATAGATTTTGTGCCTCAATCTACAAAGCCTCTATTCAATGAAGTAGAACAGATAAACTCCTATATTATCTTTGCCATAGGTTAACTTTACCTACTACGCAACGCATTTGTTTTGGTGCATGATATTGTCTTTGTACACTGCATGATGATAGTAACATAACTATAACCATTGTAGCAAAGAACCATGCTAACATTGTTGGTACTTCTTTTTTCATAACTAATTGATTTTAAATAGTTTAATAGAATCAAAGTCTTTTTCATCACCTGTCATATACAATATAGACATCATAATGAAATAGAATGCATAACATATAATGTATGGTGTAGAAGAAATAGCATCTTGGTATACAAATGCAAATCCAGATACTAATAAGAAGAATAGGACAATTACATATGGTACTGTCCATAGAGCTAATAAGTTAGCAATGTGTTTGATTAAGTTCATGTGTTGTTTATTAAATGATTGATTAATAATGTGTTATATAATATATATCGCCTTTGGTACGCTAAAGGCTAATGACAGAGATATATATTATGTGTTATATTACAACTGTGTCTGATGTATTGATCTTTCTAAATAGATTATGAATGTTCATATCACTGTCAACAGTTCGTACATATATGTATTTGTGCTCATCAGTGTTTAATAGAACAACAGCAGCAAATGCATCTTCCCAATACTCCTGACCATATCTTAATGCAATAGAGTTTAAACCACCATAACTAGTGATTTCTCCATCTGAATTGGCACAAAATACCATTGTCTCTTGCATCATTAGATTTGTAGAGGCAACAACATACTCTGGATGAAGTTCTTGTTCATAATCACGTTCATCAGTGATAACATCTGTGTGCTCCTCATAATCATAATCAGGATAATCTATATCATCAGGATAGTCTATATCCTTTGGATCATCAGCATGATATGATAAGAAGGAAGCATTATAGTCTTTCCACTCCCAACAATCATTCTCCATATAAGGAGTTTTAATTGTATTAGAATAAAGACTAACAACAATGATGTCTTCACCATTGGTTAATTGTTCATTAACATCAGGCCAATTTCCATGATGTACTTTTGTTTCGTTGGTTGTTCTGTTGATGATGTAATACATGTTTTTTCTATTTAATGCTATATATATTGTATTGAATAGCATGATTAGTTAATAGTGATTTGGTATATGATTATCCTGTGAGGGTTACACACCTTCTCTTGTGTTCACAGATAAGTTATTGATTATTAGCAGTTTATTATGCTTGCTGTGCCTATTTCCCACAACCCCTAACCCCTACACCCACTTGTATATGTAATAATGAAAGAGAGCACAATTTAATGCACTCTCTTTCATATTAGTGACTACCAAACATCAGATACTGATGCAACATTACTCTTCGCAGGAGCAACAGGCATCTTAACCTTAACGCGAGAACCACCTTCTGGATTACTAATGATATACTTAACGACTTGTTCGCCTGTTTCATCACTAATCAAAGGTATTGTATTATCAATATCTTGGAAGATTGGTTGCTCTTGAATTGGATAGTTCAACATATCAGCAAGCTTGATAGACTTGTTACGAAGCTTTGCACTCAATGGACGACTGAACCACAATAAACCGTAGTCAGATGTACCTTCATAATTAATTTTAAGAGTGACAGCTTGGTCAGTCTTAACATTCATTACAGGATAGTTAACATTATCACTCAATGATAATTCTTCGCTATCTACAAGATAGTCTTGTAATGTGCCTGCCAACACACGCTCTGTGGTGCCGTTAGTTTCAGGTGCATTTCTTCTGATGTTAAAAATTGCAGGCTTTTTAGCTACTGCTGTCTTTGCTGTTTTTGTTTGTGGCTGTGCCATAATGTGTTTTTGTTCAGATTGTGTTCTGTTCCCAATGTTTAATTGTGTCTTTGAGACCCCTGGGGGCTACCCCAATCGCTCAAATCACAGGAGGGGTCACCATGTGGAGTAGCCTCTCCTCCCATGGATAAGGGGGTTGTAACATCTAGAAAAAAATTTTGTAAAATAGTTCCACATGGAACCTTGGGTATAATCATCTGAGGACCAATGGCTTAAGTGGCCCCTGTGTTAAATGTTCCATGGCCCCATGTTAAATGTTTGCATGAATTTTTCCAAATGTTTCATGCACCCATTTTTATACTTACAGTATAAATTGCACCCATAAATTAAACTTTGCCCCCATTTTTCGTAACAAATAACTATATAAATATGTTACAAGAGTGTCACAGTTTTTCAAATATTTGTGACACACTTCCAGGTTTGGCTGTGTTTCACTTCCTGATTTGGCAAGTTATAACAAGTCTATATTCTGCCAAAAGTCAAGCTATGGCTTTACCCATCTTACGTTTTGTCAAGCTATAGCTTTACATATTGTTCACATTTTCCTTCTGTTCACGTATTCGTGAACAAGCTTTGTTTGTGAACATAATGTGTCTTATAAGGGATATGCTCAGCTTAACAATGTTGCTTTTATAACACATTATGGTATGTTATGGTGTATAGTGATGGAATGTTCCACCAAAATTATAAACTCCTGTTGTATCAAAACTATAATATTTTGCAAGTTTTGATAATAGGTGAAAATAAATTTGGTAGTTTCAAAATAGTCTTCGTAACTTTGGGGGGGATTTAGGGGGGGCCCTAAGTACATCTAATCAGCTAATACACTATCTACAATTTATTGGTAGAATATAATGGATTATAAAAATAGTGCATAATATAGCATTCCTATTCCAGATAACTAAAATAGTTATTTGACAATCAAAGGAATATACATACCTTTGCTTTAACTAATTATGGAACCAACAAACAACAAGAAGCTAATTGTTCAGAAAATGAAGAGACCAGTGGGGGATTCCTACGCTGTAGCTGAGAAGTATTACAATATACTGTCAGCTGTGAATGGTCTTGGATTGACAGAACGTGAGGTGCAATTGATTGCTTTCACAGCCATCAAAGGTAACATCTCCTATGCCAATGTTCGTCAAGAGTTCTGTGAGAAGTACAAAAGCTCGCCCCCAACCATCAACAACATCATCTCCAAGCTTAAACGTATTGGTGTATTTGTCAAGGACGGTACCAAGGTAAAGGTCAACCCAGTCATCATCCTAGACTTTGAGAAAGACATTGTCTTACAAATAACTGTAAGTCATGGATAAGCCAATCTCAATGTCAGTGAAGGATTATCTAGTCAGGACACTAGCTGTTAAGATGATGGTTTCAGAGAAGACAATTGAGACAGTGGTCAATCATCAGTTCCAATCAGCCAATGAGGCAATGGACTTAAATGACAGCATAGAAATTTCTGGATTTGGAAAGCTCTTCTTTAACAGGAAGAAGGCAGGAAAGAAGGTGGAGAAGCTAAATGCTAAAAAGCTAGCTATGGAACGTATTATTAATGATGTTAATACGTCTGAGCAAAAGAGAAAGTCTTCTATTGTCACATTAGAAAAGACAATAGTGCAGATAAACCAACTTAAACCAAGAACTACATATGAAGATTAACTTCTCCCAGATATATGAGGGTTGGAAAAATAACCTTTTCCCAGCTGAGAATATGAGAACTTACATTAAACAAGTGAGTGATGAAAGAATGGCTATATGTGAGGAGTGTGATCTCATATCAACAAAACATAAAACTGTCAGACCTGATGTACATTGCACAAATTGTGGATGTATGTTAATTGCTAAAACAAAATGTTTATCATGTGACTGTCCTCTTAAGAAATGGGAAGCTGTTATAGCCAATGTAGAAGAGGAGGAAGCATTAAAAAAAGAAGTTCATGGACAATAAGGTAATGCATATTAAGAAGATTCACCTAGATAATTTTATAGAAATCTTAGTAGATCTCTATAATAAAGGTGTGGACTATATTGATATTACAGGTGCTCCAGATGATAATCAAGAGAGTGATCAAGATAGGATGGCTGTATCATTTACAAAAGACTATATGATGGAAGGAGCTGAAGAAAACTTTAAAAATGTTCCTATACAAGGAATGGATATAAGTGAGCTTCTGAATCAAAAACTGTCTGATAAAGACTTGAATGATTTAATATGAGTAAAAAGAACAACTACGAAAAAGCTCTTCATATACTACAAGAACTACATAAAGACTTTCCTACATACAATTTAGGAAGGCATCTTGCTACAGCTCTTAGTGATTATGGAGATATATGGGGGATGACAGACAAAGAATTAGTCTTTGCTTTGGAAAAATATAAGACAGAGATTGAAATGGACGTTCCACATACAGATGAGTCTGAGATTGATAAGATTATAAAAGAAGGTATGGACCTTGATAATATACTAAAAGAAGAAGAAGATGGCGACTATTAAAAAAACTACATATATAAACACAGAGCTTGAATGGGCAGAAGCACAGCTTGTTTCCTGGAAAGCTTATGTAAATGCAAACCCACTACATGAATTGAAAGATAGAATTGAGTGGAAGCCTACAGCTAAAGGAGGAATGTTACCTATGGTAATAGCTAGTATTGAAGCTCAGGGTAAGTTTGTACAGGAGACAATGAAGAACTACCTTGCTCTAGTAGAAGTGGTAGATAAGCTAAGAAACATGGAAGAAGCTAAGGTGGAAGTGAGAGGAAAGGGTGAGTTGTCAGGAGCTGCTGCTGAGTTTTTAGCAAATAGAAAATAATGATTGAACTACAAAACATAGATTACAAAGATTGGTTCATAAATCAGAAACGTATTCCTGATAAGGAATCTGCTGAATGTAAACCGTTCTTTGATTTCCATAGAGAATTATGTTTAAATGGTGCTATGATGGGGGGTGTGTATATCAACCCCTTTTTATATTGGCACCTAAATATATGGCACACTGAGGTGGATGTCATAGATGATAGAGGAAGAATTGCACAAAAATATGCTAATCCGTTTTTAAGAGATAATGAGTGGCTGGTAACAAACGAAATTGATAGAGCCCAACAGGAAAAAAAGGGCTTGGTTATTCTAGGTATTAGACGTTTTGCTAAATCCGTTCTTGAAGCATCCTATATTGCATGGGGTGCAACATTTGATGAGAACTCCCAGAATATTATTGCTGGTTTGAATGCACCAGATATAAAACTTATTACGGATAAAATAGATAAAGGATTAAACTTTATCCCTGAGTATTGGAGATGGCAGAGAATTGAGGATAACTGGAAAAACCAGGTCACATTAGGTATTAAAACCAAATCTGGTGAACGTATCCCATTCTCTTCCATTCTGATACGTAACCTTGATGAAGGTAATAATGAAGAAGCAATTGCAGGTACAAAACCACGTAAATTAATTATAGATGAGATTGGTAAAGGAAATTTTCTTAGAGGTTTACAGGCGGCTATACCAGGTTTCACTACACCCTATGGTTGGGGATGTTCTCCAATTCTCACAGGCACTGGTGGTGATATGAAGAAATTTCAGGATGCAAAATCCCTGATGTTTGACGTAGACAACTTTAATTTCCTTACATATAATAATGCAAAAGATGATAAGCGTATACATGGCTTATTCATCCCAGCTAAATATAGAATGGAAGCTAAAGAGAAATCTACATTAGGAGCTTTCTTAAATGAGCCTACTGGATCAGACTTATATAACGTTGAAATGTTAGTGGGTGATGAGGAAAGAGCTAAAGAGATTACAGAGAAGAACCTAGAAAGACTTAAAAAGGCTGGAGATAGAATTGCTTATTTGAAGGAGAAGATGTACTACCCAATGGAGGTGGATGATATCTTCTTGAATGAGGATACAAACATCTTTGATATTGAATCAGCTAAGAGACAGAAAACCAGACTGTTACAACAAGAAAGAACAGGAACTCCTGTTACATTGTTCTCTGGAGAAAATGGTATTGAGCATGAGTTTACAGACAAGCTTCCTATATCTAACTTTCCATTAAAGAACAGTGATACAAAAGATGCTCCTATAGTTATATATGAATTCCCTGTAGAAAACCCTCCTTATGGATTGTATGTAGCAGGAGTTGACCCTTATAGACAAGGTAAGTCTGTGTATTCAAGTTCACTTGGTTCTGTATTCATATATAAAAGAATGCATGAAATTAGTGGTGAGAAGTATCAAGATATGTTCGTAGCTTCGTATTGTGCAAGACCTGATAAGAAAGAGATTTGGGAAGAACAAGCTAGACTTCTTATTAAGTATTACAATGCAAGAACACTGTGTGAGAATGATGATATATCATTTATAGAATATATGAAGGCCAAAGGGGATGCTCACTATTTAGAGAAACAACCTGAATGGCTTAAAGAAATTGTTCCAAACACAACAGTTAAAAGAGATTATGGAATTCATCGTTCAAGTGACAAAATAATTGAGTATCTTCACACCTGCTTAAAGAAGTATATGGAGTCTGTGATATTCAAAGAAACAAATGAGGCTGGTGATACTATAAGAGAAGTTCTAGGGGTGAGTAAGATATTTGATCCTGTATTGCTTGAAGAGATTATACAATACAATGATTCAGGTAACTTTGATAGAATCATTGCTGCAGAGTTAGCCATTGCACAAGCATTAAAGATGGACCCTATTATGGGTAAGATTGGTGGAACATCTGATGATAGAGTGAAGGCAATGTTTAGTAAGAAGAAAGGAAACGTACTGTTTACAGAATCAAGAGGTGGGATGTTTGGAACCTCTCATAATAAATATAAAAGAAATAAATTGTTTACATAATGGCAATTATAAGATATACAAAAGACGCAACAATTAGGTATGCCTATTTAAACATCTTCCCTGATCAGTTTAAAACTGAGAAGGAAAAGATGGATGAGAGTTGGATAAAGAATACAATGGACTACTTTGCAAACAAAGCTTACGCTGAGTATGTAAAGAACCGTGATACGTTTGTTAAGAACTACGATCTTGTTAAGGGTATTTTAAGACATGAGGATTTTTACCAAGAACCTGAGGTGAGAAGTTTTACAGATATGCTAACAGCTGATTTACAGCTTCCTGCATATGTAAAACATTATTCTATAATGACAACACCTATTAATGAATTAGTAGGTGAGATTTCTAAACGTCCAGATGCTTTCCGTGTGAAGGCATTTGATGATGATAGTAAGTCTGAAGAGCTTGAATTTAAAACAAGTATATTACAAGATTATGTAATTAATCAAGCTCAGTCTAAAATACAAGAACAAGCTGATTTAAAAGGAGAAGAAATCTCTGACGAAGACTTGCAAAAAATGACAATGGAGGATGTAAAAGATCAACTTGATTCTTATACATCTGTTGCAGAGAAGTGGGCTAATCATGTATTAACAGCTCAGAAAGCTGAGTTTATTTTAAAAGAAAAAAGTGAAGATGCGTTTAGAGATTTATTAATTTCTTCTAGAGAGTTCTATCATGTATATGAAGATAACTCAAAAGTTGGATTTAATATTGAGGTGGCTAACCCTAAGAATACATTCTTCTTAACTACACCAGATAGAAAATATATTTCAGATCCTTCAGGACGTGCACAAGGAGCATATGCTGCTGGTACAGTTATGGTGATGGAACTATCTGAGATTATTGAAACGTTCCCTGATATCACTAAAGAAGAGATTGATCACTTACGTAGTTCATTACAAGACTATGGTTTGATTAACGTACGTGAATCTAATCTAGGTAATCCTAATGCTATTCCAGGTATTGATTCAGTACAATATGATACATATGATCCATTAGTGTTACAAACAAGAATGGTAATTGAGTCTGAAATGAAAGAGAACAATGATGGCTTACAAGACTTCTTAGGTCTTACATCTAATGTTAGTTCATTTGGTTACAAGTATGTTGTTGTACGTACATATTGGATTTCTAAAAAGAAGATTGGTAAATTAATTTACTTAGATGAGTTAGGTAATGAGCAATCTTTACTAGTAGATGAAAACTACAAATCTGGAACTATTCCTACACAACAATCGTTAGAGTGGGGATGGATTAATGAATGGTACCAAGGAGTTAAGATTGGTCCAGACATCTATCATATTAAACCATATAAATTACTTCCTTATTGTCCTATCATTGGATTAGTACATGAAGTTAAGAATACAGAAGCTAGAAGCTTGGTAGATATGATGAAACCTTTTCAGGTTCTTTATAACGTTTGTATGAATCAATTATACAAGCTGTTAGAAAAAGAAGTTGGTAAGGTGTATTTAACATCTATTAGACATATTCCTATTCCTAAAGATGGAGATGCTCAAGATGCTCTTGATGTATGGGAAATGGAAGCACGTAACCGTGGTGTAATGTTTATTGATGACTCTCCAGAAAATTTGAAGAGCCCATCATCATTTAACCAGTTCCGTGATATTGATCTTACACGTACGCAAGAGATCCAATCTAGATATACACTAGCTCAACAATTAAAGAATGAGTGTTGGGAATTGATAGGTATGTCTAGACAACGTATGGGATCTATTTCAGCTAGTGAATCAGCTACAGGTACTAACACTGCTATTACACAATCATATTCTCAAACTGAGCCTATATTTGTTGCACATGAATACGTATTAGGTCAGCTTTATCAAGCTATAATTGATGCATCACTATATGTAGAAGCTAAAAAACCTGAGTCAACTATTTCATATATTACTAACGAAGGAGAATCTGCATTTGTACAAGTGAATGGTACAGATCTTAAGTTCCGTGATCTTAAAGTGTATTTAACTAATAGACCAGAAGATCAGAAAATGTTTAATGAAATTAGAGGCTTATCTCAAGCTGTTTTACAAAACGGTGGTTCATTACATGATATCATTGAGCTTTACAGCACTAACTCTGTACGTCAGATGAAGAAGGTGTTTAAGACACTTAAAGATCGTCAAGATCAAATGCAAGATCAACAAATGCAACAAAAGCAACAAGAACTTGAGCAACAGCAACAGCAATCTATGGCAGCTATTGAAAGTGCTAAACAAATGCAAGCTGAAAAAATAGCTCATGATGATTATCAAAATGCATTAGACAGAATTAATAAGAAAGAAATTGCTATTATTTCTGCTGAATCTAAAGGGGGATTACCAGATACAGACATAAATGGAGTTCCTGATGCTTTAGAAGTTGATAAATTAATGCGTGAACAAACAAAAGCTGCTAATGATTATCAATTAAAAATGAACGATATTCAATCTAAAAATACATTAGCTTTACAAAAACTTGAAGTAGAAAAAGAAAAGTTAAAAGTATCTAGAGAGAATCAAGCAAATGATTTAGCTATTGCTAAAGAGAATGCTAAAGGTAGGGCGAACAAGAAAACTAAATAGTTATGTTTGATAAACTGATTGAGATTATATCTAATTGGTGGTTACAACTAACCCCAATAATTATAATAAGAGATTACGAGAAAGCTGTATTACTTAGGTTTGGAAAATTTAAAAAAGTTCTTGAACCTGGAATACATTTGAAAATTCCAATGTTTGACGAGGTGATTGACCAGCATGTTGTCACTACAACATTAAGTCTTGATGCACAATCTTTGTATACAGCAGATAAACAGAATATTGTTGTGAAAGGATTGATTAAATATAAGATAGCTGACGTTAAAATATTCTTATTAGAAGTTTGGGATGCTCAAGATGCTATATCAGATATGGCACAAGCTATCATTAAAAATGTCATTATGTCTATGACATTAGATGAGTGTACAGATGCTGAAATTGATAACACTCTTACTAAGAAAGTGAGGGTGGAAGCTAAGAAGTGGGGGGTTGAAGTTCAACAAGTTACACTCACTGACCTAGCTCCAATAAGAAGCATTAGACTTATAAATGACAACTTTATTAATAAATTAGATTAGAGTAAAAAATATTAATGCTATATTATCTTAAATAATGATCTATATAGAGCTTCATCTCTTTGATATTAATTTACTATAGTATACTTTTACATTACAAAACCAATTAAAACTCAACTACATATGGCTGAAAATCTAGATAATCCAGGTTTTGGGAACTTTAGTATCCAAGATACAATGGAAATGGGAATGGGCAACGCTGAATTGTTAAACGATTTAATGGGCCCTGATAGTGCTACATCTAATCCTGATGACATTAAGGATATTAATGACACTCCCCCTCCTGCTCCTGATAAAAAAACTACTTCTGCAAATTCAGGTAAAAAACCTGATGCAGACAATTCTAGTGATGACACTTCTGATAAAAAACCTGATGAAAAGAAATCTTTAACAGACTTCTTATTAGGTGGAGACGATGAAGAAGATGGTGATGATTCAGAAGATACTGATAATCAACCAGTTGCAAAAACTAGTAAACAAGATAGTAAACAAGATGATGCTGATGAAGAGGAAGGAGATGATGCTCCTGAGTCAACATTTTCATCTTTATCTAAAGACCTTTTCAAACTGGGTGTATTCACTCAAGGAGAAGATGAAGAAGAAGAACCAATTACAACTCCAGAACAATTCTTAGAGAAGTTTAATGCTGAGAAAAAGAAAGGAGCTATTGAAGTGGTTGATAACTTCATTGGTCAATTTGGAGAAGATTATCGTAATGCATTTGATGCCATATTTGTAAAAGGAGTTGATCCTAAAGATTACTTTGGTACATATAACCAAATTCAATCATTTGCTGAAATGGATCTTGCACAAGAAGCAAATCAGGTTTCTGTAATTAAACAAGCTTTAGCTGATCAAGGATTTGATCCTGAAGATGTTACATCTGAAGTTGAAAGACTTAAGAACTACGGAGATCTTGAAAGTGTTGCTACAAAGCATCACAAGGTCTTAGTAAAGAAAGAAGCTGTAAAGCTTCAAAAAATGGAACAAGAGAAAGAAGTACAATTACAACAACAAGCTCAATATAAACAGCAATATGCTAATAATGTAACCCAAGTGTTACAAGACAAGCTAAAAGCAAAAGAGTTTGATGGTATTCCTCTTAATCCAAAACTGGCTGGTGAACTACAAGATTTCTTAGTAACAGATAAGTACAAGACAAATTCTGGTGAAACATTAACAGACTTTGATCGTACTATTCTAGAACTTAAACGTCCTGAGAATCATGAAAGAAAAGTGAAAGTTGCTCTTTTACTTAAGATCTTGGAAAAAGATCCTACACTTTCTACGATTCAAAAGAATGGTGTCACCAAAAAGTCAAATGAATTGTTTGGTGAGGTAGCCAGACAGGTTAGTAAAAGTGCTGTGAAATCTAAACAACCAGTCAAAGCTAACTCATGGTTTCAATAAACAATTTCAATAAACATTAATTAAAAAAATAAAAAAATGGCAATTCAAACAATTCCAGGTTTAACTGGTTTTACTTACGCAAGAGTAGCTTCTATGGACAAGCGTGCTGTAGGTAAATTAACAGATGCTAACCACTTGGAAAGCTTTCACTCTACAGAGCCAGCAGATTATGATAAGAAAATTATCAGTTTGTATACTCAAAGCTCTCTTTACAGTAATGACTTCTTGGACATGATTAACAAGAGCACTCCTTACTATATTGACAACAACAGTGATGCTTGGAAGTGGCAGGTACAAGTTCCATACAAGTTCCCTAAAATCATTGACATTCCAACAAGTACTTTAGAGCTGAGCAAGCCAGGTATTGATGGTCAAGAATTCCAATTAGTAATTGATACTAATGAGTTCTCTAAGAATGCAATTGTATCTGTAGGTACTCGTCAGTATGGTCCTCGTTTCTATGTAATCAAAGATCCAGTAAACTGGAACATGGGTTACTTATACACTTTCACTTTAGTTACAGACAATCCAACTGTAGATTTCGTTAGTCCTAACTTCTTAAGAGTTGGTATTGAATTGGAATTAGTTGATGCTGCAATTGGTGAATTTGACCAAGACTTATTAGGTCTTCCTCGTTTAGGTGAGCAAATCACAATGTTTGAATCTTTAGGTTCTGCATATGGTTATGAGCACAAAATCACTGAGTGGGCTGATGATAAGATGATGGTTGATGCTTCTGGTAAAGCTTTAGACATTTTAGTATATGCTCCTCAAAGACGTAACCAATTACCTTTAACTCGTAATGATGTTAAGTGGGAACCATTTATTGAGTTCTGGATGCGTAAGTCTATGTTAGAATTAAAAGTTAAGCGTATGATCTGGGCTAAGCCTGGTACCGTGAAGACTAATGGTTCTAAGCAAGAATTAAAGCGTACATCTGCTGGTGTTTACCACAGAATGCGTAATAACGGTAACTTAGTACAATACAACCGTGGTGAGTTCACTGCAAACTTGATTCGTTCAGTGTTTGGTGACTTGTTCTACAGACGTGTTGATGTTAAGGATCGTAGAGTTAAAATGTACACTAACGAAGCTGGTTTTGACGTGTTCCAACAAGCTTTAAAGAATGATGCATTGAATTCAGGTTTAACTTTCATGGCTGATTCTGGTAACAGATATTTACAAGGAGAAGGTCAACACATTACTTACAACTTTGCATTTGATGCAATGGTTACACGTGAGACTGGTCGTGTTGAATTGATCCACTTGAAAGAATTAGATCTTCCTCAAACAAACTTAGAATTTGGTCAGAATAAGAAGTCAACTCCAGTATTTATGGTGTTTGATGTATCTCCAATGTCTGATGGTTCTATGATCAACAACATTCGTGAAGTACGTATGAAGGGTGCTCCTTCTATGACTTGGGGTTATATTGATGGTACTCGTCACCACTTAGGCTTTGCTAAGTCTCAAGGTATGAGTTCTGCAAATAAATTCCCAGGATACGAAATCTGGATGAAAGATCGTTGTGATGTATTCATTGAAGATTTATCTAGAACAGTATTGATTGAAGAAATTCCTCAATTCTAATAAAAGAGTTAAGGGTTAAAATCCTTAAAACTACACAGAGAAGATGTTCCCCCCTCCCTCAACGAGGGGGAATCTTCTTACACAGATGGATGGGTTTGGGCTCCATGCCCCACCGCATTCCCTTCAATGGGAACCATCTGCAAATAAACCAATAAAAAACAACTACATATGGGTAAGATAGGAAAAATCTCTACGTTAAAAAAAGAGTATAACAATTCTCAGTTACAAACGATGCAGGCTGGTCTTGCACAGAAAGGCTTAACAAGAATTCCTGGTACAGGTGTTTTCAAGTATCCTTATAAAGAACTTGATGGACAGTACAGAACAGGTCTTGATCCAAATGCTGCTTACATTAGACGCATTAGTGATAATCTTGAAAGAGAGTTAGAAGTTGAAAGAGTTACAGCATTGAAAGCTAAACTTGAAGCTGCTATGGGTGATATTGACTTAGGTCCTCGTTCTAAATTTTGGAACTATGGATTGTCTACATCTACAGATGATGTACTACATGTACAAGCTGTTAAGTTAATGGATGGTGATAACTTCTTTGATTTTAGTAATCCATCTCAAGAGTTAGCTTTTGCATGGTTAAGAGTTCATCCAACAATTGCTTCTAGCTATCAAGCATGGGAGCGTGGTGAATATTCAGCAGATATACAATTTTATGTTGCTGATGATGAGATTGAAAACCAAGTGATTTTCAAGAAGAAACAATTGATCAACAAGGCTATTGTTAAGTTTGATGCAATGACTCCTGAAAAGAAACGTAAGGTAGCAAGATTATTAGGTTTACCAGTTAGTGAAGATTCTAAAGAAGAGTCTGTATATAACCAAGTAGACAACCTATTAAAACAAACTGAATTCAAAAATGGTAAACACGCTGGTTTAAATCCTGTAGAAGTGTTTAACAGATTTGCAGACATGAGTGAAAACTTACTCCATATTAAAGATTTAGTAAAACAAGCAGTTGCACATTCTATTTATAGAATAAAAGCAAATGACAAAGTATATGAAGGTGAACATGCTATTGCAAAAGATGAAGATGATTTAATCAGATTCTTAGCAGATGAAGATAATCAAGATGCATTGATCACTTTGGAACAAAAATTGAAACTTAAAAAACTAGCCTCTGTATGATCCCTGTAGATAGTTTATTATATAAGATAGACCAGAAACTAAATAAACTATCAACTAACGAGCATCAACAAATTAACCTAGAAGACAAAATTTTAGCTTTAAATGAAGCTCAGATAAAGCTTATAAAGCAAAAGGTTGATGGGTTTAGTACAGTTTCAGGTATGGGCTTTGACTCTTTTAAAAAGCGTTACGAAGACCTACAAAGATTGGTAGTGAACTATATTGATGGTGAACTATCTCTAACTTTAAAAAACACAGAGTTAAATCAATGGTCTGCTGATTTAGATTTATTAGTTCCTAAATATATGTTCTATGTAGACTCATATGTTTTGGCTAATAAAGGAAGATGTACTGATAGAAAGATATGGATTAATAAGGATTTGGCAAAGCATGGTGATTTATCTGTGCTTTTAAACAATACTCATTATAGACCTTCTTTTGAATATCAAGAGACATTCAACTTTATATCTTCTGATGAGATAAGTATATTTACAGATGGTACATTTACACCAAGTAAGATGTACATATCTTATATGAGATACCCAGTGTATATTGATTCAGTAGGGTATACTGACTTTGATGGACAACCATCAATTAACCAAAATTGCGAACTTGAATTATACTTAGAAGATGAATTAGTAGATTTAACAGTTCAAAATTTAGCAATGTACACAGAAAACATGTCTGCAGTTCAATCAGCTCAGATGAGGATTCAAACAAACGAGTAATTTTTCATAATTTAAAATAAAACAAAATGGCGGATTTTTCATTAACCACCCTCTTTGTTGTACCAGTAGGAAATTCATTACCTAGCTCTGGATCAACACAAGACTTAACAGCTGGTCAGTTTGGTATTTATACCAATAACTATGCTGTTGCAACTGTAGGTAACATTGCAGCTGCTCCTTATTTCTATTTAGCTCAAGGTAGAGTAAACACGTATTTACAAGGTTCTAAGCGTTCTGACAAGATTTCTGCAGACAATGTATCTGAATGGTACAAAGTTACAGGTAATCCAGTTGCTGCTAACCAAGTAACAGAAGTTGGTGATTTCACTGTAAAACCAGGTGAAGTTGTAACTTTAACATTACGTGCTTTCTCTAGTTACATTGACACATTGTATTTCAACGGTTTCACTCGTAGTGTAACTGTAAACGCTCCATGTTTAGAATGTGGTGGTGATCCTTGTACAGATGTTGATGTACCTGCTTTAATTGATGAATTAATCATCAAGTTACGTCAAAAAGCTCCAGGTAACAACCCTGACAACATTAGCTTTGACACTTTCTATCAATTCCAAAGAGTTGGTAATAATGCAAGTGCTAAGTTAGTTATTAGCGGTAAGCCTTTGACTATCTATGGACAACCATGTGATGTGGCTGCATTCCCTTGGGAGTATGACCGTATGTATTTCCGTACATTCATCTTCTCTGGTCCAGCTACAACTGCTGACTTCATTGTTGATGATCCTTGTAACCAAGTAGCTCAAGCTGTAATTACTCAACGTAGTTCTTATGTTTCTGGTACTTCTGGAGAGATTCAACAATTAGAGAAAAACTTCTATAGCTACCAAGCTGGTTATTTGAAGCATTTGTACAGAATGGTTGGTTACAACGAGAACTTTGAGTCTTGGGTAACTGATGGTACTACTTACGATACTTTGTATATCAAGTTTAATGAGTATGACAAATCTGCTTACAAGTGGGGTGATTATATCATTGAAGATTCTCAAGTAATCATTGCTGCTCCACAAGCGTTAACTCAAGACATCTTAGATGTATTAGAGGCTGCTTTGGGTGTTGTATCTGATGAAAGTGGTGATATCACTTCTACAACTAGTACTACAACTACTATTTGGCCTAGTACTTCAACAACAACTACTTTGATTCCTTAAGAATAAAAGTAGAATCATATTAACCTATGCCAGAGGGTGAGAGGATAATCTCAAGTCCTCTGGCATTTTTATTTTAAAGACATGACTCTAGATTTTTTAGTAATAAATACTTTCAATACAAAAACACTAGGTGTTGCTGATATATCAGTTTATGATACACAGCCTCCTAATGTTGTTGCTCCAACTATGGAGATTACTATTCCTGGATATACTGTTCCTGTGTCTATTCCTTTTATACCTCAAGATTTTAATGTTTATAATTCTATTATATTAGGACTTAATACTCTTGCAGGAGGTATGCAACCTCTTCCAGATGGTGTATACTTTATGAAATATTCTGTTGCTCCTGCATATTTAAACTTTGTAGAAAAGAACATAATGCGTACTGAAAGAATTCAAGAAAAATTTGATAATGCTTTCATGAAGCTTGATATGATGGAATGTGATAGTGCAATTAGAACACAAGCAAAAGTGAATCTAAATAGTATATATTATATGATTCAAGGCTCTATTGCTGCTGCTAATAACTGTGCAATAGATACAGCTAACAGATTATATTTACAGGCAGATAGACAATTAGATAATTTTATTAGGAACAACTGTGGTTGTTCTGGAAACAACTATATAAATAACTTCTATTGATATGGCAAACTGTAGAGATTGTGGCCTTAAAGTAGGCTGCGGATGTCAATTAATTAATGGCTTGTGTTCAGCATGTAATAACAAGCTGAAACAAATTAATCAAAGAATAAGAAATGTTATCACCAAGATTAACGGACTGTATTGAGTGTGCTAGCATACCTGCACTATTAACTGATATTGATCTTAGACTAACTGCGTTAGCTAATGATCAGTATAATAATATTGTATACTCCTTGAATTATTTTATTCCAGGACAGGTAATTGGTGACTTACTACACTATAAACAAATATTAACTTACAAACTTTGTAATCCAGAATACTGTGCACCTTTTACAGTGGAGATGATTGCAAGTAGAGTAATATTGTTAATAAATAAATAAATTATAAAATGTCTTGTACAAGTTGTTTTAATGGATGTGTTGAGACTGTATCTGATCAATGTGTTAGATATACAGGTCCAACTATCCCTGCTCTAAATATTACTACAGGAGATACATTGCTTCATGTAGAAGAAATGATTACAACTAAACTTGTTCCGTTATTAACTGGTACAGGTGATGTTATAACTATTGCTTCTGGTGATAAATGTGCTCTTATAAATGGATTCTTAATAGGAATCACTTCTCCTAATTCTACTCAATTATTCACAGCGTTAGTTAAATCTGTTTGTAGTTTACAAGCTCAGGTGACTGCAGTTGCTGCTGATATTGCTGTATTAAATGCAGATTATACAATAGATTGTCTTACAGGTGTAACAGCCTCTTCTGACACACATGCTATCTTACAAGCTGTTATTACAAGACTTTGTGTTGTAGTGGCAGATTTAGCAGCATTAGATTTAGATGTAAGCACAAACTATGTAAAGCTGTCTGACCTAGATGCATTAATAGCTGCTTACATAGCTGGTCAATCAGGTAATGTAACTCAGAACTATTTAAAGATGGTTCCTTTTACAGTAGTTGAATACTATGGTCCTCTTACAAACTTTGATGGTACAGGTGCTGGTATAGGAACATTAGGATGGGATAAAATCTATTTATGTAATGGTTCTAACGGCACTCCTGATAAAAGAGGTAGAGTTGGTGTAGGAGCTATTCTTAATGTTCCTGGTGGACCATTAACCGCTGCTGTAGATCCTGTTTATGCTGGTAATCCAAATTATGATCTTGAAGATATTGCTGGTGCAAACACAGTGGCTATAAATGTTAATCAACTTCCTAGTCACACACACACTGCAACAGCAAGTGCTTCATCCACTGTAACAGATCCTGGGCATAGTCATTATGTTGGTAATACACCAGAAGGTTGGGATAGTTCAGGTAGTATTGGTATTGTAAATAGAACACCAAAGAATGTTCAAACTACAACTTCTACAACAGGTATCACTGTAGCAACAACTGTAAATGTAAGCAACACAAACACTGGTAGTAATCAAGGTCATCCAAACATTCAACCTGTAATTGCTTCTTATTACATCATGTATATTCCTTAATATTCTAAATCAACTATAAATGTCTTGTTTACCTGGTACACCTTGCTATAACGCTTATTATCATCCTAGTGAAAACTGTGGATGTGCTGAGTGCATTAGCAATTCAAATAATGTAATATACGTTGGTCCTAATTTACCAAACTCAGGAGTTCAAAACGGAAACTGCTTAACTCTTGCTATAGAAAAATTAGATGATGCCATTGGTACAGGTGGTGGAGGAACAGGTACTTCAGGTACGTCTGGTTCTTCTGGCACTCGTGGTACAAGTGGAACATCAGGAACTTCTGGTATTAACGGTACACCAGGAGCTTCTGGTACATCTGGAACATCTGGTGCCAATGGTACTTCTGGTGGTAACGGTACTTCTGGTACCTCTGGTGTAAGTGGTACAAACGGTGCTTCAGGAACCAGTGGAACATCTGGTGGAAGAGGTGCTGATGGAACAAGTGGTATTAATGGAACTAGTGGTGCAAACGGTACAAGTGGTCTTACAGGTACATCTGGTACTGCTGGAACAAGTGGTGAAGATGGAACTTCTGGTACAAGTGGTACAGATGGTACTCATGGAACAACTGGTACGTCTGGAACTTCAGGAACAACAGGTACTAGTGGTACAACTGGAACTTCTGGAACTACTGGCACAAGTGGAACAACTGGTACTTCTGGTACCACTGGTACTTCAGGAACAACTGGAACCAGTGGAACAACTGGCACATCTGGTACATCAGGCTTTGAAGGAGGTCTTGCACAATGGAGATTTAATCCTAGTACAAACACAGACATTAATCCTGGTGCTACATATTTCACTTTAAATGATGCAAGTTGGTTAGCCTCTGCTTCTCAAATTGCTATCAGTGATTTATCATATAATCCTAGTGCTGACTTCTCAGCATATCTAGATGCACTGAACCCTTTCTCAGCACTTAAGCTAGTTAGTACGGTTGATTCTTCTAGATTTAAAATATTAGAAATTGTATCCACTTCTCCTTTTGAAGTGGGTTTTGAACGATTTATAGTTACTCAAACTGCAGCTCAGGGTACAAATCCTGCTAGTGGTGAAGTATTTATGTTAGTTCCTGTAGGTGCTGCTGGTAGTTCAGGAACATCTGGAACAGCTGGTTCTAGCGGTACCACTGGCACATCAGGCACATCTGGAACCACTGGTACATCTGGTACGAGTGGAACGTCAGGGACTTCTGGTACGTCTGGAACTTCAGGTACAAGCGGTACAAGTGGAACTACTGGCACAAGTGGAACAACTGGCACAAGTGGAACAACAGGTACTTCTGGTACAACTGGAACCAGTGGATCTTCAGGTCAAAGTACAGGTGGTACATCTGGTACCTCAGGGTCTTCAGGTCAAAGTACTGGAGGAACTTCAGGTACATCTGGAGCTAGCACTGGGGGTACTTCTGGTACTTCTGGTTCTTCAGGAGCTAGTACAGGAGGTACATCTGGAACTTCTGGAACTAGTGGAGCTAATGGAGCAGGATTTAATTCCATTTCTCCTACAACATCAGGAGCTGTTCTTACAGCAAATGGTACATCAAACAGTGCAACAGCAAATACAGGAGTTACAATTAGTGGTTCTCAATTAAATGCTGGTTCATTCTATGAAACATCAGATATCAGATTTAAAAATGTATTAGAAACAAATCCTAATATTGATGTATTAGGAATACAAGTGATTAAATTTACTCGTACAGATGAAGAGTCTAATCAAATTAGATATGGATATTCTGCACAACAGGTACAAGCAATTTTACCAGATGTTGTATCAGGAGAAGATAAACTAGTAGTTAACTATTCAGATGTACATACATTAAAAATAGCACAATTAGAAAAACGCATAGCAGAATTAGAAGCTAAATTAAACCAATAATGAAAGTTAGTAATTTTTTAGTAACAGGAGCAGATCTTGCTACAATGGGATATATACAGAAGCCTGGGACAACTCCTCCTCTTGATGGTAGTATTATGAGCAAAGGAGAAGCTAGTACTAACTACTATATAGATGGTACAGTTAGCCCTTGGTCTACTTATCCTGATACACGAGCTCCTAAATATCAAGACTATCCATGTCCTTGTGTATCAGGTGTTGAAGTATATAATCAAATGTCAGATGGATTTAGTCAAACTATATCATATCAAGATTGTTCTGGAAATACATATTATTATTATCTTCCTTACGGTGGGTCTATAGGAATTATTGCATGTTCATCTGGAGGAGAAGGTGGACCTGTAACAGGTTGTGGAATTTTAAGAGGTTCAGTTGTTGGTGTTCGTTTATCTTCTGTGAATTATTCAGGATGTTGTTATGCAAACTATCCATGCACTACAACTAGTACAACTACTATACCTCAATGTAATTACAATGGACTCACTGTAGTTTGTAACACTGCTTCAACTGCGAACTTATCTTGGACTTTTAATGAAAGTGGTTCAGGTGTTATTGGTAATATGGATTTATATGTAAATGGTTCAGTTGTTGAAAGTAGAAGTACAAATGCAAGTGGTATATATGCTGTTTCTATGGGTGATTCAATTAATGTTGAAGTCACTACATATGGATGTACTAATCCTGACGATAAAGCAAACGCATACACATCTGGTATTATAGCAGATGCTTCATGCGGTAATGGTTCTACTACTTTATTTTCAGCAACATATATTGTTACAAGTGGAGATATTGGAAACACATTAACGTTAAACGTATTTTCAAGATGTGATGGTGGGTGTATATAAAATAAAATAAAAAATGGCAATAAATATAACATTAACATTAGGAGCTGGGTTAGGTGCTAACTTAGGACCAAACTTTAATCTTACAGCAGATGTTGGAAGTGTAAGTCCATCAACTGCTACAAAAGCAGAACTGCTTGCAGGTAAAACTGTTGATGTAGATAATGCTGCTAGTCAAGTGACAGTAACATCTACTGGAGCTTGTACAAATGTAATAGCACAAGCTATTCCATGTGCTAGTACTACAACTACAACCACTACAATTAATCCAACTAACAATCTTTATTTTACTAGTGTTGCTGTAAGTAGAGATGATGTTACTAGCTCAAATGATGGTAAATACGTAGCTGTAATATGTTCAACAAATAATAAGTTATATATTTCTAATGACTACGGACTTACATATAGATCAGTTTTTGTAGCTGCTGCAGCAAATTTAATAAAACGAGTTGCAATAAGTGGAACAGGTCAATATATATATTGCACTGTACAACAATCAGGACAACCATCTACTATTGTAAGATCTACAGACTATGGGGTTAATTGGAATGCTACAGGGGGTACAGGTAATGCATATTCTTCAATCACTACAAATAGAACAGGACAATATGTAATAGTTGGTTCAATGAATTCAGGTGAAGCAATAAACGAGCCATACTTAAATCAAGTTTGGAGATCTTCAGACTATGGAGTATCTTTTGTAAGAGTGGAGTTTTCAATTAATGCAGGTATTGATGTTCTTCCTCAATTAGTATATGATGTTGCAATAAATAGTTCAGGTGATCGTCAATATGCTGCTAGTCCCAATTTTTCTATAGCACCACTTAGAGGTAGTGTAGGAAGAACAACAAGTGCCTCAAGTATTTTTACACCTAAAGCACTTGATGAAGATCAAACATATTTTGCAGTGAGTACAAATGCAGATGGATCAAAGGTGGTTGTTGCTAATCAAGGTGGAGTTTATGGATTTAGTCCTGGAGCTGTTCAATTAAAAAGAAGTATAGACTATGGAGAAACATACGCAAATTTTGGTGGAGTTTCTACTCAATGGGGTGATATAACTATAGATGGAAGCGGTACAAATATTATAGCTATGCAATTTCTTACAGGTACAAGTAGATTATATAAATCAGTTTCATTTGGTACGCTTTCTCCAGTGACAAGTTCTCAACTTTGGAATAGTGTATCAATTTCTTATAATTCATTTGTAGCAATTGCTTCAGAAACAACTGGACTTTGGAGATCTACAAATTCTGGATCTGATTGGATAAAATTACCTTAATTAAATAAACCAACATGACAGTATTAATAACTTTGACAACAGCTGGTTCTGATACAGGACCTTTTAACATATACTCAAATGCAGATGGGTTTTCAACAATAATCATCTCTGGTGTATCTAGAGCATCTTTGGTAGCTGGCTATAACGCAACTGTTCCTGATGGAACTACAGAAGTTTTAGTTAGGTCTACAGGAGCTTGTCAAAGAGATCTTTATTTAGATGTATCAGGTGCTCCTGCTACAACAACTAGTACTACTAGCACAACTAGTTCAAGTACAACTTTAATACCTCCTATTGAATGTTATGGTTATGAGGTTTGTGCAAATGATGGTACAGGAGATAGAGATGCTTTTCCTTTTACTTACATAAGTTGTAATGGAACATCTATAGAGTCAAGTGTAGTAAATACGCAATGTAGAGAAATTTGTGCTGCAAGAGATTCTGTAGATTCAAGTTCTGAAGCTATTTCAATAACAGAAATTGGGCCTTGTTTATAATAAATTATTAAAAACCCTGTTTGTTGGTTTACAGGGCATCCCCTGGGGTTTCTACCCTGGGGGTTTTTTTTTTGAACTCTAATCAAATTGATTAAACTATATAATTAAATTAGTTAACTAAATTTGGAAAATATCAAAAAAGTTTCATACCTTTACTTTAATTTTAACCAAACTTAAAACCTATATGTCTGGAAACCAACCCCTTTTGGAGCAGCTACAGCAGATGTTACACTGGAAAAAATCAAAGAAATATTACGCTGACAAGCTAGGAGTGACAGAATTAGAGATTGATGAGTTATTAACAGATATTAGAAAGAGAGAAGAAGAGGCCATCACTGGCAACTATATATCTGATCTAGAGGACACTGTAGTTAAGTTTACAGAAGACCTAGTGAAAGGAACTGGAGAGATTGTAGCCAATGTCTCAGAAGAGATTAAAAGCCTTGATGAGCTTATTGAGAAGTGTAAGATAGACACAGATAAGTGGGAGATAACTAAATACGTACAAAACTATTGGGGAAACGGAGATAATCCACACTGGCAAGTAAAAGCCTGGTTAGGAAAGAAGTCTGCAGAGCAAGTGTTTCAAGATAGCTTTGTGGACTTTTTAGCTTCATATGAGCCTGTTAGTCAGGACATTATGAGTCCTAAGTTTATAAATGGTAAGAGTAACGGTATGTTAATTATCAACAAACAAGACTCTCATTTAAACAAATATGATATTGATGGCAACAATGATATAGTTGATAGGCTTTCTAACATCATGTACAAGGTAGAGTTGATTGCTAATCAAGCACAGCTTTCCAACAACTTAGAACAAATTACATACATCATTGGTTCTGATGAGTTTAACAGTGAGTTTACAGGAATGACCACAAAGGGTACTCCTCAAACAAACACTCATACATATCAAACATCTTTTGAATACATCTGTGGACATGAGGTGTTAATGATTACAATGTTATTACAATATGCTGAGAATGTGAATGTTGTGTACGTAGCAGGTAATCATGATGAGTTTGTAGGATGGCATATGGTTAACTGGTTACAAACGTATTTTAGAAACACAGACAGATTAACTTTTGACTGCTCTCCTAAGTATAGAAAGTACATAAGCTATGGTGGTTCAGCAATGATGTTTAACCATGGAGATGCAATTAAGCCTGCTAAGTTAGCAGCACTATTCCCAATAGAATTTAGAGAAGGATGGTCTTTCCATAACAACTTCTACATATTCACAGGAGACAAACACCATGAGGTTAGTCACGACTTCAATGGTATTAAATTTTACCAAATACCAGCATTTTCTAATGCTAAAAGCCTTTGGGATGATAAGAACGGTCATACAATGTCTAAAGCAGAAGTGACTGGATTCTTAATAGAACAAGGGTCAGGAATGACAAATATATTTAAACAGTATTTATAATGGCAACATTACGTAAGTTAGTTTCAGATGTGCGTGGAATGCATAAGCTTATATCCACAGATAACGTTATCACAGATAGGGTTATAGCATCAGAGATTAGAAACAACACACAGTTATTAGTTAAACGTGAGACAAATCTCAGAAAGCTTTGGGCTACTGATACTGTCTTTAATACCATCCAATGTTTGGAAATGGTAGAAGTTCCTATTTCTGACTGTTGTAATTACGTAGATCCATGTACTGTTTCTAGAAGTAAATATAAACTTCCTAGGATTACAGAAGGAAATTATCAATATTTAATACAAGGTGTTTATTCTATAAACGCTATGGGAGGAATGGGTACAAAGTTTAAAGAGATTACAATCAATAGATATTTAAACTTACTGGGACTTCCTATTATTAAAAAACAAACATACTATTGGATAGCAAATGAAGGTTACTTATATTTGAGTAATCCAAATTTAAAATCAGTTAGGATATCAGCATTCTTTGAAGAAGATATTCCTAATGATATTGCGTATCCAGAATGTGGTTGTGGAACTGGTCCTGAGGTTACTAATGAAGAATACTGCAAAAATCCTTTGGATAAAGAATATGGTTGTCCAGGATATCTTGAGAAACAAGTATTAGAGCTTACGTCTCAAAAATTATTATCTACATATTTTAGTATTAAAACAGATATGGCAGATAACGGTGTTGATGGGCAAGCTCCTAATGCACAACCAACCCAGTAATGAGGATAAAAATTGATTGGAGAAGCTCCAGTAAAGAAAACTACAATAACTTTTGCAAGAAGCATCCCACAATTAAAATTACATTTGATGAGTGGAGAAACATTTTATATTCTTATAATGAGAATTTTAAAAGTTATATACTAGAAACTGGAGAAAAAGCAAAGCTACCTTTTGGGTTTGGTGAGTTCTCAATCAATAAAAAGAAAAGAAAGAAGGTTAAGGATATCAATGGTAAGGAGTACATTAACTTACCAGTAGACTGGCAAAAGTCTAAAGAGAAGGGAAAAATTATATACAACTTTAATTATCACACAGAGGGTTACTTTTTTGGCTGGGTATGGTTTAAAGAAACTGCCAGACTAAGAAACATAGACTTGTGGTATTTTAAACCTTCAAGAGTTACATCAAGATTGCTCTCACATTATATAAAAACAAACGATACGTATCAACACATCTATCGTGAGTGGAAAAAATAAATTATGTCATACTATTATAAGTACAGATTTGTATCTCCTGAACCAGTTTATGCAACTGTTAAAGAAGAATTAAAAAGCTATTTTGACACAGGAGCTGTGGATGATTTGCTTTTCCCTACTTATTTAAACAAGTGTTTAAACAAGTTAGGTAGGACAACTTATGCTATTGCTGAGCAAGTTCTTTATATTGAAGACTTCCAAGCTAGGCTTCCTGATAACTTTTATGCTGCTAGAGAAGCTTGGATGTGTACTGAGATTCCAGGGTATCCTTATCAATCAGCTAACTCATTCTATTCACAAGCTGCATCTCAAACAACTATTCAGATAGCACCTATCATTAGTGGAACAGTACCCTGTACCAATCCTCAATGTACAACAGGTTGTCCTACATGTATGCCTGAGCTTATACAAGCTGTATACAAAACAAACAATGCAATAGCTAGATCTTATAGACAAGAATATTTATTAAAACCAGGTAACATTTCTGCAAGAAACAACTGTGAGGTTGAATACAGTAATGCTTGGGAGTTTTATGCTCCCCCTCCAACAGTGCATGAGTTTACTCCTGGTTCTGCTGGCTATGATTCATTTGACATTAGAGATAACAAATTTGTTACTAACTTCAGAAATGGTGTAGTACATTTATTATTTTATGCTACAGAGTATGATAATATAGGTAATCAATTGATTCCTGATAACTATCGTATTAGAGAGTTTGTAGAAGCATTCATTAAATATAAAGTGTTTGAAACTCTTTCAAATCAAATTAATGATGAGACCTTCCAACAAATACAACAAAAGCTAGCTTATTACAAACAGTTACATGATGAAGCATTTATCATGGCTGATATTGAGATTAAGAAACAAACTCCTTGGGAGAAGCAAAGAAGAATTAAAAATGATTTGCAAAGGTTTGCTCAATATGAACTACCTAATAGAACTAACAGATACGGCAGGAGAAGAAATAATTAATAATTATGGCAGATCAAGAACAAGGAAATATTAGACAGGAATTTAGTTTAGGTAGAACTGGACTAAATATGGACTCATCTGTAAACCAGGTTGAGAAGGGTAAGCTTACTTATGCCTTAAATGCATCTGTTGAGAATTTTAGTGCCACTGCTGTAAACTACCAAAATGAACCAGGTAATGAGTTATGTCTAAACTTTCCTGAGAACTTTCTTCTTATTGGAACACATTTTATTCAAGAGAGGAATCAACATATATTCTTTCTAACTAATCCTGAAACTGGGGCTTCTCAGATTGGATACATGGATAACAACGATTGTATCTATCACATGTACGTAGAAGGACTTTGTTTAAACTTTAATATTAACTATCCAATACAAAAAGCTGTACACAAGATTTCAAACTGTAGTACAGAGATTTATTGGACAGATGGATTAAACCCTAGAAGATATTTAGATCTTGATAATATTCCATATATTACAACTTTTGCAGATGATGTTATTTGTGATCCTATTGTAACACCAATACTTGATTGTAATAAATTAAAGATACAACCTAATTTTAATATTCCAGGTTTAAGTGTTAATAGTATTATTAATGGGGGAGATTTAAGAGCTGGTACATATCAATTTGCTATTCAATATTGTAGTGCACAAGGAGATGCATACACATCTTACTATTCAGTAACTAATCCAACTCCTATTGCAAATCCAAAGCTTACAACACTTGATTTTAACTATCCTGTTGGAAGATCTATTGTAGTGGATATAAGCAACATTGATTTAACAGGATATTTTGAATATTACAATTTGGCTGTAATTAAAACAATAAATGATATTACCTCTGTTCAATTAGTAGGTACATATTTTATTGATGGTGCTACAAATCAAATTACTTATACAGGGCAATATGAAGAAGCAATTAATTTAACAGTTGCTGAAATATTTGAAAAGTTTCCATATTATGATATTGCACAAGATGTAACAGCTGTACAAGATATTCTTGTATGGGATCAACTTACATCTATTGATAAAATTAACTATCAAAGTATTGCTAGTAAGATTGATCTTCAATGGCAAACTTATAAGATTCCTGCTGGAGAAACTTACGCTGATGAATTAAATGCTACTAACTTACGTGGGTATCTGCGTGATGAAATATATGCATTTGAAATTGTTTTCTTATTAAGAAACGGCAAACAAACAAGTGGTTTTCATATCCCTGGTAGAGTTGCTACAGCTGATGATTTGGTGGTTGTTGATAAATCTACAAATGCTGATTTTATTGGTACAGGAACAACTGCTCCTTATTGGAAAATATACAACACTGCAACTGTAGTTGGAGATGCTTTAGGACCTAATATTGGAAATGCTACACCATATAAATTTGGTGATTTTGCATATTGGGAATCTAATGAAGAATATCCATGTAACACTCTTTTATATGGAGCTTTAGCTGGACAAAAGATTCGTCATCATAAGTTTCCTGATATTCTAGTTAGTCCAATGTTTGAGTCACAGGCTCCAAACTATAATCTTCCAGAATTGCAGAAAGCAAATGCTTTATACCCTATTGGTGTTAAAATAAATACACAACAGGTAATATCGTTAATTGATAATTCTAATTTAACAGCTGATCAAAAAGCTGATATAGTTGCATATAAAATTGTAAGAGGTGATAGAGCTACAAACAAATCTATTGTAGCAAAAGGTATGTTAAGAAATGTAGGTAAGTATACAAGAGAGGACCCAACTAGTCCTACTGCTACTTACTATTACTATCCTAACTATCCTTATAATGACATTAAAACTGATCCATTCTTACTTGAACAGAATAATGCATATAACTCTCAGTGTCAAACATTTAAAGTTGTAGTAACTACGGCTGGCACATTACAATATACTGATTGTTATTCAGGAGAAGTACTAGCAATTAATATGCCACTTGGTATGACAGAAATATGTTCTGTTACACTTCCTTTAGTAATTACAGGAGTTGCTACATTTACTAACGTTACAGCTATTTCTTATACATTAACTGCTTATGGATCGTCTACAGCATTTATATACACTGATCCAGTTTCATTAGTAAGTGTCAATATAACTGTTGTACCAAATAATCCTACTACTGTAAGTTCTACAACTGTTCCTAGTCGTGTAAGTGGATCTGATAAATATACGATATTAGAAACAACTAATAATAAAAATACAAACTGTTTTCCAAATAACTTAAGTGGATTTGATAATAGTTCTAAATATAGAATGGTGTTTAATTCACCAGAGACTTCTTTTGGACAACCTTTTTTAGGTAATGTGCTTAAGTTAGAAAGTGCTGTATTTGGAGGAGGTAGAGCCCATTTTGTACAAGTTAAAAATCATGCATTATATAAGTTAATTACTAAACAAGCACAAGTAGATGCTTTGAATTCAAGTTATAACATTGCTAGAATTACAGGTACATTAGATGCTACAGCGATGTTTACTGCTTACCAAGCATATTTAACAATTTATATTAATGGTATTAGCAGAAGAAACTTTACATACTCATTTAATTCCACTGCTCAATATGATTATAATGCAGATGTTCAAAACGCTGCTCCTGATGCATTTGGTAATATAGGTGTTAAACAAAGAGAACTTGATTTATATCAATATCTTATTCCTGGTTTTCAGTCTGTTGGTGATACTTATAATATAAATAACTTTCAAAGAGAATCTTCTGTTTATTTAAAAACACCAAACGGTGTAACCCCATTACCATTTGCTGAACAAACTCCATCTTTAGTAGTTGCTGGGAACAGTTTAATTACTGATGATTCAAGATTTACAATTTCTCAAAGAGATGCTTGTGCATCTCCAGAAACACAAGAACCTATTAAAGTGGTTTCTTATTATGGATCTATTAAGAATATAAACATTAATCAGTGGGGTCAATTATATTCTTATAATACAATTGATACAGGTTTCCAAAAACAATTAAGTGATGTATCAGGAATTCAAACTGTGTTTGGTGGAGATACTTTTATTGGCAGATTTGCTTATAAAACTAAACTTCCTTTCTTTATTGATAATAGAGTGGGAGCTCCTGATGATAGTGATATATTCTACGATGAATTAGGTAATGTTGCCTATCCACAATACTGGTACTCTGCTAGATCTGTACTAAGCAATTACATGGCTGGTACAACATTAATGAAAAATATTATATCTGTTAAGGCAAACTATCTTGATTGTCCTAATGATTATACTATTATAAGTAATACTACCACTACCACATCTACTACAGCTGCTCCAGGTAGTACAGCTTTAAGTAGTACAGCTTATTCATATGAGGGCAAGATGTATCTATTTGCTTATGGTATTCCTTATTATTATGTAGAAAGTTCTATAAATGTAGACTTACGTCAAGCATTTAATAATTTTGAAGGAGACTTCTACCCCCACGTGAGTTCTGGTATTCCTGATAACTGGTTACAACAATCTGTTGTTCCAATTCAATTTGACAATACATATACATATAATGTAACATATTCAAAACAGAATAAAGAAAATTTCTTTTCTCACTTACCTGTAGATTTTGATAACAACCAGTGTTATACAAACTTTCCATTCAGAGCAATCTATTCTGAGGCACAAGCTAATAATCCAAGCGTAAGAGTAAATAGCTGGTTAAATTATGCTCCTGTAGCATTCTTTGACTTTCCTCAAAACTTTGGCAATTTAACTTCATTGGACGGTATTCAGAACAAAGCTGTATTAGCTAGATTTGAGAACAAGTCATTGTTATATAATACATTGTTAACAATAAATACAAGTAATCCTCAAGCTGCTTATTTAGGCAATCCTTCACTATTTAGATCTGCTCCTCCAATTGATTTTGCTGAGACAGACCTTGGATATGTAGGAAGTCAAAATAAGTTCTTATTGAAGATTCCTAATGGACAAGTAACTATAGATGCTAAAAGAGGACAAGTGTTTCTTATTAATGGAATGGGTGGTCAAATACAAGACTTGTCTGCATTTGGTTCAGGGCTTAATAAGTTCTTTACAGACCACTTAGCATTTGAGATATTACGTTATTTTCCTAATGCTGATACAGATAATCACTTCAATGCTTGTGGTTTACATGGTGTATATGATAGTAAGTATGATAGAATAATTATATCTAAACTTGACTACATTCCTCAACAAGAGTATGTAGATGTTATCCAATATGATGAATTAACAGGTGAGTACTATATTGATAAAGCTTATGGTGATTTATCTTTAAGAAAGGTAGTTAGTTTAACAGACAGACAATACTTCTGTAACAAGTCGTGGACTCTATCATACAGTGTAAATATACAAAGCTGGGTTAGTTTCCATAGTTATATTCCTAACTATTACATAGCTGAAAACAACTTCTTCTATTCAGGATTGAATGAGGGATGTGATTTAGAAGCTATTGCTGTTATGGAGATTCCTAGTCCAACTACTACAACTACAACAACAGTTATATTAAATTGTAACTTAGGTGGTACAGCAGAATATGTTATACCAGTAACAACTACTAGTACAACAACTCCTACTCCTCCTGTTTATGATTGTACATTAACTGCAGGAAGTGCTGTTGTAGTAACATATGATTGTACATTAACTGCTGGAACAGCTATTCTTCAATAAATAAATTAACGATATATGTCACAAACAGTAATTATAACAATCGCAGCAGCAGGAACTGATACAGGTCCATTTAATCTTTTTTCAGATGCAGATGCATACGTTACTGCATTTGCTACAGGAATAGCAAAATCAGCTTTGTTAGCTGGATACACTTCAACCGTGGTGCCAGATGCTGCTACTATAGTTAGAGTAAAATCTAATAGTGTTGGTTGTACAAATTATGTAGATATGGAAATAACTAGCATAACAACTTATTGTGAATCAATTGGTGCAGGAGCTGGTTGTTTTAATTGGGACTTTACAGCAGGTTCAGAAGGTGCAATAGTACAGTGGACAGATTGTGATGGTAATAATCAAAGTAGAGTATTAACTGATGGTGAATCAGGAAATGCATGTTTATGTGATAATGCAACACCTAATGTTTTAGAAGGCAGTTTAGCTATTATAAGTCAAGTTGGTCAATGTTCTCCTCCTCCTGAGGAGTATCAAATTGATAATTCAGCTACTGGAACTTCAGGTGATGCTTGTACAAGTTCAACAACAACAAGTATTGTTTGGGCTGAATCTGGAAATACAGTACCTATGGTAGGGTTAATTTTATACACCACTACTAATCCTTTAGCAAATCCATTTGTTGGTTCAGTAGGTTGGCGTAAATTAACAGGACCATTAGACACATATGCTGTAGAAATTAATACAAGTGGAGAGATTACAAATTATGTAACTTGTTAAAATACTTACAATAAATGGCTAAGATAGTAATAATAAAATTAACAGGAGCTGGTAACAGAACAGGACCGTTCAATATCTATGATAACTTAGGTACTGTTTTGGGTATAGCTGTGTCCAAAGATAACCTTATTGATGGTTACACAGTTAGTGTTGCTGATGCTGTTACTTCAATTATTATAGAATCTACAGGAAGGTGTAAGACTATTATTGATGTAGACATTACAACAATGACTGTTGAACAAATAGCTGCTGTTGTATACACTCCAATTAATACAGCTTCTTTATGGAGACATCTTGCTAACACAACTATTTATAATAAGTATTATGATATTATAGAACCTTACATTATTGAATACCCATTCTCATATCAATCATATGATGAGATTCTTCAGAATGTAAAAGACTATACAAAGGCTTATAAATATCTTCCTATAGCAGATGGTGTGTTTAATGATAATGCTCAGATAGAAACTGACAACCATTGGTTCAATAAGGCAGTGTTATATAACGGTCAACAGTCTACAGGTGTATTAGAATTGGTACCAAAACCAATTAATAACCTAAAAGCTTATTTACAATATCCTATATACAATGCTGAGAGTAAAACTATCATGTATACTAAATCTGATAATTTTTATCAGTATAATACATTTTGGAGTTTAGTTAAAAATAAAGCCGTACCTTTGTTTACGGTGAGCTGTGAGTCATTATCAATAGACAAGATTGTAAATCAAGCTAATATGGATTACGGAAAAAGATCATATAAGAAAGAACCTTTAAGAGCTAAAGAACTTAAGGTGAGGCATATTCTTGATAATACATCAGAAGCCAATTTAGTATCTCAATTCATTATTACACCATCGCAAATTTCTTACAAGTAATGGCTAAGTGGTTAAATAAATACGAGCAAGGAGGAATGGTCTTAAAGAAAAAGACTAAAGATAACTATGACCTAAAGTTTAATCCTAATGATGTAGAAGTATCTGTAGGTCCTGGTTACGTAGGAGATGGTTATGATACAACAGGTAGAAACTATTCTCCTGCATGGGGAGGTCAGTTTGCTATGGGTGGTAGCTTACCAGGTGCTGTAGGGTTCACGTACGCACGTGTAGCTGGCTCAGCTCCTGCTAATGGTAAGTATACTAAGAAGACTAAAGCAAGTGCTCAGAATGGTAAAGATATTCAAAAAGAAAGATATAATGAATTATATGCTCCAATAGAAAATAAAGTATTTGATGCTATAGGAACACAAGATAGTTATGATAAACTTCCATATTCAACTAAAGATTTTCTTAATAAAACTATAGCAGGATTTTCTGTTGCTTCTAATAGAAACATACCTCCTATGGACCCAATTATTAAAGAGGTTCAGAATAAAGTACAGGAATTACCTAAAGAAGAACTTACTAAATTATTAAATACTAATTGGTCTAAGATAGGTCTTGCAGGTGCTATGAAAAATACACCATCAAGTGTTAGTTATTTAGATATGTTAAAGTATATAAACCACTTTAACAAATTAAAGAAAAAAGGACATACATTACAGAATGGTGGTGAGATGGAGTTTTATCAGAATGGACTTGATTGGAAACCTAACAATATAAGTAAAGATGGTTCTGTTATTAAAGATGACAGAGGACAATGGGCTCACCCAGGTGAGATTACAGAGATAGGTTCTAATGAAATAACAATGCAGGGAGTTGACTATCCTGTTCTTGGTGTATCTGATACAGGTGATACAAAGATGATGCAACCTGGAGAAGATTACAAGTTTGATGGTGATAAGGTTACAGAATATCCAATGATGCAAGGTGGTGGTTGGTTAGATAAATATCCTGAACCAATGCGTCAAGATGCTACAAGAGTTGCTGCTCCTATAAGACCTCTTACAAAGAAAGAACAAGAAGAGAATGCTAGAATAAATAAAGAAACTCAAAAAAGAACCAAAGAACGTGATGAAAAAATTATAGCTGAAAGAGCAGCTAAAAGAAAAACAAAAGGAGATGTAAATGTTCCTGGTAGTTTTAATATAGCAGAAAAAGCTAGATTGTTTCCTGAGAGTGTTGGTGGAGTGGGAGAAATGTTTGATGATTACTTAAATCCAGCTACATATGTAGGTGTCTTAGCAGATGCTTTAGGAGAATCAATTGCAGCAAGAGACCCAAAAGCTATTGCAACATCTTTGGCATTAGCTGCTGGTACAGGAGCATTAGGAATAGATCCTTTAGGAAGTGCTTTGAAAGTTCCAGGAAAAGTTGCTCAATCAATGGAGTCTGGATTACTTTCTAATGCATATAAACTAAATCCTTATGCATTTAAACCTACAGAAGGAATGATGTATAGAGGGCTTGGAAAAGAAGGAATGGAAGATGCAGTACAGAGTGGTCTGTTTAGAGCTAAACAAAATGTAACTCCCACTAGTATAGGTAACTTTAATACTACTAGACAATTTAGTAAAGCTTACTATAGTCCTAGATTTGATATAGCAGATCAGTATGGACAAGGATTTATTGCTGAGGTACCAAGAGCAGCTTCTGACTGGGGAAAAAGATATGGTAAAAAAGAATGGAGTCAAATAGCTCAAAGAGATATACCTACAACTGAAGGTAAGATATTAAAGAAAGATTGGTTAAAAGGATATAAAGAAGTTTCTAAAAATAAATCAACAAAAGTATCTGAAATAGACTGGGCTAAATGGAATCCTGAAATTCCTAAGAATAAAAAGTTAATGGAGGAGTATATTAATATAGAAAACTCTACTAAAGCCAATGATGTATGGATGAAAAATCCTGATGGTAGTGAATTTAAAGGAACTCCTGAACAGTTTGTACAACAGCAAAGTCAAAACTTTAAAAAGGCATTTGGTAACTCTAAGTTAGTAAATCCAGATGGTTCTCCAATTATGTTATACCATGGAGCTCCAGAAAGGTTTAATGTTTTTGACCCTGCATTATTTCAAAGAGGAGATGCTGGATATTCAGGAGTTGGAATATATACAACACCATCAAAAACAGTTGCTGATAGTTATGCTTATTCTTCACGTTCATTTATAGGAGGAAAAGAACATACTCCTACTGTTTATGAATTATATGGTCAAGCTAATAATCCAATTAGTTCTGAACAATTAGTTAATGAAGGAGGTAAAAGAGATTTGTTTAATTTTAATAGAACAGCAAATTGGAAAGGAGAAATACCTATTGAAGAAAGATTGACTGGATATGATGCTGCTATTGCTAATAAACACCCTAATGTAACAAACGTTAGACCTTGGAATGACGCATATGAAATAGTGTTTCCAACAAATAAACAACTTAAATCAGCTGTAGGTAACAATGGAATGTTTGATATGAACAATCCAAATATATATAAAGCTCTTCTTCCTGCAGTAGGAGTTGCTGGAATAGAAAGAGCTTCACAAAAGAAAAATGGTGGCTGGCTAAGTAAATATAAATAAATCATACAATAGATTATAATATGAAAGATCAAATCTTAAAGATCGCTAAAGTAAAGTCTGAAAAGGAATTCTACAAGAAGTTTCCTACAGAAGAAGCATTTATGGCTAAGCATGGTAAACAGCTTAAGAAAGCTGCTATGGGTGCCAAGATGGTTGACACTCAATTGACCCAGCTTACAGACTTTGCTAATCCTCCTCAAGCTCAAGCAGGCTTTAATTTTGATGATGCACTAGTTGGAGCACAAGCTACCAATTTAGGTATGAGTAAGAATCAATATATGACTCAGCAAAAGATGATGGCTGATGAAGCAAATGCTCAAACTATTGCTGCTGGTAAATCTGATGGTACACAAGAAGCATTAGGTGGACTTAAGAATATTGCAGCTTTGTTTGGTGAAGGTGGAGGAGATATGACTAGTGTTGAAGAAGCTCAATTTGGTAAGTTTCTTAAAGGTATAGGTAGCAAGGTTGGAGGTTTTGCAAAGACTGCTGGTAAGAATCTTATGGATAAGAAGCAGGATAACTGGATGTCTGGTCCAAGAGGTTTATTTGGTAATACAAAAAAAGCATCATCTCCTATAGACTCACCTTTTACAACAGGTATTTTTGGACAAGGAAAAAAGAGCACAGCTACTTTTAATACAAAGACTGGTATGGTTGATAATGCTTCTGGCAGTGTTAGTAAGGCTGATACAGATGCTTTAGGATTAAGTGAGGGTGTTCCTAGTGGTGAAGGATTTGATTGGGCTGGTGCTGCTGGTAGTGCATTACAAGCTGCTCCAGATATTATAAATGGCATTGGTCAAATTAAACAACAAAAGGCAGCAATTAAACAAGCTGATCAATCAGCTCAAATCTCAGGACTTACAGCACAAGCAGCTGAGTCAAGTCCAGTGGGTATACAGAAAAATAAGTTTTTGAGACCAGAAGATCAAAAGTTTGGTCCTAATCAAATGTCTCCTAGTTATGGTACAGGCAGTAATGTATTAAATGCACAATATGGTGCAGAGATTCAAAACACATATGCTCCTAGCAATTTATATATGGATCTTGGATATGAACCATTAGATGATAGCAATCCTAAACAATATGCTTATGGTGGCGGCATTCCTACTGCAGAGTTTGGAGATTACTTCCAAGACTCAGGTCAAGCATCTATTGGTAAAGGTGTAGGATCTGCAATTGGTTCTGCATTCTTTGGTCCTCTTGGTGGACAAGTGGGTGGGTTCTTAGGAAAGGTTGCTGGTAACTTACTTGGTGGTGCAGATGATGCTAATAAGCTTGCTGGTTTTCAAGATCAAACTGAAAAGAATGTAGAAAGATCTGCTTGGGCTCAAGGTGCTAAATCTATTCAGTCTCAGTATTCTAGTAACATGGAAAATGGTGGATGGGTAAGTAATGATTGGCAACCACAAGTGATTGCTTCATTTGGTGACTATAGAATGAAAAATCTATTAGCACCTCCTAATGATGCTGATATGTTACGTGCTGGTGGCCACTTAAGAGAATACACTCCTCCTAGTGCTGCAGCTATGTATACAGATAGAGCTCAGTATGGTAAATGGATGAAGAGAACAAATGAACCAGGTGTAGAAGTTGCACCTACTGGTGGTGCTATGGCAAATCCACGATTGAGCAATATTAAAGCTTATACACAAATGAATACTACTGATACAAATAGAAATGGTAGAAGTAATTATAATCAAGACTTTACAAGTGCTCAATACACTAAAGACTATTATGATAACCAACCATCTCAGGAAGTTTATTCATATGGTAGAGATAATGGTAATAAGTTTTCAGAGTTTACAAGAATGGCTACAGAAGGGCAACCTGCTGTAAATGAACTTCGTAGAACAGAAGAGCGTAGACCATTCCTTAACTTGATTGGTAAAAAACAAATCATGGATAGATATGATATGTTAAATGAGAAGAAGGCTCAAGGATACATGCAACAAATGAATGATACTATGCCTGGTGGATTACCAGGATATACAGCACCTAATATGGAGTATGGTGGACAAATGGCTTACGGTGGTGATTTGAAAACATTATGGGGCGGTAAGCTTAATACAGTTTCTCACAATGAATACTTAGGAGATAGTGTAGAAGCTGAAGGTAACTCTCATGAGAAATCTAATGGTAAAGGACAAACAGGAATTGGTGTTCAATATGGTGATAATGTTGTAGAGGTAGAGAATGAACCAATTCAGAAGTTTAATAATGGTGGTGAGTCTGATGATGTAGTTGTTTATGGAGACATCCATATTCCTGACTATGTAGCTAAGTCTGCTGGAGATGAGAAGTTGAAAGGAGTTAAGTTTAAGAAAGCTGTATTTGGTTTAAATAAGGAAGAAATAAAATTAAACAAAATACAACAGAAGGCTTCAGATTTAGCGTTGATTTCTGATGATGGATCTATTGGTGGTCAATTGGGAATGAACTCTGCATTAGCTAATAATTTTGGAGCTGATCTAGGTAAGAAGATTATTGCTGATAAGAAAAAGAAATTAGCTGCTGGACAGAACGCTATTCTTGACACAGCAAACGAATATGGATATGAAGACCCTAAAAAGTTTTCTGAAGACGTATTAAAAGGAAACTTAAAACTTAAAAAAGATAACGTGAACTCAAACCAAGCAAAATATGGTGCTGCCATAGAAAAGGCACAAGCTGGATTCCATATGGATTTTGAAGGAGAAGATCCATTTGCTCCTACACAAGATCCTACAAATGCACCAGCTGCTCCAGGTCTTCCTACAGTAGATGAGGACAAGTACGCAATGATTAAAGAGTTATATGCAAAAGCTGAAAAGACTAAGAAAGGAACAGATGTTAAAAAGTTTCAACAAGAATATCATAAGTTATTCCCTGAATATGCAAAAGCTGTTATAGGCAAAGAACCTCTTACTGCTTATGCAAAAAAGAATAAATATAAACTTGATGACTTACGTGGGAATGAAGATTCTATCTTTGGTAAGAGAACTAAACAATACATGGCTGCATTAGATAATGCTGCTAAGACTACTAAAACTAAAATCCCTCTTCCTCCAAGAACAGTAATTCCTCCTAGTGAAACTCCTATTGACCCTGTAGTGCCACCAGGCACATCCCCAACTCCTCCTAAACAAAAGTTTCCTTGGGAAGTTGTGGTTAATGAGGGGTTAAACTATTTAAGACCGTTTACTAAGAACCCTTTTGATTATAGACAAACATTAGGAGAACAATACGCTCTGGCTAATAACCAACTTGAACCTGTACAAGCTCAATTGTACAACCCAATGTTAGACACTCCGTATGATGTTTCTTTCCAGGATCAGTTAAATGCTAATCAGTCTGATTTCAACGCAATGTTAAGACAGGCTAATGGAAATCCTGAAGCAATGGCTGCCTTGGCTGCACAAAAATACGGTGCTAACTCTAGTGTATTAGCTAATCAATTTAGAGTGAATCAAGCTAATAAAGCTGCTATATATAGCAAGAACAGAGATATTATGAATGATGCTCAGCTTAAGAACTTAGCAATTCTTGATAATCAATATGAAAGACAATCTAAAGCTAAGAGCAATACTAAAGCTCAAGCAATTACGGCTCTTAATTCTATTAGTGCTAAGATGCTTCAGAATGAACTTGCTACCAAACAATTGAATACTTATGAGAACTTATATAACTACAGATTTGGTAAAGATATGAGAGCTAGAAATTTGAATGGTCTTGCTAACATAAATATGCCAGTTGTATACAATTCAGAAACAGAAGGTACCCAAAGTGTTCCAGATACAGGTATTAAGTTACCAACTTGGGATGACTATACTAAATTTGTAGAACAAGCTAAAGCTGCCAAGAAACCTAAGACAACCAAGACAACTGCTAGAAATGGTGCTATAGTAAAAGCACTCAAAAATCTATAACTAATTCAGTTATACCAAGTTAACCAAAACTGTTATTTCTCTTGGTATATATAATATTTTAAATTACATTTGCTAATTCATACATTATGGCTTCATTTACAGACCAGATATCATCCTTTAATCCCTACATTGCCCAGCTTCCAGTTGAGGCAATGGTTCAAGTTGGCATGCAAAAGCAGGCTCAATATGACGCAGGTGTGCAAAAAATCCAAGCCTATGTGGATGAGATAGGTGGACTACCTGTAGCTACAGATGCTGATAGAAAGTATTTACAGTCTTCTCTTAATCAATTAGGAAACAACTTAAAGTATGTTGCTGCTGGGGATTTCTCTAACCAGCAATTAGTTAATTCTGTTGGTGGAATGGCTACTAAAATAGTTAAAGATCCAGTTGTTAGAAATGCTGTTTCTTCTGCTAATTGGTATAGAGAGCAAAATGAGAAAATGCAAAAGGCTATTGATGAAGGTAAATCTAATCCTGCTAACGTAGACTTATTTAATTCTGAAGTACAAAAGTGGTTAACTTCTGGTAAAGCTGGATATAAGTTTAATTCTAGCTACACTCCATTCTTTGATGTAGATAAATACGCAAAAGAAACATTTGATGCTATCAAGCCAGGTGGATATACATTTGATGAATTATATCAAACTAATGCAGATGGTTCGTATGCAAGAGACAAGCAAGGTAATTACATTGCTTCTCCAGTGATGATGAGAATGAAAAAGGAAGGTAGACTTCCTCAAGAAGTAGAAGGAGCTATTAACCAAATCATGGCTGACCCTAGAGTGGGACAACAGTTACAAATTAGTGGTAGATATAATTATAAAAGTTATACTCCTAAAGCATTAGTTGATATGCTTTATGATCAAAGAGATGCTACACTTGGAGGATATTTAGATAAACTAGCTGACTTAAATCTAGATAAAAAACTAGGTAAAAATGTACAAACAGAAATAGATGCTGTTAAAGGTAATGTTGACACAATTACATCTAGTTATGATAAATTAGCTCAACAAGCTATTGATAGTCCAGATGCCCTAAAAGGATATTTATATAAGCAAGGAGTTGTAAGTAATTACAAATCTATATATGGATCTGTTAGAAGTAGTGTAGAAGCTCATGAGAATCCTTTATGGAATTCTAATTTTAAAATGATGCAAGAAGCAAATGAGCAATCTAGATTTGCTCAGAGGTTACAATGGGATATAAACAATGCTAGAGAGACTAGAGCATTTACAGCAAATGAAAATAAACTTAACCGTGAGAATGCAAAACAGATTGCAATGATGGGTAAAGGGAAAGGTTTGTCTAATAATATGTTTCCAGGCTTTAATATGGGTGGTGATGGTAATGGACCTACACGTGATGAGAATCCATCAGATGTTGATATAATAGCAGAAGCTGAAAAACAAAAAGCTGAAGTGGGAGCAAAGTTTTTAAACTCTTCTTATGAATTTGTTTGGGATAGTATGTTTAGTGGAGACCCTGCAAACGATGCTGTTCTTACAGCTGATATGAAGAAAAAGGGAGGATCTGGTTTTACTAGATTAGAATCTATTCAAAGAATATTAGGAGCAAATGCAAAAAAAGCTAAGCTACCTCTTGAAGATTATATAACTCAAATAGGAGGAAGTGCTGTTCAAAGAGTTACTAAAAATTTATCTACTGCTTCTCCAACTTTAATAAACCGTCTTAATTCATATAAAGAAGCACAGAAAGAATATAGTGGTCTTTTAGATGAAGAGAAAACAATAAACATAAAAGCTTCAAATGAAGCTGGTGGAGTAGATTTAGGTAATTTACTTAAAGATGCTGATATTAAAAATGTTGATGTTAATTATAATGGTAAAAAATATACATTAGATAAACAAGATTTTAATGATGCTGCTATTTATTTAGCTGGTCATAAATCAGTAGTTGGAGATTATACTTCAGATGCAGAAGTCAATGCTGCTAAAGCTGCAGAAGCAAGATTAGCTAGTAGAGGTAAAGCCTTTATTTTACCTACAGTTCTTGATAGATATGGAACTGGTACAACTAAAACTTTAGATGTACCAACTGCTATAGTTAGAGAGTTTAAAGATCTTACTAATAATATTTACAGCTTTCTTGGTGGTGGAGATACATATTTAAGGAATGATCAAGGATATGGTCTTGGTGTTTCAAAGATGGCACCTGGTTTTGCAGATGCTACTAGTTTAGCATTTAAAGGTTCATTAGATAAGGCATATAATTTAATTAATAATGAGAAGGTTACAAAAGCACTTGCTAAAAAAGCAGAGCTTTTAAAAGAAAGTACTTACTTTAAACCTGCTATGAAACTAGATATTCTTATAGGGGATGCTGAAACAGATAGAAAAACATATCTTGATTTAAAAACAATGGCTGGTAGCTATATTGAAAGCGGTAAAAACTATGCAGACAAAAGTGAAGTTAAAAACTTTGCTACAGCAATTAGTCAAAAAGATCCAGATGTTGTACAAGCAAAAACATTTAGAGATCCTAATAATGGTAACATTCTTACACAACTTGTATCATATAATACTAATGGGGAGGTATCAGGAAGAATGGTGATATCAGACGAAGAAGCTAATAATAGAGGAATCAATATGGCTTCATTGTATGAATCAAATTCTATTGCTGCTATTAGAAGAAAGGTTTCATTAAATGCAAATCAAAGAACTTCTACATTAGATCCTAATGATGTAAATACATATTATAATAATGATTCGTATTTTGACAAATCTGATTTTCCAAGAATGATGAAAACCCCTCAAGGAATAGACATTAAAGCTAACTTTAAATTTCAAAATGGTTTATGGTTTCCTATTGTTTATGCAAAAGATATAAACGGTAGGTCTTCTGTACAAGAACTAGAGGGTGAGGTGGATTTAAATATAGCAGTACAAAGATTAAAAAGCTTGGGCCCTGAAGCAATTCCATTAATTGTAAACAAATAAAGATGCCAGATAACGTAAATAAATCACTTACGGAACAATCACTTGATAGAGATAGACCACTTAATCTAGGCGGAGTTATTCAAGGTTTTCCAACAACTCCTATTGTAGAAGGTAACTTTCAAATGGCACCTCAACAAGGAACAGGTGGTAAAATAACTCTTCAAGATTTATGGAATAATACACCTGTAAGTTTTCCTGGTGGAAGAGTTCCTGTTGCTCAATTACCTTATTCTTCTATTTATATAGGAGATAGATATAAGAGTAGTAGACCTTATGAGGATTCAGAAGAATTATACGCACGTGGTCAATCTACTGCTAGCAAGTTTGCTAACGGTATTATGAAGATGGTAGGTACTGGTAGTACAGCATTTTTATCTGGTACTGCAGGATTAGTATATGGTGCTGGTGATGCAATATTTAATACGCATAAGTTTTCTTCTGTGTGGAATAACCAACTGAATCAAGGTCTTGATGAAGTTAATAAAAAGCTAGAGGATGCTCTACCTAACTATTATACACATGTTGAACAAGATTCTGAATGGTGGCAATCTTCTAACCTATTAACAGCTAACTTTTTCTCAGATAAACTTATAAAAAACTTTGGTTATAGCTTAGGAGCTTTAGCTGGTGGTATGGCTTGGTCTAAAGTATTAAGCGGTATTGGTGCAATAAATGGTGTGGTTAAAGCAGGTAAAGGTTTAGAAGCTGTTCAAGCTGTTGAGTCTGCTATGTCTCAAGTTCCTAAATTACAAAAACTTGGAGCATTTGAAAATGCATTAAGTTCACTAGCACAAAAGTATGTTAAAAGTCCTATTGCATCAGTTATAAATAATGGTGAAAGAGTTACTACAGCATTCATGGGAACCATGGGTGAGGCTAGTATGGAGGCTTTGCAAAATGCAAACTCATTTAGAAAAAATGCAATTGATGATTATATAAAACAAAATGGATATGGTCCTTCAGGTGCAGATCTTGAAAAGATAGAAGAGTTCACTGAAAGAGTAGGTAACTTCTCTTGGGGTATGAACGTAGCTTTATTGACTGGTACTAACTATATTCAACTTCCTAAAATTCTTGGTTCTTCTAGAAAAGCAGATAAGTTGCTAATCAATGAGATAACTAAAGATGCTGAAACAGGATTATTTTCTGCGTACAAGCCTACTACAAAAGTAGGTAGAATTTTATCTGGAACTAAAGGTGTAGCTGGTTTATTGTTTTCTCCTTCAGAAGCATTTGAAGAAGGATCTCAATTTGCTATTCAAACAGGTACACAAGACTTCTTTAACAGAGCGTACAGAGATCCTAAAAGTACAAGTGATTTTATGTCTGACCTTACTGGGGCATTAGGTAATATAAGTACATATGGTATAGAGCAAGCATTTAATACTAAAGAAGGTATTGAAAATATGTTAATTGGTGGCTTGTCTGGAGGATTACAACAAGCTGGTTTTGTTGGTACATATAAAGATAAAGAGGGTAAGACAAAATTTGGTATTGGTAAGTCTGGAGAGATTGGTGAAAGAGGTGTGTTTGGAACTGGTGGAGAAAGAGCAGCTAACACTGATATTGCTGTAAGAGCTCTTAATCAAACAAAGTTATCAGATATATTAAAAGATAGAATTAAATATGTAGGTATTGCACTTAACTCTCAAAAGTTAAGACAAGAAGCAATTCGTGCAAATGATACATTAGCAGAGAAAGACTTTGAGCATGACTTTGTATTATCATATGTTATGCCTAGAACTAAGTACGGTAGAGAGGCATCTGTTCAACAAGAGCTTTCTCTTTATCAATCTCAAGCAACTACAACTGAAGGATATAATGAATTAATTACATCTGGTATTGCTAATGGTAATGAGAGCAAAGAGCAATTTATAAATAGAATTGAAAACTTAAAAAAGATTTCTAAGTCAGTTAGTAATTTATATGAAAGTTTAAATGATAGATATGAAAATGCTGTAGATGAACAGGGTAAGAAGAAATACTCTGACTATGCTATTGATAAGATGGTATATGCTGCTGCTAAAATAAATAACTACGATGAGCGTATTCCATTAGTGAATGCTAAATTAGTTCAGAATGGTATTAATACATTAGCTGTATTACAAAGCATGATTGGTGAACAAGCTCCTAATGCAGAAGCAACAAAGAATGCATTAGATCAAATCAACAATTTAAAAAGTCCTGAAGGATTAGATGTCCCTAAAGAACTTAAAGATACATTGAAAGGTGACTTGATTGATGTAATGGAACTTGCTGAAAGAAGAAGAAAGTTCATTAATGAATATGATGCAATTAAAGAATCTCCAGATGATTACGAAGATCTTATTGATGAAGAGGAAGATGATAACGTTGCATTAATTAAACAATTAGAAAAGAATCAAGGAGATAAGAGAGCTAGGACTATAAGTAAAGAAGTGGAAGTGGGTAAAGAATACTCACTAATAGATCCATTTAGAAGAGAAGGTTCTCAATTACAGCTTGCTCCTAAGATGACTGTGCTATCTAAAACATTAGGTGGTGAGTATGAGGTGAAGCTTCCTAACGGAGAAACTACATTCTTAACTCCTAATGAGTTTAAGGATTATAAAGTTACTGATTCAGACAATACAGATCAAGGATATGCTGACATCTTAGATACAGCAATTGATAAAGTGCTTAGCAAAGCTAAGTATAATGGCATCACTATACCTGAAGGAGAAGATAAAATAGCTTACATTAACTCATTGAACAACAGTGATTTAGCTAGAGATATTCAAAAAGAATTCAATACTCAGTCTGAAGCTTATACAAAAATTAAGGCTGAAGAGAATGCTGCATTAGAAGATGAAAATCTTGCTGATGAGTTAATTGAAATCACTAATCCAGATAATACAGAAGAGATTGCAGATAATGAAAATGAAGCTGGAGATGATTCAAGAAAACCAGACAGAGTTGTTATTAGTGGAAGTATTGCATCTAAGAAGATTCCTGGATATCAACGTTCAGTAGAGTTTGCTAATAAGTTCTATAACATTCCTGAGAATGTTAGAAAGAACTTGTATGCTGTATTTGTTACAGCTAAGAACCAAGCTAAGCTTATTCCTGGATTAGTAGAATATTTAGCTGGAGAAAATGCTGCAGATGCTACTAAAATAGCTGATGTAGAAAAAAGAAGAGAGTATTCTTTTTCTGAAGAGCTTGGTGTAAAGAAAAAAGAAGATGGAAAAATTGCAGGTTTATATGTTCCTAATCAAGGAGAACCAGAAAGAATTGTAGGAAGTTCTATTGAAGATGTTACAAAAAAAATTAATGCTAAATATAATGCAGAACTAGCTAAGTTAGGTAAATCAAAAGTAGATATTAATACTACCATAGCTGCTGTTATTGTTGAGAAGCAACCAGATGGTACATCAAGATTAGTTGGTGCAGATGGTAAGATTCTTGAAGCAGGACAAAACCCATTAGAGAATGCTATATTCCAAGTAATGCCTTTAGAGGGATTGAAATGGAGTGGAGAGTTCAATGATGAGACAATGTTCAGAGATGATACTAATAAAGAACAATATAAAGCCATTTATGCTAAGAGAAGAGAAAAGATACTAGCTAACGAAGATCTTGTACAAAGAGGCTTTGATGTTTCTTTTGGTATTGTTCAAGATAAGATTGATAATACAACACCTGTAAAAGCTGCTGGATTTGTTACTGATTCACAACTTGAAGATGGGGCGGTATTAACTATTCCTACTACAGGAGTGGATGTATTAGCTAAAGGTACAACCAGTTTTAATAAACCACAAGGTATGGTGTTCTTAGACCAACCTAATGGTTATGTTAGATTATACACATCTAAGCTTACAAACAAGCAAGCTAATGCTATTTACGATGTTCTATTAAGTTTGTCACAAAGCATGATGAAGAACAAAGGAATTACAGATGAAGCTGAATCAATGATTAACTGGTTAAGAACCACATTACAATGGGGTAGTCCTAAAGAAGGAAAGCAACCAGGTAAGAATAGTGTTTGGTTTGCTAAAGATGCTGAAAGAAAAACAGATAGACTTAGATTGAATTTTGGTGCAGCTAAGATAGATATGTCATTTAAACCATCTGTATTAAAGCAACAAAAAGATTCTATCATTGAAGAGTTGTTGAAACTTAATCATAACGTTAACAAGAAACAAACTGAAGATGTTAATGAAACATACACTGAAATCACTGGTGTTTCTACTGATGGTAAGTTAGAAACTAAAGAGTGGCAGAACTATCAAACATATTTATTATCTAGCGAAGGTAGAAGTGAGGAAGATATTCCTTTAACTACTAAAGCTGATGCTATTGCTGATTCTGAAAATGGTATCAATAGAGATGGTAACTACTTCATTATGAAGGACTTTGAAGATGATGAAGAGTTTGCTCCAACTCCTAAGAAGACTGTTAAGAAGACTGCAGCCCCTGCAGCTCGTAAAAGTGGATTAGATACATTTGGTTTTAAAATAGCATCTACAGGTGATGTAGAGAATGTTGATTATAGAATTAATACTGATCAATCAGTAACAATCACTGACTCTGAATCTAATAACACCGTATTTGAAAAATTAGCTAATGATGAATTAACTCTTGAGAAGTTCAAAGCTAAGTATGATGAGTTATATGAAGAAGGTAAATTTGCTGTAACGTCTGATGAATTAGAAAATGTAGATATTGTTAAGCAAGTTGCTCAAGAAAGAATTGAGGATAGTTTGGCACAGAAGGCTGCAATAGAAGAACAGGAAGCTAAACAACAAAGAGCATTAGCTATGTTACAAGCTATGGATGCTGATCGTGGGTTAGGTGAGGAGGAAGAAGCTCCTGAAGAAGAAGTTGTTCCTGAAGTTGCAGATAAATCTGCAGCTAGAGCATTAAGAAATAAAATGCTTAGAGGTAACAAGAACTATGATGCTCGTGTAAGACTTAATGAGTTAATTAAAAACTTCAAAGGAGAAGATTGGGCTAAGGTAGAAGAATGGTTAAATACTAATCTTCCTGGTCTTCCTGTAACTAGAGTTAAAACTATTCTTAGAAATACTAATGGTAAACAATTCTGGGGAGCTTACAAAGATGGTGCCATCTATGTATATAACAATGCTGAATCTGGTACTGTGTACCATGAGGTGTTCCATGCTGTGTTTGAAATGATGACCTCTCCTAAAGAAAGAGCAACATTACGTGATGAGTTTAGACGTAGAAAAGGTAGTTTTGTTGATAGACCTACAGGTGAAACTATTAAGTATTCAGAAGCTACAGATGATCAAATCAAAGAACAATTACCAGAAGAATTCAAAGAGTATATTGAAGATGGTACTGTTCCTCCAAAACCTACTGAAGGTAGATCAGGTATCTTGGGAGTATTCCAAGACTTGATTGATATAATAAAAAAGTTCTTTAGTAGAAAAGATGTTAATTTTTACACAGAAGAATTATTTAAAAAGATAAACACTGGTGGATTTAGAACATTTAGTCCTAATGCTAATACATTAAGTTTAGCAACTAAAGGTATAACAGATATTGATGAGCTTGTTCTAACTGGGGAATATGATCCTAGTTTAGTTACTGCTGGATTAACTCCAGATGTAATTAATGACATCATGCAAGAAATGACTTACGGTACACTTGGTACATTAAGTGCAGAAGGTAAAGACTTATTTGAGATTGAGAATCTTGATAAAAAAGATTTATTCCAAAAGCTTAAAGCAAATCTTGATAAGATAATATACGATGACTTAGTTGAAATGGCTAACGCTAGTGTAGAAGATGGTACATACACACAAGATGATGTAGATCCTATTCTTGCTGATGCTAAGGCATTAAGAGACATTATTACTAATAAGTGGGATGTTATCACTAAGAAATTTGAAGAAGAATACCTAAGTTCTTACTCAGTTAAGTTTGATCAAAATGATGAGGATGAAATTAGGAACGAAGAGAAAACTGGTAAAGAAGGCACTTATTCAAGTCCTGATAAAGTAGATTCATTTAGAAAGGCTAGTGCAGCTGTTAAGTTATTCTTAGCAACTGTACCTGTTAAAAATCCAGATGGAAGTAACAGAGCATCATCTATTGGTGGTGTAAACTTAGTTCCAATGGGTAAGGTGTATATTGATATTCTTAACAATGTTAGTGGAGCTGTAGGTATTGATGATATGTTAGAGAAGTTCCGTTTGTTCACTCAAGACAATCCTCAATATAAGATATTGTATTCAAGACTTACTAATAAGTTAGATAACAATCTTAAGCTAAACCCTTTCCAAAATATTAAGACTGATGGTCAATTAAGAATGATTGACGCATTCTTTAAAACATTTAACTTACAAAAGCCAGATGTAAAAACTACATACATCTTAGCTAATGGTGAGGTGAGCGTAGGTGATACATCTTTAGCTAGTGTTGCAGATCAAGTGGCTTCTCAGATAGAAGATAACATCATTGATGCTATTAAAGATGGTAAGTTTTTTGGGTTTAACGGTAAATCTTTTGTGCAAAAGCGTAAAGATTTAATGAATGTACCTACAGGTAGATTAGAAGATAACATTGATTTCATGGCAGATCTTGGTGTTATATTTGATGCAGATGAAATAAAGAAAAGAAACCTTGATGCTAGATTTATTGTAATCACTACAGGTATCAGAGATAGTTTATTAGAGGTGACTGCCACTAAAGAATTGAACGGTAAGACTTTAGGGATTAACGGTAGACTTAGAGAGTTAGGAGAAATTCAAGCAATGATTGAAAACCCTGACTTCCAAACAACATATTTTAATATTGATGGTGACCAAGTACAATCTTACATTGGTCAAAACTTGATGAGTGATTTCTACAATGTTATCAATAGTGTTACTAATAAAGAACAATTAAGAAGCACTAAGTTTAGCTATTTACTAACTGATAAGTTCTCAGGATTTTCTGTATTAATGGATAGAATCTTTAATAGTAAAACAGGAGATAAAAAACAAGGAGCTAATAAGTTATTGAAGGTAGGATATACAGGTGGAGTTATTAACGAGATGACTGGTAAAGATAGAGCATCTGGAAGTTTATTGTATAGTGAGCGTTTAGTTGAAGAACTTAACCTTAACTTAAAAGGATTCTACATGAACCTTGTTCCTGGAGATTCTTCTTTAGGATGGACACTTGCTTTAGGTAATTCTATTTCTTATGCTGAAGTTTTAAAAGGTAACAGCAAAATTCAATCAATATTTAAAGGATATTTAGATGCTGAAATTGCTGTATCTAGAGAAAAGCGTAAAGGTCTTCCTGATGTTAAAGGTAGAAAATCTACAGACTTACGTTTCTTTAAAGGTATATTAGGACAAGATCTTCATGATAAAGTGGTTAAGCTTATTCAAGATAACAAGAATCTTACTATTGATGAAGTGTATGACTACTTCACAAATGAAGATACTAATGTTAATTCTATTGAAGTTGCAATTGATAAGTATATTGAAACTGATATCAATGCTAGAATTAAGAATTATACAACTCAGGGATTAATCTCAGAGAGACAAAAGGGTGTATACTTCATTAAGAACATTGAGTTTAAGAATAAAACTAATTTAAACTTAGATCAATTAAAAAATAACATTAAGATGTTAAGTGTTAACTATATGATTAATAACATAGAGTTACACAAATTAATCTACTCAGATCCATACTTATATGAAGATGAGTTGAAGCGTCTTAAAAACTTTAGTTCTCCAGCTCAAGACTTAATCAGTGGATCTAAAGATTACAACAACGCTCAGAACAAAATTTCTAACGAGGATTACATGAAAGGTGACATTGGTTACACTGATGAAACTAAAGACTCATTGTCTTCTGTAGTGTTTGATGACGTAGATGTTGTTGAAGGTCTTCCAGGTTACAAAGGTCACGTTGAGACTGATGGTGGTGGTATCATTATGATGAAAGCTAACCGTAGAGTGAGGAAGCGTGCTGGTAACTGGAATAAGTATGAAGAGAAACAATATAGATATGATGTTGCTTGGGAGAAGAGAGATAAAGGTTTAGACCTATCTGATAAGGAAGAAGCTTTATTAGAAGGTGATAATCCTAAAGTGGCTAGTGCTTACACTCCACTTAAACCTATTGCTAGAGGTAGAAAAGCTAACAACAAGAAGTATAACGACATCATGTTGGATAAGTTTGCCTTGTACGTATACTCTTATAGAATCTTAAAACAAATCAACCCTACATCTAATGCACTTAAAATGTATGATAAGATGCAGAAGGGTAATGTAGACTATGGTGTATTCAGATCTGGTAGAAAGGTTGGTGCTGAAAAGACTATTGCTTTGTACAATGCAAATGGTACATTTAACTCAACTCCAGTTGCTAAGAATGAAATCACAGAAGTTCCATTTGGCATATTAGCTATTCAATCAGACGTTCCTTCTAAGGATGATGAGAAGGTTAGAAGAGGTACACAGGTTACTAAATTGGTTACATTAGACTTCTTAGATGCTGGTCTTCCATCTGACTTCATGCCAGATGACACTCTTGAAGAGCGTGTTGCTGCATGGAAAGAAATGACTGAGGAGCAAAAGATGAAGAACCCTACATACAGAATGGTGCGTCATAATGATAACTTAGTTAAGCAAATTACAGATAATAAGTATCAATCTTTATTAAAACAAATTGGTTACAAGGATGGTAAGTTAAATTTACAAAGTCTAGGTAAGTATCTACGTAAGCAAGTTATTAAAGGTAATACTAACGAGAATATATTAAAAGCTGTTGATAGCTTAATAGCTGGTAATCAAGACATTGAAGCAACTCCAGCATATCAACAAATCGTAAATACATTATACTCTATTGCACAGAACACTTTTGCAGCTCCTAAGATGACAGGTGGTATGAAGGTGCAAATCAGCTCAGCAATGTTAGAATCAGTTAGAGCTGAGGTTAAAGAGATTAATGGTAAGAAAACATATGCATCTAGTGTATTAAAGTTCTATAGAAATGCAGAGGGAGAGCGTGTGTGTGAGGTGATGGTACGTAAATGGTTTAAGACTGACATGTCTGATGAGGAATTGTTGAAATATTTAAACACTACAGATGAGGGTAAGAAGCTTTTATCTGGTGTAGGTTTCCGTATCCCAACTCAGAAACAAAACTCTATTGATAGATTTGTAGTGGCTAAGTTCCTTCCACAGGAGTTTGGTGACTCTATCGTAGTACCTTCAGCATTAGTTGAGAAGGCTGGATCTGACTTTGATATAGATAAGCTATCCATCTACTTAAAGAATGTATATATTGATAAAGATGGTATGCCTAGGTATATCCCTTATTTTGGTGAGAATGAAGCTGAAGCTAAAAGAGCTATTAGTAAGTTCTTGATTGCCAATAAGTTATCTAAAATAGGCACTGTTGAAGTTGGTGAAGATGTTGATGAAGATGAAGAGTTTTATGGTTCTGATGTAGATAAGTTCTACACTAAGTCTATTGAGAATGAATACATTGCTTCAATGGAAGATTTAATCTCTAGTGAGCAAAACTTTGCTAGATTGATTAAACCTAACTCAGCAAAATTGTTAAAAGACTTATCTAAGAAGATTGTAATTAAGAAGTTTGGTAAGGAGTTTGATTACACTAATACATCTAACTTACTAAACCAAACATTCATGTCTACAATTAGAGATGCGTTTGTACGTGGTAAGTATGCAATTGGTATTGCTGCACAAGCACAAACTAACCATGCTCTTAACCAACGTGATGTTGTTATTGTAGATCATAGAAAATATGTTGTTCCTGAAGATGCTTCTTGGTTAGGTGATAAGAAAGTTAAATTTAGTAAGTATAATAAGTTTAAAATTGGTAATGATGTATTCCCATTATTATCTAGAGTGAAAGATGCAAACAATGAGCATGACATCTCTGACATCATTGGTATGTTTATTGATGGTTATGTGGATATTGCAAAAGGTCCTTGGATTATGGAGTTGGGTGCTAACCCTACAGTTGCTCCTACTTGGTTATTCCTAGTTAAGATAGGTGTACCTATTGAAGAAGTGGCTAACTTTATGAACCAACCTATCATCAATGACTACTTAAAAGAGTTACAAAATTTAGGTTCTGCGTTCTTGTTCTCAAGAGAAGCAATTAATAAGGTGAGAATTAATGCTAAATATAGAGTGGGTGATTCTGGTTATACAATTAAAGATGGTATAATTCCTTCTGGTAAAGAATTATCTGCACTAGTTGGGAAGACTGCACTTAATGATAAAGAAAAGTTACAACAAGCATTCATGTTAAATGAATTCTTGAAATACTCTAAGATGGCGGAACATTTATTTAGAGTGACACAAGCTACTAAGTTTGACACTGCTAATATAAACAACCCATACACTATATATAGAATGGATGATGCTATCATAACAAACTCACCTAGTGAATATAGCACTAACTTAATTGGTTCAGCTACAGGAAACATATTAGAAAATTCTTTCATTGGAGATTTACGCAATAAGTATAGTGGTATTAAAGACGTATATGCTCAAGCTATTGTATCTGAAAAGAAAGAAAATGCACAAGCTATACAAGAGTTATTGTTTAATAGATACAAGAGGTTAGGAGATAGAAAGTTCTCTAAGCTTGCTAGAAGAATTGTTAATAACATATTTGATTTCTCTGTTCAAACATTAGATGAATACAATATGGCTATTGGTGATTCATTAGTAAATGTAAATAATACAGCTAAACAAATTGCTGAATTTGTTAAACAAGTTAGAGATAATGAAAACCATGACTTACATAACAACTTGATTATCAACTCTTTCCAATATCAACCATCTCAACTTGAAGGTGGAGCTGATTCAATTAAGCTTACAGGTAAAGACAATAAGACTTATGATCAAAACCAAATCATATATGCATTTGCTCAATTAAAAGATTATTTAAAAGCAAATAATAATTATGACTTGTACAAAGGGTTGATTACATTATCTATTGTACAATCAGGATTGAATAACTCAGCTATATCTTTCACAGGGTTCATTCCTTATGAAGATTTTAGAGAGAGATATTCTGAACCAATGTCAAGATTAAACACTACAACTATTGGAAAGTTTGCAGAAGTTGATGCGTTTGAAAGAAACAACTGGAACAATCCTGATGTGGTTAGTTTCAAGAGACCTAAGATGGTGTATAACGAAGATGGGTTTGCATTCAGTGACCTAAAAGGTACAATCACTATACAACATGAAGAGCTACAAGCTGCTATGGAAAGAGGTGAGTTTCCTCAAATGCTTAACATTCCTGTAAAAGATAGAGCAGCAAGAAAAGACTTTCTTGTTTACACTTGGGAAGTTGGTACAGCAGAAGAGAAACAAAAGTTAAAGGAGGCAGGAGATTTCTCTTATATTAAGAAAGGATTGTTCAAAAAGGTTTATGATGAGCAAGCTAGTCCTAGTGTTCCTTTAAGATATGGTAAGGCTAAGAACTTTATATATAAACAAATCAATGCTTGGGGTGATGGTCAAAGAGCTAATGAGTTCTATGATCATGCTAGAGTGTCTCAAATTAACAACGGATTTGATCCAGTGGAGTTTGAGAAGGCTGATTACGAGATTGCAGGATATATCAATGAAGACAAAATCCAAAAGGAGATTAGACAAGGTTATCAAACTGACCCTACAGAGGAAGAGTTACAAGCTAACTTTGAAAATAGTTTAATGGAAGATGAAGATAACTTTACATATGAAGAGGAAATTCCAGAAGAAATTGTACCTTCGCAAGGAGTTCAAACGTCTGACATGACTCCACAAGCTATCTACAAATTAGTAAATAGAATGGATGATGCTACAGATGCAACTGGATTAGCTCTTAGATATATTGCTGGTGGTGGTAAGATTGGAGAAGAATCTTTATATAAAGAAGTTACTGCTAAACGTGATAGTAGACTTGTTCCAGGTAAACAAACTAAACAAGAATCTACACTTAGAGATTTTGTAACTAAAGATGGTCCTTCAATTAGTGAGGTGGCTCATTCTATTTGGGAAGGTTTAGATGAAACATTACAATCTAAAATTGATGACCAAGATATTAGAAATGAATTAAATGATGTAATTAGTTCTACCATCAAACGTTTAGAAGCTGCTAAAACTTATGTTGATAGATATGCTACACCAGACGATTTCTTTAGAGTGGCTGCTCCAGTAAAAGTTGCTGAGAAGAAACTTGAAGAGAGGAAGATTGTTATTAATGGTCAGGCTTATACAGAAAGAGGTGACAACTTATATAAGAATAATGAACTGGTTAAGAACCAAAGAGTTATGGAGATATATGCTGTTAGAAAAGAAATTCAATCTGGTAAGATTAAGATCACTACATACGGTGATGCTAACTATTTTGTTCTTTCAGACAATAAGATTGTATCTAGTGCAAAAGCTACATTAGGTCAAGAGGCTAAGTTGTCAGAAGAAATTAAAAAAATGATTTTAGATAAAGCTGTTAAATATAAGAAAACCTGTTAATATGCCTTGTAAAATAGAGATTAGAAAAACAATTGATAATAGTATCGCTGTTAAAACAGATAACAACTTTCAGGGATTTTCTGAAAAGTCAGCAAGAGCTATTGCAGTATCATTAAATAAACTATGGGGTAGTATTGCTACTATTGCACAAAGTACAGGTAGGGGTAGTTACATGGTGATTACTTCTAGATTACAAGAAGCTGTTGATAGAGAATTTGACAGACAACAAAAAGCTGAGGCAGAGTTTGAAAGAGACTTGTCATTCTTTAATGATGATAGAGCTTTATATGAACAGGAAGAAAAAGAAACTCAATTTCAAAAGCAATCTAAAGAAGGTATACTAGCTTCTGAAAAGACTCTTAGATATTTATCTAGTAAACTTTCTAATAGAATAGGTGTACCTGTTAAGATTATTTTTGATGAGTCTCAAGATTTTAAAGGTAAACTTACAGACAATGTTGCTGTAGTTAACTTAGCTTATGCTACATTAGATACACCTGTGCATGAAATTATTGCACATCCTGTTATTAGAGCAATTAGAACTACTAACCCTACATTATACAAGAACCTTCTTAAAGAATTAAATAGTGGTACAGGAAAAGAAGTATTAAATAGAATCAAAGAATCATATGGTGAAGATAGTGGATATGATTTAGAAGATCAACAAGAAGAAGCTATTGTAGAATTGTTAGGTATGCAAACTGCTGATAAACTTGATGGTAAAAAAGATCAAGGATTGATAGCGTCATTGCAAAAACTACTTAATGAAATAAAAGAATTCTTAAAAAGTTTACTTGGAGTTGATGGGGTGTATGTAGAGAACTTAGATGAGAATGCTACTATTGGAGATTTAGTTGACTTAATTGCAAATAATGAAAGTAAGATTAAGATTCCTAAATATGATTCATTATTTGCTCCAGGAGAAGAAGTGTTGCAACAAAATCAAAGTAGTATTAGTCAATATACTCCTGCTCAAGCAGCTATTGCAAATAAGATTAGTGTAGATGATGAATCTTTAACTAAGGTGGACAGAAAGTCTGTAGACAGTAAAGGTAAAGAAATCATCAAGCAAATCTATGTAAGAACTACTGGTGAAGGAAAGAAAGATGTAGCTAACAGGGTTACGGATATTGTTAGACAAAGATCTAAAGATAAAGGCTTTGATGAAGAGAACCTCACTACAGAAGAAAGAAACTATAATGCTTTTAAAAGAGATGTAGGTATTGACAAACACCAAGTGTTTGAAGATATCCATGGTAGATACTATGATGAGAATGGTGTAAAAAGAACAGCACCTTTATCACGTCCTGAATTTACAAGCAAAGAAGAAGAAGAGGTTTATATTAAATTAGAAACATACTTTGTAGAAAAGACTGATAGATTCCCTGAGGGTACAATCTTTTTAGCAGAGAAGAAACTATACGATCCTACTACAGACACTGCAGGTACAACTGACTTAATTGCTATTGAACCTGATGGTACAACCAGCATCCTTGACTGGAAGTTTGGTACTGTAAGTAAAGATGCTGAAGATATTGCATGGTATAAGCAAGATGCATATAATGTTCAATTGGGACAATATAAAAGCATGCTTAGTAATATATACGGAGTTACAAAGTTCCGTGAACTAAAAGCTATTCCTATTCTTCTTAGAATTAAATCTCAAAATAAGAGGGATGGTAGTGTTGCACACAAACTAACTGGTATTAATATTGGTTCTGCAGACCCTACCAAAATTACTAGTCTTCTACTAACTCCTATTTCTGAGCAAACAGAATCTACTGGAGATGCTGTAGTTGATGAACAGATTGCTAAATTAAACAGTCTTGCTGAACGTATTAGCGATGAGAATAGTGATGAAGAAAACTATGAACTTAAAGTAGAAAGACTTAATGTAATTAGAAAAGCAGTTAGACTTATTCAAGGACAGAATAACCTGTCTGGTATTATTGATGTTATTCAAACATTAAGAAACCAAGGAGCTAGAATCTTAGATGATTATAATGCAATCTATAAAGATAGACCTGCAGATAGCGAAGATTCTACAAATAAAGAGCTATCTGAATTCTCTAGACAAATGAGAGAGTACATAGATGCTGCAGACATGTTTGATAGAATTGAAGTGCAACTTGGTGATCGTATCTATTCAGATGAATTAGCAGAAGATATAGAAGAAGATGATGAGGAAGGACAAGCATATCTTCAAGAGTTAAGAGATGTATTGTCTGACTTAACTAAACAATCTGGTGAAATCTATTTAGCTAAAACTGAAATTAAGAAGATTATATTAGAGTTTGCTGATAAGCATATTGGAGAAAGAAACTTAGTGCTTGGGTTAACTGAACCAGAAGCTATTCCTAAAGGACTTGCTGCAGGATTTAAAGAAGCTGTAAATTTTGGTGTTAGATCAATTAACATTATGGCTAAACTTAATACAACTGCTAGAACAGCTGCTAAAGCTGCTGCTGAAGCAGGGGTTGATAAGTTGATGAACATTAGAAAAAGACTGGTAGCTAGAGGTGATACAGAGCAAATTATAAAAAAGATATTTAAGAAAGATCAAAAAGGTGATACAGTTAACAAGTTAGTTAATAAGTATGACCCTGCATTTAGAGAAGCATTTAGAGATAATGCTGCTTCTGAAAACAAAAAATGGTTAGAAGAAAACATTGATCTTGATAGAGTTAGAAAAGAATCTGAACCAATTTTAAATAGAAAGATTGCTCGTATTGAGAACTTTTATAAAAATGATGAAGAGAAAAAAGAGAATGCTATTTTAAGAGTTGAGCGTATTTGGGATGTAGATAATCCTGAGTTCAATGGTTGGAAACAAAACTATTTGTTACAGAAGTATCCTCAAGCTAAATGGTACTCACAAGAATATAAAGCTGTCCTAGCTGACCCAGAATTAAAAGAACTATATGAATATGTAGAACAATTAAACCAAGAAGCAGGGGCTGTAGGATTTATTGAGAAGAGAATAATGGATAGCTTCTTACCATTTGTAAGAAAGTCAGTTGCTGAAAAGGTGATTGAGGGTAATGTATTTGCCCCTGTTCAAAATTTCTACAACAGTCTTCAAATGAATCCAGATGATGTAGGGTATGGTAAGTTTGATGAAATCACTGGTAAACTAGTGAACGCTATTCCTAAATACTATACATACGACTTTACTAGAAAAGCAGATGGTCCTAATGATTACTCTGATGTAAGCTTTGATTTGTTTGCTAACTTAATCTTGTATACGCAAGAGGTTGAGAAGTATAAGTATTTAACTGAGATTGAAGATCAGATTAGTATGTTAAGAACCGTAGAAGAGTTCAAGACACACCACATTGCTACAGGTAGAGCTGGTAATATCATCATGGAGAATAATCAACCTAAGTTGGTTAGAGGTAATGAAGACATTATTAAAGACTTTGACTTGTTTACAAGATCATTATTCTATGAACAAAAGTATGTAATGTCAGATGTTGATACTCCTGTGGGTATAAACAAAGCTGTAGTTAACATTAAGAAACTAATTAACAAGGTTGCTGGTAAAGAAATTGTATCTATTAACGAAGGAGATGACAGACCTACATCATTAGTTAAACTAATGGATGCTGCCAACAGAGCTTTTGTGTTAAAGACATTATCATTAGATCCATTACCTGGTGTTGTGAACTTATTAGGTTCTCAATTTCAAATCTCTGCACAGTCTGGAAACTACTTCACTGCAAGAGAGGTTCTTAAGAATGAAGGTATATTATTAGGACATAGATTGTTTAAGTCTAAGGATGACAGAGAAATGTTTGCTCAATTAATCAATGCTTTTGTTCCAATGAAAGAAGACCCTTCTTATGAAAAGTTTAAGAAGTCAAGTGTAGTTAAAGGAGGAATGCTTTTAAATGGAAATAACATTGGTGATTTCTTAATGATTGCTTTTAGAAAACCAGAACAATTGGTTGAGAAGTCTATCTTTTTAACATTGTTAGACAATTCAATGATAGAGAATGGAAAAATAGTTAACATTAGAAAGTTCGTTAAGGCTAAATATAATGATCGTTATGATAGTTCTGGAAATTGGGAAAAGTCAAAAGGTAAAATAGATGCTGAGATTGAACAATTGAAGAAGACTCGTTCTATCACAAACACTATGAAACTTGAGAATGGTAAGTTAGTTATCCCTGGTCTTGATTTAAATAACAAAAAAGAGTTAGATAGACTAAGTAGATTGACTAAGAATACTACCAACAGAGCTATAGGTAGCGTATCACAAGAAAGTATTACCAAGATGGACATGTCTATTTGGACTAAAAGCATGATGGTATTTAAGAAGTGGATTTATCCATTGCTTGAAACACGTTTCTCTGGTATACATAAATTAGGAGCTGATGACTTTGATATAACAATTGATAGTAGCGGAACCTTAGAAGGAGAGCAATATGATTTAGGTAGAGCTAATTTATTCCTTGGATTAATGTATGATTCAATTAAAGAGGGACAATTAAACATTAAAAATATATTACAAGTAAATGAATCTGGTGTTAAAAAACTAGATGATTTATATGAGTATTATACTCAACAATACTATAAAAAGACTGGACAGAAACTAAACATGAACAAAGATGACTTCAAAGACATGATTAGACAAAACGTCCAAAGCTCTCTTAAGGAGATTAGTTACATAATAGCTTTAACAGCTGCTGCGTTTGCTTTAGGTATGTTTGCTCCAGATGATGATGAAGATAAAGCTACTAAGAACAGACATAGATATTACTTAAGAACACTAGATAAGATTAAAGATGAGATTACATTCTTCTATAATCCTAATGAAATTAGAAACTTAGCAGCAGGTGGTATCTTCCCAGCAATTGCTGTGGTTACTGATGCTTTAAAATTCTTCACCCATTTATCTGAACAAATTACAGGTATGCCTATTTCAGGTAAGAAGGATAGAACTCGTGAACAGGTTAGAAAAGATGCTATGCCAGTTAAGGATTTCTTAAAGAGTTTTGTTCCAGGAGGTAAAACTGTATTAACCTTTGGAGCCGTCCTTAGTGAAGACTGGGCTAAAGAATTTGACATCACTGTTCAACCTAAAAATACCGTAAGATAAATGCTATATTATATAGCATAGTTTTTTACAACTCATTGAAATTAAATAATTTTAGCTATTTTTGTACCTATAGGCACAAGCTATTTCAAAGCTATGTGCCTATTTGTATATCAATAGATTACACATAATACAACTTTACTATGAACGTTACATGTTCTGCAACTCCTTGCCCAGTCATACTTAACAGCACCTGCGTATTTTACGAGGGTGCTAATCTTGTTTATACAGGTATCAACACTAATGATTCCATTCAGACAGCTTTACAAAAAATTGATGAAGCTATTGGTAATGGAGGAGGTGGTAGTGGTTCAGCTGGTACTTCAGGTACTAGTGGAACCTCTGGTATTGATGGTACAAATGGTATCAATGGAACCTCTGGTACAAGTGGGGTTTCTGGAACCTCAGGAACACGTGGTACATCAGGTACTAGTGGTTTAACTGGTACTTCAGGTACAAGTGGTGTAGATGGTACGTCTGGTACACGTGGTACTTCTGGTACTTCTGGTGTCTCAGGATCAAGTGGAACAACTGGAACAAGTGGAACTACAGGTACTAGTGGTACATCAGGAACACGTGGTACCTCTGGTACGTCAGGTATTAATGGAACAAATGGTGTAAATGGATCAGCAGGTTCTTCAGGAACTGCTGGAAGCTCAGGCACATCTGGTATTGATGGTACAAGTGGAACTGATGGTACAAGTGGAACTAGTGGTTCATCTGCAACTAGTGGAACCTCTGGAACCAGTGGTACTTCAGGTATAGATGGTACATCAGGAACATCAGGCACTACAGGAACCAGTGGCACTTCAGGTGTAGATGGAACTAGTGGAACTTCTGCAACTAGTGGAACTGCTGGAACAAGTGGATCTTCAGGTGAAGATGGTACCTCTGGTACAAGTGGAGTAGATGGAACAAGTGGTACGTCTGGAACATCTGCAACAAGTGGTACATCAGGTACAAGTGGATCTACAGGTACAAGCGGTACTTCAGGAACAACAGGTACATCTGGATCATCTGGTACCACTGGAACAAGTGGTGTTGATGGAACATCTGGTACATCAGGGTCTGACGGTACTAGTGGAACTAGTGGTGAATCAGGAACTTCAGGTACGACTGGTACATCTGGAACCAGTGGAACACATGGTACAAGCGGTACATCTGCAACAAGTGGATCTTCTGGAACTAGTGGGTCTTCTGGAGTTGATGGAACAAGTGGTACTAGTGGTACTACAGGCACAAGTGGTAGTTCAGGAACCTCAGGAAGTGATGGTAGTAACGGAACTTCTGGAACTACTGGAACAAGTGGTACTAGTGGTGAATCAGGATCTAGTGGTACTACTGGTACTTCTGGAACTAGTGGAACAAGTGGTACAGACGGTAGCCATGGAACATCAGGATCTGCAGGAACTTCAGGGTCATCTGGAATAGATGGCACCAGTGGTACAAGTGGTACTTCTGGAGCACAAGGTGATAAATATAGAACTACATCTACTGATAGCTTTACATTAGGTAACTCTGGTACATTAACAGTTGCTACAGGTTTAGCATACTCAGTGGCTCAATCAATAATTGTGGTTTATGACGCTAATAACTTCCAAGAGTGTGAGGTTACAGCTTATAATCCATCAACAGGTGAATTAAGTTTTGGTGCCCCTTTTAGAACAGTGGGTTCAGGCACATATACAAGTTGGATAGTAAACCTTGATGGTGCATCAGGTGGTGATGGTAGCTCAGGTACAAGTGGTACATCTGGAATAGATGGCACTTCTGGCACTTCTGGAACTACAGGCACATCTGGTACTTCTGGTAATGATGGCTCATCAGGTACAACTGGAACTTCTGGAACAAGCGGTACATCAGGATCTAGTGGAACAACTGGAACTAGTGGTTCTAGTGGAACTTCTGGAACTTCTGGCATTGATGGTACAAACGGAACAAGTGGTACAAGTGGAAGCACTGGTACTTCAGGCACAAGTGGTACATCAGGCTCTAGTGGTATTGATGGCACTTCAGGAACTTCTGGTTCAAGTGGTACTTCTGGTACAGACGGAACATCAGGTACTGATGGAACATCTGGTACTGACGGTACTTCTGGCATAGATGGAACTTCAGGAACAAGTGGAGTTGACGGAACTAGTGGTACTGATGGTACAAGTGGTACAGATGGAACATCTGGAATTGACGGAACTTCTGGCACTTCAGGTTCATCTGGTACTAGTGGTACAACAGGAACAAGTGGTACCTCAGCAACTAGTGGCACCTCAGGAACTTCTGGTTCTTCAGGAACTACTGGCACATCAGGTACAAGTGGAACTGATGGAACATCTGGAACTACAGGTGTAGACGGAACATCAGGTACTAGTGGGTCTTCTGGAACAACAGGAACGTCTGGTATAGACGGTACATCAGGCTCAAGTGGTACAGCTGGTTCATCTGGCACATCTGGAACAAGTGCAATAGATGGTACTAGTGGAACCTCAGGTACATCAGGCACTAGTGGCACAAGTGGAACTAGTGGTACTTCTGGTACCAGTGGAACGTCAGGAACCTCTGGTAGCTCTACATTATTATATGGTACAAGTTCTAATACAATATCTTTTCCTTTAAATCAAAATGGTATTGAAGTTACGGCTAGTGGTGTTAGCCCAAGTCTTTTTGGTCCTTTTAGTCCTTGTAGTGGTGGTATTCTTGCTCCATTATATGTAGAATCATTACCTATTCAAGTAGGAACACAATTGTATGATGATCAATATTTAACAGATCCTTTTACATTTTCAAATCCTCCAGGCACATATTATATAGGTCTTGATGGTGATCCATTTGGAATTGCTGAATCTGGTATAATAACAAGTATAGAAAGTTGTATAACTACAACAACAACAACTACAACAGCACCTGTCTATAATACTATAAATTTAGCGTTTGCTGATCCTAGTTATCCAAGTAATGTAGGGCCTATTGTAGCATGTGGTAATGCAGATAATCCTTCATTATTAGTTCCAATTTATTATGAATTTGGTACTACTATTACAGCAACTGTCACATTTTTATATTATGATACAGCACTTACAAATTCAGTTAGTTCAGGATATTATTCTGATGGAACTAATTGGTATGCTGTAAACATATATGGATTAGTTCAAGTGAGTGGTTCATGTACAACTCCAAGTTCTCCAACATTATATGTAGATTCTATTAGTTCAATGGCTTGTGCAGGTACAGCTACTAGCCTTCCAACATATGCATACACAGGTACAGCAACTCTTTGTGGATGTGGTGCTTTAAATGCAGCTAATGCTACATCATTGAGTGCAGGAACCTATTATGTTTCTGATGGAACCAATACTAGACCATTTACTTCTGCAGGTGGTGGTTCAACATTGTTAACTCAAGCAGGTAGTTGTGTACCTTGTTAAAATTATAAAATATAAAATCAATATAAATGGCTTATTCTAACATAACAATAACCACTCAAACAGGTCTATCTTTTATCACTGGACAATTTATCCAGCTAATAGCAGATAGTACTGACTATATTTTTGGTCAGGTTGTTTCTTACAATCCTGCTACAGGAGAGTTGGTTTTTACACCAACTAAAGCTGTAGGTAGTGGTAGTTACAACCTTTGGGAAGTAATTGCCTCTGGTTCTGCTGGTGAAGATGGTACATCTGGAAGTGCAGGTACTTCAGGCACGTCAGGTACTGCTGGTACATCTGGAACTAGTGGTAGTTCAGGTATTGATGGTGCTGGTGGTAGTGGAGGTACATCTGGTACAAGTGGAACATCAGGTTCAAGTGGAACAAGTGCAACAGACGGTACTTCAGGAACTAGTGGGTCTTCAGGCTCATCTGGAACATCAGCAATAGATGGCACATCTGGAACTAGTGGAACTAGTGGAACCAGTGGTGCTGATGGTAGTAATGGTACATCTGGTTCATCAGGTACTTCTGGAGAAACAGGTGACCAATTTGCAACAACTTCTACTACATCGTTTACATTAGGTAGTAATGGAGCCATTGTTGTAGGAACACAACTTGCATATACAGTAGCTCAATCTATTGTAATAGCTTATGATATAAACAACTTCCAAGAATGTGAAGTGGTATCTTATAACCCAGCTACTGGTGGATTAATTTTTGGCACTCCAACTAGAACAGTTGGTAGTGGTACATATACAAGCTGGATAGTTAACTTAGACGGTGCTTCTGGAGGAGATGGTTCTTCTGGAACATCTGGCACTACTGGAACTTCAGGATCTTCTGGGACTAGTGGTTCTTCTGGAACTGCTGGAACAACAGGAACCAGTGGTACAAGTGGCACGACTGGAACAAGTGGTTCTAGTGGTACATCTGCAATTGATGGAACTAGCGGTACAAGTGGCACAACTGGAACTAGTGGAACAGCTGGTACAAGTGGAACATCAGCTATTGATGGAACATCTGGTACAACTGGAACCTCAGGAACTAGTGGCACAACAGGTACAAGCGGTACATCTGGTTCAAGTGGAACATCTGCTACCAATGGTACAGGTGGTACTAGTGGATCAAGTGGAACAAGTGGCACATCAGGAATTGATGGTACAAGTGGATCTAGTGGAACTACAGGAACAAGTGGAACCTCAGGTTCTTCTGCAACTAGTGGAACATCTGGTTCAACAGGTACATCTGGAACTAGTGGAACAAGCGGCTCTTCAGGAACTGCTGGTACTACTGGTACCTCAGGAACTTCTGCAATAGATGGAACAAGTGGAACATCTGGTACCACTGGTACGTCAGGTAGTGGTGGTACTTCAGGTACCTCAGGTACAACTGGTATAGATGGTACTAACGGAACTTCTGGCACAACTGGTACTAGTGGTACTAGTGGGTCAACAGGTACGTCTGGCACAAGTGGAACATCTGGTGTAGACGGAACAAGTGGTACCTCAGGTACAAGTGGAACTTCTGGTACAAGTGCTATTGATGGCACAAGTGGTACTAGTGGAACAACTGGTACAAGTGGTACTAGTGGAACTAGCGGTACTAATGGTACTGGTGGAACTAGTGGAACTAGTGGATCTACAGGTACTTCAGGCTCTAGTGGAACTACTGGTACAAGTGGATCATCTGGTACAAGTGGTAGTTCTGGATCTAGTGGAACTAATGGAACTGGTGGCACTTCAGGTACAACAGGAACAAGTGGTTCTAGTGGAACTAATGGAACTGGTGGAACTAGTGGTACATCAGGATCTAGCGGTACAACTGGAACTTCAGGAAGCTCAGGTACAAGTGGAACAACTGGTACAAGTGGTTCTACAGGAACTAGTGGTACGTCTGGTACAACAGGAACTAGTGGATCTAGCGGAACAAGTGGAACAAGTGGTACTTCAGGTACGGCTGGTACATCAGGTATAAATGGTATATCTGGAGGACTTGTATACTATCTAAATCAATCATTAAATACAAATACGGCTTTTGGTACTCCTACTTATAAACAATTTTCATCAACTGCTACAGGTGGTGCAGAACAAACTGTAGTTACAAATATAGCGGCAGACACAAGAACATTAATTGCAACTTTTGCAACTGATAGTGGTGTACCAAATATAACAAATATACCTTCAGGTCTTTGGGCTTTCGTAACACACCTTTCAATTGATACAAATAGAAATGTTGCAGTAGATGTAGAATTATACAAGTATACAACTGGTGGTGTTTCTACTCTTTTAGGAACTACAAACATTGATACAGAATCAATGAGCAATGGTGTTATTAAAGAATTTTTTACAGATTTATTTTTGCCACAAACCACATTAAATGCAACAGATAGACTTTATTGTCAAATTTATGTTGAATTTACTGGTGGTGGTGCTAATCATAATATAACTTTTTATACAGAGGGTACGAGTAACTACTCATACGCTCAAACAACATTCAATGCTCCTTCAGGAACATCAGGTACCACTGGAACAAGTGGAACTGATGGATCTTCAGGAACTTCTGGTACATCAGGAACAAGCGGTACCACTGGTACTTCAGGTTCAACTGGTACAAGTGGAAGCTCTGGTACAACAGGTACATCTGGCTCTTCTGGTACATCTGGTTCATCTGCAACTTCTGGTACCACTGGTACATCAGGAAGTTCAGGAACTAATGGAACTGGAGGTACCTCTGGTACAAGTGGAACTTCAGGTTCTAGTGGTACTAATGGAACTGGTGGTACAAGTGGAACAAGTGGCACAACTGGAACCAGTGGTACAACAGGTACTAGTGGAACTAGTGCAACAAGTGGTACATCAGGTACCACAGGAACATCAGGATCTTCTGGTGTTAGTGGTAGTAATGGAACTAGTGGTACGTCAGCAACTTCAGGAACTTCAGCTACTAATGGAACTGGCGGTACTTCAGGTACTACTGGAACATCAGGCTCTTCAGGCTCTTCAGGTACTAATGGTACAGGTGGTACATCTGGAACTAATGGTACAGGAGGAACTTCTGGAACAACTGGAACCTCAGGCACATCTGGTATAAACGGTACATCTGGCACAACAGGAACAAGTGGAACTAGTGGAATAAACGGTACATCAGGTACAACTGGTACCTCTGGCACTTCTGGTGTTAATGGATCAAATGGTACTTCTGGAACTACAGGAACTAGCGGTTCTTCTGGCACTGCTGGTACATCAGGTATTAATGGTACATCAGGTACCACTGGCACAAGCGGTACTACTGGTACCTCTGGAACAAGTGGATCAAGTGGTATTAATGGTACATCTGGAACTGCTGGTACAACTGGTACTAGTGGTACATCAGGAGCTGCAGGATCTCCAGGAGCTCCTGGAACTAATGGTACATCTGGATCTTCTGGATCTAGTGGTGTGAATGTTGGTTCTAGTGCTGTTATTATTGCTGGTACAGGGACTGCTTCATCTGTTAGATGTGGTGCTTCAAACACTGCTTCAGGAAATTGTAGTTCTGTATTAGGTGGTGCTGGTAACACAGGTGATTTTGCATATTCATTTATTGGTGGTGGTTGTCAAAACCATGCTTCAGGTAACTTCCATGGAACTATTGTTAATGGACAAGGTAACTGTACTAATGCAAATTATAATTTTATAGGTAATGGATTAAATAACGTAGCCTCAGGTACACAATATAATACAGTTGTAAATGGAGCATCTAACACTGCAAGTGGAGATTATGCTTTTATAGGAAATGGTTTTGGTAATAGTGCTGCTGGACAATGTTCATTTGTTGGAAGTGGAACTTTTAATGGAGCTAATGGAACATCTGGTGTGGTAGTTGGTGGTCAAAATAACTCTGCTAATGGATCATTTTCAGCAGTATTAGGAGGTTGTGGTAATACTGCAATGGGAGCATATTCTGGTGTATTTGGATGTGGTTTATCAAACAGTTTATCATGTTCATTCATGGCTAACTGCTTTGTACAACCTAATTTAAGTAATGCAATGATAGGTGGATGTGCTGTATGTGCAGGACCTTTGGGTGAGCTTATTGCTTACACTGCTTCAAGTGGAGGTGGTGTAATGGTTGCTGGTAGTGCTCCTGGTTCAATTCAAGGTAATGGATTTTCTAACACAGCAAGTGGATATTGTTCTAGTGCTTTAAGTGGTACTACCAATGCTAGTTCTAGCAACGGATCAGTTATTACTGGTGGTGGATTCAACAGTAACTCTGGAATGTATTCATTCATTGGAGGAGGTTTCTTTAACAATGTAATTTCTGCAAGCTGTTCAGTTATTAGTGGTGGTAATAACAACTGTGTTTGTTCATCTAGTTCAACAATATCTGGTGGTGTATTTAACAAAATATTATCAAGTACAAACTGTTCTACAATTAGTGGTGGTGCATGTAATATTATTTGTACTAATTCTGCTGGTAATTTAATTGCTGGTGGTAAGTCTAACACTGTTAGTAGTTATGCCAGCTGTAATGTAATTGGAGGCGGTGATATCAACATGATTGGAACAGGTTCAACACATGGTGTAATTGCTGGTGGTACTTTTCATAATATTGGTAATTACTCAGGTAACAATGTTATATCTGGAGGATTTATGAATAACATTGGCAGTAATGGTACTAGTGGTACTATATCTGGAGGAAGCATGAATACTATTAGTGGATATGTAACTGGTGCAACTATAACTGGAGGACAGGGTAATTTTGCTACTGCAAACTATTCAACTGTATCTGGATGTGGTTTAATGAATTCATTAGCATGTACACACATGGTTAATGATTTAGCAATCACTTCATTTGCTCCATACGTTGGAATGGGTTGTAGTATAAGCTTTGATGGCTTTGGTAAATTATGTTTAACTGCTGGTGGTGGTGGTGGATCAAGCATTATGGTACTAGGAATGGGAGCTGGTTCTACAGAAAGATGTGGTAACTTTAACACGACAGGAGGTACTAACTCTGGAGCGTTAAGTGGTTTCTTTAACAATGCAGGTGGAAGTTCGTCAGTAATTGCTGGTGGTGAAGCAAATAACAATAGTGCAGCTTGTTCATTTATTGGAGGTGGATTTAATAATTTTACGGCTAGTAGTTATCCTTTTAATAATATTGGGATGACAATTGGTGGTGGTGTTAATAATAAAGTGTGCGTTAGTTATGGAACAATAGGTGGAGGATGTTGTAATACTATTGGAGCTTCAGGAAGTTCAGGGTTTTCTACTATTGGTGGTGGAAAGCTTAATAATGCAAATGGAGATTATTCAACAGTTAGTGGTGGATATTCTAACAGTGCTTCAGCTTACTTTACCTTTATTGGTGGTGGACGATCCAATGGAGCATTTGCTGAAGGTGCTGCAGTTGCTAGTGGTTTTTATAATAACGCTATGAGCTGCCGTTCTTTTGTTGGTGGTGGTGAAATGAATATGGCTAGTGCATGTAGTTCTGCTATTATAGGAGGTACTATGAATAATGCAGGTGGTAATTGTTCAGTTATTGTAGGAGGTTCTGGTAACACGACTAGCAGTGCATATTATGCTAGCTTCCCTAGTTATGGTTTCATTGGAGGTGGACAAACCAATTGTAATTATGGTGGTTGGGGTTTCATTGGAGGTGGTAGTAACAATACTATAGCTGGAGGTAATATGTTTAGTAGTAGTATGAAGTCAGGTATTCTTGCTGGATATCAAAACTATGTAAGTTCAGAAATGAGTGGTATTCTTGCTGGACAATCTAACAACGCAATGGCTGCAGCTTCTGCTGTTACTGGTGGTTGTTTCAACATGAGTATGGGAATAGGAAGTGTTGTAAGTGGATGTCAGATAATGTCAACAGACTCATTTGTAAATCATGCTAGTTGTTTCAAGGCTGCTAATTTAAATCCAGGAGGTGCAATTTGTGCAAATGCTACTGGAATGATTGTTTTAAATACATCTGATGCTAGATTAAAGTGTTGCATTCAACCTGTTGGATATCAGCTTTGTGATGTTAGCAAATTAGTTCCTTCATTCTATGAATTCAATAGTGCTAATAAAGCTAATGGAGAAGGAAAACAAGTAGGATTCATTGCTCAACAAGTTAAAGACGTAGTACCTGAATCAGTAAAAATGACCTTTAGTGGATACTACTCATTTGATTCATCAAAACTAATACCTATTTTAACCAAGGGTGTGCAAATTTTGATATCTTGTGTAGATTCATTAACTTTACAGTTAGAAGAATTAAGAAATAAATAATTTAAAAAACAAAAATAAAAAATAAAGTTATGTTAGTAGCTAAAATTAGTCCAAGTGCATCTTTCTCTGAAAAAGATGAGAACCCATTCAGTTCTGCAACAGTTGCATCATTTGATCACTTAGGAGTGATTGGTGTAAACTATATTCCAGGAAATGAAAAACATGAGTTTGTAGTTGTTTATGGCAACATCAAAAATGTAAATGATGTAGATTATTTACAGAGAGCTCCTCAACGTACACAACTTGTGTTAACTGCTGCAGAAGTAGCTAACTGGGGTACAAACGATGAAGAGTTGTTTCAAATTGTTGCAGCTAAATTAGGAACATCTGTAGTGGAGTTCAAAGAAGTTAGCAATAACCTTAATGTATTGTAATATTAATTTAAGGTGAAGTAATAAAAAAAGCCCAGTTAATTCTGGGCTTTTTTGTTTTATTATTTACTATATCTAAATGTGTCATAGAACCATTTGTAATTGGTATAGATCCAATCTGTTACGTCCTTACCTAATAACTCTTTGGCTTTACTTCTTACAGGTTCAAGTTTTGTACGAATAACGTGATCACCAAATGCACCGTACACTTCATCATCTTCTTTAGTTACTTGCTCAATGTGATCAAAGTCATGTTGATAATATGTTAATCCTAGATATTCATATATCTTAATCATTGTAGTATCTGGATATAAACATAAGTCTTCAAACTTTACAAATAACATTTTGTTATTAATTCCTGTTCTAAATATCTCACTAAGTCTTTCAAGAGCAAGTCCTACAGGAGGTTGTGATGCCCATATGTCTATACGCTTAGGTACAGTGGTTCCTTGTCCTTTAGCCCAATCTAAAATATCAGATTGCTTCTCTGGATGTTTTCTAAAGTTACCTTCCATAGATGCAAATACATCACGTAAGTCTCTCACCATACAAATGATTTTTGGTTCTTCATTGTGTACAAACTGTAAGAAATCATAGTGTATGCCCCAACCTCTGCTTTTATCTATAACATATTTCTTATCTGTAATAGCATTGTAGAAAGCATCCATACCAGATTTAGCAAATGCTTGCCATCCTTTTTTCATAAGTTCAGCATCTTGAGCTTTAAACTCAGTAGAGTTAGTGTAATTAGCACGTGCTCCAAATATTAATTCAAGTACACCAGACGTAGGTGTAGCATATATATCAGGGTTCTGTGCAAGAATGTTTTGTAACAATGTAGATCCTGACCTAGGTAAAGAACTTTGATAGAATATTTTTTCCATTATTTTAAAGATTTAATTACATTGTTTATATTAAACATTTCAGACTCATTATTGTAAGGAAACTCTATAAGCTCACCTGATATATTATATTTGTTCAAATAAGAGTTTCTTAGTTCAGAGGAACTTGTTTCTGGATTAGCTGTAATGTTTGTATGAATATCATATCCAAATACATTAGGAACATTTACAACCCATAGTACAGTGGATGGTTTATTCAAAGCAGCTGCAGCATGTTGACCAAAGCTATCCATCATTAATCTTTTATCACTTATACTTATAAGTACAAGAAGTGCTCTGAATGTATCAGTTACAGGAAATGTACCTTCATAATTTATTTGATCTTCTCTTCTTATGTGAACAATATTATACTGTTCTTTAAATTCATGTATAACATTCTCCACCACATAACTAGGAATATCTCTAGCCCATGAGTATTTAACATCAGATTCAGTCCCACCATTTGTTTGTAGTAGCAAAATAGGTTTATCAGATATGAACTTCTTACTAAAGAAATCTATTTCTCTTTTTGTAAGAAATAATTCTCCAACAGTTTTAGTTACAGGTAAGTCATATAGCTTACACCAAGTTTCAATAAGATGTTCTTCTTGTTTGATGTGCTTTGTTTCTAGATAAGGATCATGTGCAAACAATATAATCTCTTGATTCTCAATGTACTCCTTATAGAAATAAGCTTGTTGACCAAAGCCATAAGCTCTATCCACATTAGGATTACCTAAAAATACATCTGGATAACCAGAGACAACAATCAGTTTACAATCAGGGTACTTAGTTTTTATTGAAGCACACACAGCTGTGGAGGCAATCACCTTGCCTATACCACCATTAATTTGAAATATTATATTCATAGTTTACCTTCTTTTTTCATTTGTTCTCTAATTTGTGTAGCAGATATATCATGTATCTCTTGTGGTGGTACATGTTCAACGACATCATAACCCACCCCTCTTCCAAAGTTTATAGACTCAATATCAGGGATAATTATAAGTCTCACCTTACCTTCTTCAATTAAATCATTTAATGCTTCTGCTAAGTTCATCATGATTTGATACGCAGACCATGGATTCTTTTCATCCTCTTTAACATCTCTTACACATAGCAACACCTTCTTTCCCTGGTTCAATTGTTGATCAATTAACCATCTGTGACCAGCGTGCCATGGTTGCCATCTTCCTATGAACATTGCATACCCATCCGTCTTACGGTTTCCCTCAGCTAAAATATTCTGCATATACGCTTGATTTTATCTAAACTGTCTTCAATAGAAGTGTTAGAAGTGTTAATAATTAAATCTACATTATCCATGTGAGGAACTTCAAAGTCTTTCACTTTAAAGTCATCTCTACCTCTATCTTCTTCATAGATGAGATATATCCATTTGACATCTCTAGTTAGTTTATTAAGATGTTCTCTAGCTTCTTCATAAGGATACACTAGTGATAACACTATGTTATAGTTTTTAGCTTTATTTAAATAGTGTGCTATATCACTGGCTCTGTTTAAGTTCTTAATCCTACCTTCTCTACTGTAGTCTTTATTCTTAAACATATCTCTTAATTCATCACCATCTATGTGATGAAATCCCTCTGCTATAAATTTTTTAGCAAGGGTTGTTTTACCTGATGCAGGTTGACCAAATAATACTATTATCATAGTAAGTGTTTTATTTTATTAATTACTGTTTCTGCAGATATACCTTTATGACATTCAAATTGTCTGTCAGTTCCTTTATGTACAGGACACCAATCCCAATCACCTTTGTCAAACTTAAAGTTAGGATTGTTCCAACAACCATGACATAAGTTTGTATCTGTAATTCTTAAACAATTAGATTGAAACTCATGATCTGCTTCTGTAAAGTTACTAATCATTACAGTTTGCTTACCCATCATCCAAGCTAACCAGCTCAGTCCTGAGCTTAATCCTATAAAGAACTTACTATTCCAGATCATATTGATAGTGTTATCCATAGAAGTATCTTCTATCTGTGTACAGTTATCAAATGGATTTTTTTCTTTAGATACATTGTACACCTTGTATCCATGATCAACTAGATAGTTAATCAAAGCCTGCCAACCTTGCTTGGTCCAGAACTTACATCCTGATGTACTGTTTGTAGCAATAGTTACAAATGTATCTTTACCACTAAATTTAACTGGTTCATAAGCAAATCTAGGTCTAATCTCTTTCCATTCTAATCCTAGTATGTTAGTAGCTGCTTTCTGTAAAGGAATAGTGTTACACAACACAGGTTCTTTATCTTTACCGTATCTCCAGCCAACAATGTACTGACCATGAATATTACCCACTACACTTCCTGGAGTGATAAACTCAAGCTCTGGATACGCTTTCTCAAACAAGAAATTCTTATATGTGCTCACTACAACATGACAGTTGTGTTTCTTTCTGAATTCATTGCAATACGGTATCCAGGCAATAGTATCACCTAATGATTGACTATCTATACAGATGTATACACGCTTACCTTCATAGTTTAACGTTTCTTCAAAGATGAGTTCTCCATCTTCCCATACCATAGCTGTCCACTTGGTAAACCATTGTCTATTTAACTTAACCCAACGGTTGCTAGTAATTGTATTTTCATAATGGCAAACCCCTTTCTCATCAAAGAATTTGATTAAGAAGTTACTATCACTGTTTCCTGTAATTTCTAAGGTGGGACTCTCTACAAATAACAAAGATATATTCACCTTTGTTTTCTTCTTTTTTCTAGGAACAATGGGTATATCAAGTGTTTTGTTATACAAGTGTAAATGATTTTGTGCAAATCTGTTATCTGGTATGTCATGAAAAACAACACCAACAGGATATTTTTCATTCACTTCATCTAAATCACTATCTATAGGTAGGATGTATCTAGTAAACATATCTTCATACTGAGGAAGATTTCTAGCTACTACAGGAAGTGCATAGCTGATCGCTTCTCTAAGTACAAGAGGATTACATTCCCATGTGCTGTTAAACATGAATATGTCTGCAGCTTTTAAGAATATATCTACATCATTTCTCTCTCCCCATATCTTTACATTCTTTGGTAAGTTTTCCATCAACGGTTCCCAGTAGTCTTTAAAGTTGGGGGCTTGATTACCTACAAAATGGAAGTCCATACTAGGATATTTTCTAGCTATCTCTATTCCTTCTTTCTGATTCTTTCCTGGAGTCCACAGTCCTACGTTTACAACATTAGGTCTGTTCAGATTAAATCCTAACTCATCTTTAGCATCCACTTTATGTACAATACTTGGTCTCTTATCTTCTATAGGGAATTCAATTACATCTTTATAAGCCTTCATGTTAGCAAATGTCTTATAATGATATGGTGTACAGAAAGCATAAGCTTCTGGTTCATACTTCTTAAGTTCGTCAGGATTAAACCAAACGTTATGACATGTCTCAACTATTCTCCAGGTTCTATCAGGAGCATACAATGCATCTAATAACTGAGGGCTTATTTGATTAAAACTCTCAAACCCTTCTAACATTTCTTCTACATGTACAACATCAATGCTATTCTTTTTGATGATGTCAATGAGCTCCATCTTGTTTTCTCCTAGTGTAAACATCCTGTTTTCAGGCAATAGCTTTTTGATTTCATTCTTCTGTACAACATACACAGGACTGAAGTCAGAGTACTCCACTACATAAATTCGTACGAAATGTTGTAGTTCTTGCACTCTTTTTAGGAGGAAACCAGGCATACCACCTGTAGATAAGTGAGGAGCTAAGAACAATACACTTAGTTGTTTCTCTGCACTCTCTAGAGTTTGTATCATCTTATTCATCACCTTTGGATCTTTCTCTCCATGTAAGAATAATAACTTATGTTTATTATCTGGTAATCTTGACCAGCTTCCGTGGTGCTTCCCCCACTCAAGCTTATCGTAGATGTCTTCTATTCTATCTAGGCTAGCATTGGTGTAGATGTAAGGTAGGCCATCTAACACTCCCCACTTCCACAATAACACGTTAGCTATTGTTTCTTCATGGTATGGAGCATACCACTCATGGTTAGCCATCACTTTAGGATGAGTACACATCCAGTACCACTCATCTAAGAAATCAAAGCAGTAATGGTTGGCTACAAAATAACCTGTTTGTCTATATCTCTGTCTAACATATTGATTGACACCAAACAATTCACATGCTGGTGCTTCTAATGTTGTAGACATATCTTCTCTAGTATCAGCCCCACCTCTACCATTGATGTGTAGATAGTCATAAATACCCTCTACAAAATAGGGATAGTTCATTTTAGGATACATATCAAAGATGCTATCAACATATTCTGTGGCTACACTATCAGAGTCTATATAAGCTACTGTATGAGCACAGTTTAATAGAGCATCTTTAACAATCATTGGACGTTCTATCAACAGTCTATAAACATTCTTATCACTTCTATCAATGTATTTGTTGATAGAAAGCTTTGGTAGATTAGACTTCCACATAATTGTTGTAGCACCAGGAATATCTGCAATAGTATCTAATAAATATACGTAGATGGGAAGCTCGCTATATCTTCTTATAGAAGCTACACAAGCTTTAACGGTAGGAACATAAGATGCATTTGCATATAAAACGTACGCTTTTTCAGCTTTTATATGCTTATTCGTATAATACCCATACAAATGATTACTGTAAAGTTCAACTAGCTGGGGGTATCTAGTCTTCATTACCCTGTGAGTTAGGTCTTCCTGGAGATGGGTTTCGTATGTATTACCATACTCTTCACCATCTTGAGCCATCATATATGGTACAGCCACTAAACATTCTTTGCCTGCATCTGTTATATCTGTAATAAGCTTCTGACCTTCTTCAGCTGTAAGATGTTCTAGTATATCTCCTAGGATGATGTAGTCATATTCTGACCAGTCAAACTCACGGATGTCTGCATTGTGTACTGTTCCGTACCAATCTTTCAGTTTGAATTCTTCAATGTAAGGGGCCCAAGCTTCAACAGCATCTATATCATAACCAATATCTTCTAAAAGCTTAGCATAAGTACCCTGTCCAGGACCAACATCTAATATCTTTTTATGTGTAGGAACATGATGTTCAAAGTATTTCTTAATCTCAGGTTTGTAAAAAGTATAACTATTTGGCATAATGCTGGTTATTTTGAACAAAATTAGTATATTTGTTGTAAATAAACAACAAAATTTTTATGCAAATAGAAGTAAGTATTGGGGAAGTTGTGGACAAATGGACCATCCTTTCCATCAAGGCTTTGAACATTACAGACAAAGACAAACTTAAGAACGTTTTTGTTGAGAAAAACTACTTAAATACAGTGATTGACCCTGAAATTCTACACGATCCACTAGTAGATGATCTACTTAAGACAAACAAAGCTCTTTGGGATGTGGAAGACTTGCTCAGAGACTTTGAAAGAGCTGGTAGTTTTGGCCCAGAATTTGTTGATCTGGCTAGGTCAGTGTACAAATTGAATGATAAAAGAGCACATATTAAAAAAGAAATTAATATCAAGTACTTCTCTGAGTTTGTAGAGGAGAAATCATACAACCCTTACTAAAAAAAGATTTGGTTATATCAAATCTTTTACATAGTTTTGCTCATACATATGCCATTGGTAAAGAGACACATAGCTAAGACTATTAGCTATAGAATAATCAGCACCGTAATAGGTTTCCTAATAATGTGGTGGATCAGTGATTCTATCAAGGTGGGGGCTGCCTTTGGGGTAGCTGAGCTTATCTACAAGCCTGTTCAATACTATCTTCACGAACGTTTCTGGTACAAGTGGATTAAGTACGGATTGAAGAAATAAAATTTTATTTATAAACTACATAGAATGATCTTCTCCCAAATAGGGGGACAGGCATTCTATTTTCTATTTTTAAAAAATGACAACAAAACAAGAAAATTCTTCTATTGCAACATTTAAAGTTTGGATATTTCCAAGCTTAGTATCAATAGTTAGTCTTCTAATCTGGAATGATGTTAATGAAATCAAGTCTGATGTAAAGATGTTGATGGCTCAATCTAATGTAGACAAGACACGTATTGATAATTTAGAAAGAGTAGTTTATAATAAAACAGCATCTCTTCCCTTTGATTTACCTAGTACAGACTTAGAAATGGAAAGCTATGCTATTCTACCTAACAAAAAAACAATTAAAAATAAAAAATATGAAGAAATTCTTTTCTGATTTATTTGATGACAGCAACTCAATCAATGAGAAGGCTGTAATTGGCTTTGCTTCTTTTGTAATCATGATAATATTTGCTTTGACAGATATTGTTACAGGGGCTATGAATAAACCGTTGTTAGTTAATGAGTTCATATATGACTCATTTAAAATCTTGACTATAGCTTGTTTTGGTATTGCTTCTATAGATAAATTTATTAATAAGAGAAACCAAACTGAAGATAATGAATAAACTACTTAGTGTTGTAATTGTTGTTTTACTAGCATTTATATTTTTTCAAAATGATGGGTGCACTTACATAGACAAAAAGTCTGAAATAGTAACTGTACATGACACTACTTGGCAGGTTCATGACTCATTGATTGTTAAGAAGATAAAGATCAAAGAGACAATACATGACACTATTGCCACTCCTCCAGAATATATAGCAGACACAAACTATTTAACTCTTAAGCTTCAGTATGAAGCGTTAGTATCAGATTTTTTAGCTAAGAATGTTTATGCTGACACAGTGAAGTTGGATACATTAGGTTATGTAGCTGTAGCTGATACAGTGTATAAAAATGAATTACTAAATAGATCTTATAAATACAACTATAAGGTTCCTACAGTCACTGTAACAACCACCATTACTAAGTATGCTCCTAATAAAGGTGCTCTATTTATAGGGGGGGGTATTGCAAGTGATAGGAATAGTTTGAATATTTTACAAGGAGGGCTATTGTATAAATCTAAAAAAGATAAAATATTTGGATTAAATATTGGAATCAACAATAATAGTCAAGTTATATATGGTTTTCAATCATATTGGAAAATTAAATAAAACACATGAAAAAAATTATTGAACTTGTCAAAAGCCTTTTTGGTGAAGGCTCTTTTGCTAAAAAACTATTAACTATCAAAAGCTTAGAGAAAGAAGTTAAAGCTGTAGTTAATGGTTCTGAAGAGAAAATAGAAAAAGTTAACTATAAAAAGAAAAAGAAAAAATGAATTTAGATAAATTAAAAGGACACATTCCTGACACAGTGATTGCTCAAATCCCTGCTGTACAAGAGAAGTTTGAGATCAATACTCCTTTACGTTTAGCTCATTTCTTGGCTCAATGTGGACATGAATCTGGTGGCTTTAAAGCTGTTTCAGAGAACTTAAACTACGGTGCTGCTGGTTTACAGAGCATCTTTAAAAAATACTTTACTCCTGTGAGTGCTAAGGAATATGAACGCAAGCCTGAAAAGATTGCTAACATTGTTTACGCTAACCGTATGGGTAATGGTCCTCAAGCTAGTGGAGAAGGATACAAGTTTAGAGGACGTGGTTACATACAGTTAACTGGTAAAGATAACTACACAGCTTTTGATAAGGTGGTAGAAGATGATATATTAGTTAGTCCAGATCTTGTAGCTACAAAGTACCCACTTTTATCTGCAGCTTGGTTCTTCCATAAGAATGGATTACATAAGATTGCTGATGAGGGGGCTACAGATGCTGTGGTTACTAAGGTGACTAAACGTGTTAATGGTGGAACAATTGGTCTACCAGATCGTATAAAACATTTCAACGAATACAATAACCTATTAAACGGAAGTATATAATGACACAAGAAGAAAGGAATGAAAAGATATCTGAGCAACTGGCAGCTGATAAAAGTAAGTCAGGGTTGGTAGAGAAGTTAGTTTTCACACTTTTACCTATTTGTGTATCAGCTATTGGATGGTTATTGACTCAAGTGAGTACCTTAAACAACCAGATAACTGTTTTAAATAATAAGATAGCAGTGGTAGTAACTACTGAAAATAAAGCTATTCCTCCACAGGGAACTACTATTGAGATGGAGGCTATTAGAGCGGCAGCAGCACAAAGCAGAGCTGATATGAAGATGGAAATCATACAAAAAATGACTGATATTAAAGAATCTGCAGCAACTGAAAGAGCAGAGATCAAACAGCGTTTAGCTGTATTAGAATACAAAAACAAATTAAGATAATGGCAGCGAAAAAAGACTTAAATGTATCAGCAAATCCTTTACCTATAAGTTTTAAGGAGTTTGCTAAAAACCCAATAGTGGGCACCCTTTTCTTGGTGCTCATTGCTATTTCATATCTATACATAGATGTTCGTACAACATTCAAAGAGCAGGCAACTTCTCAGAATGTACGTATTGAAAAGGTGGAAGGTAGATTAGATAAGGTGCAGGAAGCATTAAGAGTTAGTGACAGTACTAAAGCTGTGACTACCACTCAATTACAAACTCTACAACAATTAGGTGCAATCAAAAAACTTAAATAATATGAAAAATATATTATATATATTAGTATTATTTGCATATGGATGTCAAATTGGTACAGCTCAGCAAGTTGATGGAACAGCTAAGGAAGATAAGGAATTTGAACTTCTACTTAACAAAGTTTCAGAAAACAATAAGGCTGGTGCAGCTGTACAAGAAGGTGCTACCAAAGCACAAACAAAAATAGTAAACCAAGCAGTTAACCAAATAGTATCGTTAAAAGCAGAGGTTAGTTCATTAAAATCTGAATTAAATGATGTTAAAAGTAAACTTGATAGTAATCTTAGTGACACTGGTGTCAAATTTAGGTTATTGCCAGTATCCAATCGTTAAGAAAATAGGAAATGATTCTGTTGTAGTTATGACCTTGAAACAGGCAAACACTATAAATGATAAGTTTCAATCTAATCAAACTACAATTGATTCGTTGAAGACGTATGTTTATATAAAAGATAGCATTATAAGCAAAGACAAAATAACATACGATAGCTTGCATGCAGTTACAAATCAGTACAGAGCAAGATATGATGAAAGATTAAATATGCGTATCCCTATTGCTAAAGATAATAGCGGATGGGAGTTTGCTCAAAAAATGGTATTGGTTGGTGTTATAGTATTACAATTCTTCACTATAAAAAGATAAAAATCAACATGGCAAAGGCTAAAGGAGGATCATCCTCACAAAAAGTAAATTTTGGAAAACGTAAAGGTGGCAAAGCTGCTAAATCACAAGGTCCAAAAGACAAACCAGTAAAGAAATATAAAGGTCAAGGTAAGTAGTAATACTACCAATATACAAACATTTCTAAACTAAAATCTATAACTAACTTGATTAGAGTTGAGTTAATTAATTTGGTTATACCAATTTTATAAACCTCATTGATTATAGTAAAAAACAACATATCTTTGAAAATTAATTTTTTATAACATGGCAATACCAGCAAGGCCCATAGGGCAAGATCCAGTTTCACAACAATTGTGGAACATCTCAAAACAAATGGAACAGTTGATTGGACAAGTTGGAGCTGTAGTTAAAAACACTGCAGGCTTAACTACCACAACTACCACTACAACAACCCCTTAAATAAAATAAAAATGGCAAATTTACAAGCGTTACAAGCAGAATTAGAAGCAACAGATAAAGCAATTCAAGAAGCAAGAAAGGCTCAGATTGATGCACTTATTGCAGCAAAAGCAGCTGAAGAAGCAGCAAAAACTCCAGCAGATTATGAAGCTGAATTACAAGCTCAACTTGATGTTAAGAAAGCTTTATTAGCTGGTCTTCAAGCATAAGTATTTATCTAAACCAACAATAACTACATATGAAGGATTTAAAGTTTATCTGTGCTCAGCCAGATGATACTTACTATACTTGGCAAGTACATGCCTGGTTAGAAAGTTTAAAAGAAATTGGGCACTTGGACAAAGCAATTGTGTTAATATACACTCCTAGCTTTAGAGAAAAAAGTGATAAATGGCAAAAGATAGTTGATCTGTATCCAGAAGCAGAGTTTGCTTTCTATAAAGACACAGGAGATGTAAGTAAATACTTAGGAGTTTATATTCCTGTTTTACGTCCATATGTCTTGATGAGATACTTTCAGGAACACCCTGAGATGATAAGCAAAGCAGTGTTCTACTGTGACTGTGATATTCTGTTTACAGATAAATTTGATGTAGAGAAGTATAGAGACGATGAAGTCTGCTACTTGTCTGACACAAACAGCTACATAAATGCTTCATATTTTGATAGTAAAATAAAAGATGTTCTTCCTGCTAAGCTAGAAGAATACAAAACTAGAGATGTCCTAGCTGAGCTTACAAGCTTAATAGGAATCAATAGAGAAATAGCTGAAGCTAACAACGAACATTCAGGAGGAGCTCAATACTTCTTAAAGAATGTGGATGCTACCTTCTGGAAGAAGGTGATGAATGACTGTATTGTTATTCGTAGCTATCTTCAACATATAAACAAAGAGTTCTTTGGTAGTGAAGATAAAGGATTTCAAAGCTGGTGTGCAGATATGTGGGCCGTGTTATGGAACCTTTGGTTAAGAGACCAAGAAACTAAAAACATCCCTGAGATGGATTTCTCTTGGGCAACAGACCCAATTGAAAAGGTGGAGAAACTAGGACTCTTTCATAATGCAGGAGTGACAGCTAAAACAATGTATGGCTACCCTGCGTTCTATAAAGGAACATACCACACAGGTAAAGATCCTTTCAGTGATAGTCACATGTATGTAGTGCATACTAGTGATGAGTCTAAAAAACATGGTACATATTACTATGTTAAAAAACTATTAGAATTAAAAAACAAATATAACCTTAACTATTAACCTAATTAAAAACAAAATTATGGGAAGCAATCAAAATTTAAAAGCTTACGTCCGCTATGATGGTAGTGGTAGAGTAGTTGCAGGTAGTCTTATCTTTAGAAGAAAGAAACCTACAGTTGGAAGATGGCATGAAATCGCTATAACAGAATGTTGTGAGTATGTGCCTACAACTAGTACAACTAGTACAACTAGTACTACAACTACAGCTATTCCAGAATAGTAAAAACCAAACAACATGGCAAAATCATTGTTCCCTGATGAGATGATGAAATCAGGAGAATTAAACTTGGAAACAATAGCTGGGAAGCTTACGTATTTTCATGAGCAATTGCACTTAACTCATTGGCAAACAAAGAGTTATGCTGAGCACCAAGCTTTAGGAGGATTGTATGATTATGTACATGATTTCAAAGATGGTGTAATAGAGAAACTTATGGGCTATACAGGCAAACGTCCTGCTCCATACAAGATAGAACCTCTTACAAATTGTACAGGAAACGAGTGTGTTTCAAATCTTTTATCTTTTGCATCTTCATTAAAAAGTTATGCTGAAGCAAACAGCTATCACGATATAGCTAATTTAGCTGATGCATTAAGCGGTGAAGCAGCTAAAACGAAATATCTATTAACTCTGTCTTAATGCAGATAAACAAAAAATACTTCCCTAAGGTGATGCAAGATAATGAAATGATTTATTTTGCTCACCTAGAGGGAATAATTGACTCAATAGATGAACTATCTACTTTGGAGATAGTTAAAAATCCTCGCTCCTATCATTTTAGATTGGCTCCTAGTGTACCAAAATACACTGAGTCTCTTTTGCAGGAGCTATTGAAGTTTCATAATATGTTTAAAATCAGACTAGAGTTATCTAAAAGTATTAAAAATTCATCTACTATTACGTTTGAAATAAATTTGGAAGATTCGTAACAAATATATATCTTCGCTATTAAACCAAAAAAAATAAAGTTATGTCAGAAGAAATTCAAGAAGTTGGACAAGAAGCTCCAAAATTTGATCCTAATAAGAAATATACATGGGCTGGTGATGTTAGCATTGTAGTTTCTGGTGCAGAGTTTGGTGCAATTTTAAATGCTTTACGTGGTGTTACATCAACTCAAGAAGCACAAGCATTGTTCTTAGCTGCAGAAACTGCAGATAAAGTAGAAGCTATTTTAGCAAGAAATGTTGAAATTGGCATTATTGTAGAAGCTCCAGAAGTTCCTAAAGCAAGTTTATAAATAATATATCATGGCCACTGCTAAGAAAAATTGGATACAAGATGCTGTTAACCCTAAACATAAGGGTTATTGCACTCCAATGACTAAAGCTACATGCACTCCTAAAAGAAAAGCATTAGCTAAGACTTTCAAAGCGATGGCTAAGAAACGTAAATAATGGCAACTGTAAAAAAACCTACTCCTGTTCCAAATGGTCATCTAATTAAAAAAGATGGTACATCATTAAAGAAAGGTGGCAAGATAGATGCTTTTAGTAAAGTTAAAAGAGCTATGAAGCCTAAGAAAGAAAAGATGTGGATGGATAAGGTTAAGAAAGATATATTTAAAGTTAAACCTGTTAAAAAGAAATAATGGCAACAGTTAAAAAGGTTATGAAATCTGGTGGGAGCACACCTGCTTGGACTCGTTCTGAAGGGAAAGATCCAAAGGGTGGTCTTAATAGAAAAGGTGTAGCAAGCTATAGAGCTGCTAATCCAGGTTCTAAATTAAAGATGGCTGTCACAACTAAACCTTCTAAACTTAAAGCTGGTTCTAAGGCTGCAGGTAGACGTAAATCTTTTTGTGCAAGAATGTCAGGAGTTAAAGGACCTGCAAAAAAACCTAATGGTGAACCAACAAGGAAAACATTAGCATTAAGAAAATGGAATTGTTAAAACAATAATATTATGGCAACAGCAAAGAAAGTAGCAAAAGCTCAAAGCGGTAAAGATGTCCCTAAAGGATATGTCCGTGGTGAAATGACTAATAGACTATACAAGAAAGAAGCAATGGATAAACATCAATCTGATATGGCTGATGCTTTAGACAGACAAGCTGGTCTTGGTAAATATGCTCCTAAGAAAAATCCTGCTATTAAAAACAATCCTCTTAAAGAAAAAGCTGTTCCTAAAAAGAAAATGAAAGCAGGTGGTATGTTAAAACGTGCTGATGGTTCTTATTCTCAAAGAGGACTTTGGGATAACATCAGAGCTGCTAAAGGATCTGGAAAGAAACCTACAGCACAAATGTTAAAACAAGAGAAAAAAATTAAAGCTAAATCTAAAAAATAATTAAAATGGCAACAGTTAAAAAGATGAAAAAAGCTCAAGATGGTATGGCTTTTAAAATGAAAAAAGATGCAAGAGAAGGTAAGGAAATGGTATCAAAAATAAAAGAAGCTAACAAAAAATCAGATTCAACTAATCGTAAAACAGGTATGAATTTTGACAAGAAAAGTTTTGATTCATTACCTAAATTACCAATGAAAAAATCTAAAGATGGTTCTTCTTTTGGTATGTTATCAGTAAAAGCTGGTGTTGACAAAAACCCTAATGCTACATTTGCAGATAAGATTGCAGGTGCTAAGAAAAAAGCTATGTCTGGTACATCTATGATGAAAAAAGGTGGTATGATTAAAAAATCTATTAAAAAGAAATAAAATGGCAACTGTTAAAAAAGCAAAAAAATATCAAGGCGGTGGTGATGTTCCTTCATGGGCTTCTAAAGTTAATAAACAGACAGAAGATGAAAGAAAAAATCCTGCTTTAGGTGATGAAAGACGTAGAAAAGCAGATAGTACAGCAATGGCTAATTGGAAAAAAGCAGCTAACTTTGAACGTGCTTACCATAAAAAAGAAGGAAACAAAATTGAAGATAGAAAAAGTGGTTCTACTGCATACACTGTTTTAGCTAAGAAAAAAGAAATGAAAACTGGTGGTGCTGTTAAAAAGTACAAATCTGGCGGTAGTCTATCTGGATTAAAAGCTTCTAACAAGCGTGTTGGTCCTGTAGATCCTAAAGGTGCTTACACCACAGTGCAAAAAAGAACACTAGCAGGTGCTAAAGGTAAAGCTGTTTTAAAGAAAGATAAACAATTAGGTGCTACTAAGATGAAAATGGGTGGTGCTATGAAAAAATGTAAGTATGGCTGCAAGTAATATGACTGCTGGTAAAGCTAAGAAATCAGGTGCACCTCGTAAAGCACCAAAGGTACCAGCTCCTAAACCAATCAATGGTAATTATATGAAGGAGTCTGATACAAAGTTACAAAGAAAGAGTCCTATGCTTCCTATGAAGCAGAAGAGACTTTCAAAATAAAGAGTACTTCTCCTGCATCCCATAAGAACTGCACGCTCAGGTTGTGGTAACCCATTCTAGACAGGGCCCCTTAAAGAAGTCATAAATTCCCCCCTTATAGTCTCAGTATTATAAGTCTGCTCCTTATGGGAGTAAAAGAAAAGCCCCTATTTGGGGCTTTTTTCATTTAGAAGAGTATGTAAATATCTCATAAAGCTTTTATGTCTTATATAATGATGTGTTACATGTTTATGTAAAAATGTAACATCTTCTTCTGTAAGGTCAGCTAGCATCTTAGGTACATAACTATCTCCTTCTTTCCAAAGGTCATTGAAATATCTTTGAAATGGAAACCAGCCATTTAGATATAGTCTATGTAAAACATTTGAATCTAAAAACTTATCATAGATTTTTATCTGGTTCTCTTTTAACCATGTGCCTATACAAACATCTTCATATCCATAACCTTTTACAGTCATAGGTTGACAATTTTTAATCAGTTGTGGAGATATAAAATAACCACATCCCCCTGATGGATAATCTAGTTCAGGTTCTTTTGTATAAGACCCTTTCATACTATATCCGTATACAGCAGTTTTACTAAAGAATGTAATCACTTCTTCAAATAAAGGAATGTTAAGTATTGCATCATCATCAATGAAGACTAACCAATCATATGCATCAAGTTGGTCAGTAGTCCTAACCAGGTTAATGAAGTTGACTGTCTTCTCTTCATTGCTTTGATAATCATCTTTGTCAGAACAAGATATCTCATTAGGTCTCCCTGTAAGTTTATCTGTAAGACATACATAATCAAGAGCAGATAACCACGTTTCAAGGCAGTTATCTACTCTGTCAGTATGTTTATGACTAGTTTTTAATACAATTTTGTATTTCATTACCAGATTTGAATTATGTCAAATGGTGATACCAAGATTGCACGGTCATCATCTTCATTGATTGGGACTAATGTAGCTTTGTTTAAAGCTGCTGGATCTACTAATACATAGTCTCCTGCTTTGATTTCTGTAACAATAGTGCCCACTTGTAACACTTTTAACTTAGACATTTTGTTAAGCAATTCTCTTTGTAATGCTTCTTTAGTATTGTCATCCACAATTAACTTACTATTGTCATCTTGTGGAGGCATCTCTAATAAAATTCTATTTCCTAATAACTTTGGCATGATTAATTATTTAAACTGTTAAATCTTGCAACATCTTCATCAACTAAACTAATCTCTGTTGAATAAGTGTTACGTTGTCTTTTAATTCCTCTTTGTTTTCCTGTCTTAGGATCAATATCTGGAACATCTTCTGAACGGTCATGTGCATCATCTAATAAGACTAACACTTTGTTCTCATCCATTTGTACTGATCTAATAACCTTATTTAGGTTAAAGCTGTCTGTGAAGACTTTACCGTCTTCTGTCTTTCTTGTGTAAAAGAATAAATTGCTCATTTTAATTTTCAATTTTATCTGGGTTATTTAAATCTGTCATTCTTTGAACTAATATGTTTTCATAATTTTGCATAGTAGTCAATTGATTATCTAGCAAACGTTTATGAAAGTAATTTACACTTTTAAAATCAGGACTCATTGTCATAAAAGTTTTTAACTTTTCAATCTTACCTGATAATTCAATTCTTTCAATGTGAAGTTTAGACTGTAAAGGTAAATCTACTTCTTGTTTTTCTTCTGGAACATTGTCCCATTCTGATGCGATCATTTCGTTATATTTATTTGGTTATCTAATTGCTTTGATAGGTATTGTAATTGATATGCATAAATTTCTTCTGTAGTATCATTTAAGGGAACACCTGCCCATTCCATTATATTCACTGCAGCATGAAACAGTTCATGATTGATGATATCTACATGACTTCCATAAGGCATCCAAATTATAATAGGATTACCATTTTGTGTAGGAAATGTAGCAGCTCTACAATCAAAGTTTTCAGCTGTAACAGAACTGTCTAGATTAGCTCTTACATAATTAGCAGCAAAAGTTGTATCGTCTGTAATAAGAACTTGTACATCCAGGTCAAACATGCTTCCAGGTAATGTAACTAATTCATATTTAACTGTTAAATCCTCAGCACTTTTACATGATGAGTATAATATTGCTATTATAACAATAGATAATAAGATTTTAGATTTCATATTTATTTTTTAATTGTTCACGTTTAATATTAACTTCTTCATACTTATACATATCATTCTCAACATTAGAGTGTTCATCTAATGTCAAAAGTATGATATTTTCTTCATCCAAAGAAGCATCAGGATATTTTTCTTTTGGTAGTATGTGGTGAAAATATACTGAGAGAGGCTCCCCAACCAAGGGAAGCCCACTAATCTCAGATAAATGTTGTCTTTTCTTCCAGATTTGTAAGAAGAACTCTCTCATTACGTCAATCTTCCGTATTACTTCATTTTTTTTGACACTTTTTGTCAAATTTTGTGCAGCAATTCGTTTTCTAGGTTTATGTTGAAAGCAATATTCTCCATCACATCTCTTACCACAGGTTTTACAGGTAGGCATTATTGCACACCAGTTGAACCAAATCCACCTTCTCCTCTTTCAGACTCTTCAAGTTCAGGTACTTGGGTAAGGTCTGCAATCATAACTGGTTCAAAATAGATCTGAGCAACTCTTTCACCTACACCATAAGGAAACTGATTTTCTGTTATAGTTCCTTTTAATGATGTAAATACAGCTTTCCATTCACCACGGTAGTCTGCATCAATTATACCAAAAGAATTGTTTAAAACCCAATCATATTTAGTTAGATTACTTCTAGGTACAATAATTCCTTTATATCCTACAGGAATTTCTGTTTTAAAACCTAAACCCACTATAATCTTGTTAGTAGCATTAGATGTAATATCATGTGCATATACATCAAAACATGCTGCATACTTAGAGCCTTTTACAGGCATTTTTACGTCATCGCTGACTTTCTTAAATTTCACTTGTATCATCTTCTTCTGTTTTAGTTTCTGTTTGATTAATTTTAGTTATAATTTCTTTTTTGATTTCATCATAGAATTCTTGATTATCAGTAAGCATACTCTTAAATTGTTCAAGATCATACTTATGTTCACCAATAGTCATTGTTTTACCATACTTTCTACCAATACCAAAATCATTGATAAGAGTCATGATTTCATCAAGCTTATCAATACCTAAACCATATACAATCTCAAATTGAGCTAGTTTATATGGAGGACACATCTTATTCTTAATAGCTTTCACCTTGGTAATATTACCATAGTTTACATCACCATCTTTGGCTAAGCTTTTGCTCACCTCAATTCTACAATCTGTGTAAAACTTAAGAGCATGTCCACCTTGTGTAGTTGTTGGATTACCAAACATCACACCAATCTTCTCTCTATATTGAGAGATGACAATGAGACATACATTATGTTCTGATAGAGCAGATTTAAGTTTTGGATAGGCATTACTATTTAGTCTAGATTTATAACCAATAGTACTATCACCCACCTCACCATCTAATTGTTTCTTAGGAATCAATGATGAATCTGAGTCAATAATGATGAGACCTACCTCACCAGTGTTAATCATTTCCATAGCAATGTTAAAACCTTCCTCACCACATGATGGTTGAGCAATCAATAACTCACTAGTGTTAACACCAATAGCTTCAAAGTAATTCTTATCAACAGCATGTTCGCCATCAATATAAACCACCTTGTTACCTTTCTTCTGAGCTTCAGCTACAACGTGTCCACAAATAGTAGACTTACCTGTACCTTCCCAGCCCATTAGTTCATACATTTTACCTTTAACAAATCCACCAACACCTAATGTAATGTAATCAAATCCAATAGAACCTGTTGAGATGACATCATAGTCACCACTGTCTTTTGAATCAAGTGTAAGTACTGTACCTACACCATAAGTCTTGTTTAATTTATCAAGAGCTTCTTGGAATTTAGAGACACCGCTGTCTACTGTTTTTGCTGCTTTAGCCATTATTTAACTGTTTTTGTTTGAGAGCAAATTTACTGAAATTGTATGATATTTCCATAACTTTTTTGGATAATTGGAACAAAAAACCCCCACCATAAAAATGGCAGGGGTTATATAAGACACACATTAAACAAAAACAGTTACGCAATATTACGCATATTTATGCACACTTACGTAATATTATCATTTATTTTCTTTTTCTAACTTTTTGTTACCTTTTTTAACAGGTTTAGTGTATGGACAATGCCTACAGTTGTTACCACAGCAAAATCCCCTTTCTTTCAAGTATTCTTCTGTAAAGACCACCTTGTCTTTGTCCAGATAATACAGATTAGGCGATTTCACAAGCACCTCCTGCACAGGCTGCAACTTGACCAAAATCAACGTTGTCATCCATCTCTATCACCTTTGTTAAATCTATTTCTTGTACAGAAGCAATACGTTTGTTGTATTCTTCTTCTGTGATATCTTCAAATGGAGCTTGTTGATATGAGCCACCAAAGAATGGTAGTACAGACAAGCCATTATACGTCTCTCTGTTATCCCACATCCAGGCACCCACTTCTTTCCACTCATCAGCAATAGAAACAGTAGCACTTACATTGTGTGTATTAGCCCCATTGATATGACCTGGTTTAACCCATTCTGTAGAGAACTTCTTAACACGCTCTAATGTATCTATTGGAGACTCTGTACGGAAAATAGATCCTTCTGGTGCTTTAACAGGAATACGTACACAAACTGTATCTGTAGGACGTAACACATCATCTTCGCACAATTCAGGATGGTTAATCATTAAGTATAATGCAATAGCTTCATTCTTGTTAAATCTCATTGTACGTAAGTAGTATGGAGCATGCCAAGCATGAATACCACTAGCTGTACCTAAGACCAAACTAGTTGTTCCTGAAGGTTTAATACATGTAATACGAGCTGCTTCGTTGGTGCCAATAAATCCAGAGATATCTCTATTTACTGTCTTAGCTGTATTAGCTACTAGTTCTAGGTCATATTTAAGGATTTCTCCACTTCCTATACCTGTCATACCAATTCCTAATAAAGCGTCTTTTTGGGTTGTTTTAGACCAAATAGGACGTAGGTAATGAAAGTCATAAAACCCTGCTTGTAATGTACCAAAGAATGCAGCTACTGCTACACGGTTGTTAAGATCTTCTTGATTCTCAACATCGCTTACATTCACTTCACATAGATTACAGAACTGGAAAGGACGTAATCCAATCTCACAACAAGGATTAGTTCCCCAATCTAGGTCGTTAGACCAATAGATACCTGGTTCACCACTTCCTGATGCTTCAATTCTTTTCCATAAAGCCATAAATTCAGCTTCATCTACTTCACCTCTCTTTAACACTGCAGAGTTATTACTTCTACCACGTTGTTCGTTTAGTTCCCACCAGTTGCCATACTTACATGTAATCATTTCCTCATCATCATGGCTGAATAGACTAATCATAGCACTTCTTCTAATACCACCTGCTAGCACTGAGTTAGCAATATGACACATAATATCATGAGCTTCTAAAGGAGATAGTTTACTACCATCTTCTTTTCTTTCCATGATAGCATCAATATGAGCTAATGCAATCTTTAATGGTTCTGGACCTGGGGCTTTACCACCAGCTGTTACTAGTCTAGCTCCTTTATGTCTAATAGCTCTAAAGTCAAACTTAGGCTTTTGACCACCTTCAAAGTAAAACTTCATTAACATCTTTACTGAGTCAGCCCAGCCCATAATAGAATCTTCTATAAGATAGTTACGATGCTTGTAAGTTTCTTGTTTCTTAATAGCTGGTAACTGCTCTACATGATGCTTTTGTACAGAAAAACCTACACCTGAACCTCCTAGTAATAAAAACATAGTCTCACTGAAACTATATAAGCTATCTACAGGTAAGTAAGCACAGTTGTAACCTCTTGCGTTGTTCACTTCCATTGCTGGACCTGCAAACTGCAAAGCTCTCATAGATGGCAAAATCTTCTTTTCTCTGATAAACTTAGCACTTTCTACAATTGCTAATTCTAATTTAGGATACTTCTTGATCATCATTACTTGATATCTATCCACTATTTCATCCCAAGTTTCTCTTCTTTGTAGCTGGGGATTGTGCTTAGCGTACTTGCTAAACACAGTAATCTTTCCTAAGGCATCTAATCCTAAATCCATGTTTGTTTGTTTTAATATATGTAAAAAAATGAGGGTTGCAAATGTACAACCCTCATTTTTATAAACCAAGAAAATTAGAAAATTCTATCTAATCAATTCTCTTATTTTATGTCCTAATTCTGCATCATTTGAATGATTCTTAACCAACTTAGTTATTTCCTTATTTTGGTCCATAATCTTCTGCAAATACAGTGTTGCGTCCATCAATTCTTCCTGGAGATGCTTGAGATAGTTATCCTTATTGTTAGCTTCTAGAGTGGTACCGTATTTGGTTTGTCCTATTCCACTACGCTGAGCATACTTCTCAATCACTTCCAATACTATTTGATCACTCATAACTTCTCATTTAAGATTTCAAATGCTGCTTCAATTGCTCTAGTTTCTGCTGCTATTCTTGTAAGAAAGTCATTACTTTCTACTTGTCCTCCATCAAATGAATATCTGAAACAATTATTCTCAAGATCTACAGTGATTTGAATATAAATCTCATGAGCATCAAATGCATCAAACAATGCTCTAGGCATTGCATCTATCATTTTAGCCACGGTATCATTGTCTATACCCTGCTCTTTAGCAAAATCTTTAAAGTTTTCTGGAAGGTTTTCTGAATCTTCTATAGAATCTAGGAATTTACCTAAATAAAAATCTTTAACGACACTGGCTGCTTTGCCATAATTTTCTAATAATTCTTGACTATTCATAATTTGTTTTTAAGTTACGTGATTCTAATTTCTTACCATTTTCTTTCCACCAGTCTCTTTCATAAGACCATTCGTTTGGTTCTGGATAGTGTTGTTTGTTTTCTTCTACACTATCAAAAAGCATACCATTCTTTACACTCTCCATTTTACAGAAGAGGACAGTAGCTTCTTCACCAAACTGGTTAACAAGCTCTTCTAATACTTCATGATTATACATTTTCTTTAAATTTATCTAAATTAAGAGTTTCGTTTTCTTCAAAGAATCCATCCCAAACTTCCATATCATCATCTAGTTCCATATCAAGCTTTTCTTCCCAAAATTTCTTTAAATCTTGAGTTTTATTAAAGATACGGAATTGAAGACTTATTTTAGTAGAATAGTTTTCATCTGGACTTGTAAATGATTTTGGGAATATACCCTGGAATTTAACAGATGTTTTAGAATATTTACCTTGTTTAATTAACTCAAAGTCAGACTTTAATCTTTCATTAAGTACATAAACTACTACCACATAACCATCTTCATAGTCATAATCATCTATAATAGATTTGGTACGCTCATATTCTTCATCTAAAAATTCTTTAAATTTATCAATGTTTTCAGGTTTAAAGAGGAGATATACAGCATTTTCATACTGTACATCTCTTCTACCATCTTTGATATAACCATTGATAAATATATTATCTCGCAATTTATCTCTACTAATACTTAATGTAGGAACAATAAATATTGTTGTAACAGTTTTATCAAATTTCATTAACCTAATTTTACTACACCATTATTTAAATAGTTTTCTCTAGAAATATTCCATTTATCATTCTCAATAGCCCATTGAAGGTCTTCTATTAAAGAAGCAACACCTGGATACTCTCTTCCTTTGTGCTCAAATCCAGCACGAGCATCCACCATATTTATATCAGACATTTTATAAATTAATGGAGAGCTATAATTTGTACTGTCACAAACAATAAACTTAGGATAAAGTATTTTGTAATCTCCATAGCCCATTTCACTAGCCCAAAACTCTGCAGCTTTATGATATAGAAATCCTTGGAGGTAGGCTCTTCTGTACAAGTAATACTCATCATAGAAGTTCTCTACAGACCAAGTACATTTCAAATCATACACCTGAACTGTCTTTGCTTCATGATCTACAATCATTTTGTCCATCATAGACTTAAAGAAATGACCAAACACTTCATATCCCTCAACTTGTAATTGGTTATATACAGAATATCTAGCACTATTAACTAAGTTTACAATAGATGCTATGAAATCATTAGTCTTTAACTCTTCTACAATCTTAGTAGCATTATCTACTTCCTGCATTGTAACAACAGTTAATCCTCTACGTCTCACTTCAACCATCTCTTTGAAATACACCTCAGCATCAGTTCCTAAGAACTTACCAAGTACAGCATCTAATTTGATCTTGAATCCTGAATCAACATGTGCATCTCTAGTTAATTCTTCAAACGCTCTAGTTACTACACCGTCTTCATTTGTAGCTGCAAGTGTATGCTTACACAATGCTTCTACGAAATCTAACATCATTGCTGTTGGTGCACTGCTAACAACTGACATGTGGAAACGGTTGTCAAACTCTTCTGGTTCTAACAACAATGTTTCAACCACTCTACCTGTAACGGCAGCTTTACTGTCTTCATCTTCAACGTGTTCATTAAGAATGTACTTTTTGTGATACTTCTTACGATTTGTTGAGAATTCTTTTAAGCTTGAACTACTGTCCATCTTAACTGCTCTGTACTGAGCTTCTGTTTTTGTTTGTCCGCTAATCATGTTTGTTTTGTTTAAAATCATTAATAATTGTTTCACTCATTCTTCTAATCTCCATGGGTACTTGTTTAAACCACCATCTCACTTCCATTTCATACTCACGTCCATTTTCATCAAACCCTCTTGGATTGATAAGCCAGAACATGTATGTTTTGTCATTAAATTCAACAGATCCTTCATGCCATATTTCAGTGAAAGAAGGTTTTTTGTTGATGCTTACAGTTATTGCATTTTCCATATTAATAATCTATTTCTTCAGGTTCCCACTTATATCCATATAAGAAATAATCTGGCCCCCCTATTTTACTTTTATACTTATCTTTTGATGTATAAGTACGTTTACTAACTAACTCATCTGGTGTCAACACCATAAAGTCAATTCCATATTTAATTTTGACTGATTCGTTATCATCAATAGACTTCTGTACTTCAAAGTCACGTAGGTGAACTCTTCCTCCAAAGTCTGATTTTACTTTAATCTCTTTCATCTTTATCTTTTTTTGTTTTAATGTTATGGCATGCTTCACATAGCACTTGTAAGTTTTCTTGTTCACAGAACAATCTTTCTACAAATCCTGGTAAGTCTTGAGCACAGTTTAATGAACCTGCAGGGGTGATATGATCTACATTTACCAGTTTCTCTGGGAACCAATCTCCACAACAAGCACATTTGTATTCAAACTTTTGTCTTTTACTAGGACCTTTGTAAGCTCTACGAGCTTTTAATTTACATTCACTAATAGGTTTCCACCATCTAGATTTCTGTCTCAATCCACTTCTAATGAAACTCCAGAACCCTGACTCTGTCATAGTACCAGCATTCCTAGTTTTAGGAACTCTTGGTTTTCTAGGAGCAGCAGGCTTTCTTTTGTTTGCTTTTTTCTTTATCATATATTATATTTAATAGCCCAGGGATTTCTCCCTGGGACTACAAATTTAATCAATTGTAACGATTCTTCCTGAAATTTCTTCTTTAATTTCATCAAGACTCCTAACAATTGTATACACTTCTACAGCAGATAGAGCAGGTAAGTTGAAATCATACTTCTTAGCTTCTGCAGTGAATCCTTCTTTAGCTTTCTCAGCCAAGTTTTGCAATTCGCGAATCGCATAAGACTCATCTAACTGTAATGTATCAAAATCTAAATCATGTAAGATTTCTGTTGCTTCTTCACGTGGCACAGTCATAATTGGTAAATACTCATAGCATCTACCCTTACTCTCACCAATACCTACAACCTTCATTGGATTGATAAGTACAAGTACAGATGTGTCACCACAACCTACATAATGAATCTCATCAGATGTAAAGTGTAAACCTTCAGCACCACAGTCATCAGTATTCCATCTGCACTTTTCCATAGGCATACTTACTGGTCTACCAATTCTGATGTCAAATGTTCTTGTATGAGCATCTGTGAATCTATTCTCTGCTCTATTAGGCAAATCAAGATATAGCTCAGTTAAGTTACCAAGGTTTTCACCTTCAATTGCAAGAACAAGATCTTCATATTCGCCTGTACCATTACACTCTGGACACTCTTCACTATCTTCCCATTCATCACACTCAGGAATAGTTCCTGTACCATCACAATAAGAACATGTACATGTTTCTTTTTTATACATAGCATCTTCATGAACCATTTTATATTCACCATCTTTTAAGAAGATAGTATAATCATCTGGTTTCTTCTTCCATACAGCTTTCACCTTATTATAAGCATTACTTACAAAGTGCACAAGCTCAGTAGAACCATGAAGTGTAACAACATTACGTAATGCTACAAAGAATCCTTGTTTAGTGATGCTGAAGCTATTCTTCTTCAAGAAGCCATATAACTTATCTGCCACTTCAGCTCTTGGATTCAAGCAACACCACATGAAGAAACGCTTAAGTGCTTGATACTCTTCATCTTCTATTACAAGAGCATTCATTTCATCTATATCAGCCATTCCATTATAAGAATAACTACCAATGATTTCTAAGAACTCTTCCACCATCAAAGGTGGGATACTTCTGTTGATACCCTTAAGATATAAACTACCGTGTTTCATCTCAAAATCATCAAACTTAGCTAGGAACTCAGCACCTTTCTGAACAGCTTTAGCTTTCTCATACTCAGCTTCAGCTTGTCTTCTTTGGTCTTTAACCTCTTGTGTACTAACAAGATCTAGTAAACATGCTTCTGATTTACATAGCTTAGCTGCAGTAAAATCATCTGCTGTAGCTGGAGTTTTGGTAATGATATTGCCATCATTCAATACAATAGTCAATGTATCATTAACCATTTTGATGTTTATATAGGGCTTTGTGTAACTAGTTGGCCCTGTCCATGTACTGCTTGAATTCCAATTAGCATTGGGATTGAAAGCAGAATTAAAAGAAGGAGCCTGAGCCCCTTCTTCTTTATCCAATTCATTGAACGCTTGTTCAATTTTGTTTTCTACTACTTTTTCAATTGTGCGTTCAATAGCACTTTTAAACCATTTTAAACTTAGCATGTTTTTGTTTTTTAAATTGTTTGTAATTCTTCAATTGTGTCTTCTGTTAATACTTCTTCCAAGGATGCATCTTCATTGAGCTTTATAGTGTAGTGCTCAAGGTTCACCTTGTGTTTATTATATTTAAATAGATCAACATAAGCTTTTAATAAATCTTTATCAACTCCACCATAATAAGAATTAATTTGTCCCATTAGTGGATTTAAGAATGTAAGTTTGTTAAATACTTCTTCTACCTGCTTGTACACAACTAGTATTTCCTGGTCAAATAAGTTTTGTTCTAAAGCTAGCTCTAACACTATATCTTTAGTCTTATTGTCACAATAGTTTTTAGAATACTTGTTATCGTACTGTCTTATCACTTCTAACTTATCATAAAGATCTGTAGAGATTTGCTTAACAACCTCAGTTCTTTTAAAAGTGTTAGTATACTTGTTTGTCATTCTCTCAACAAGAAACTGTGTAGCCATTGTTCTAAATGGTCTGTTTTTTCCTTCCATAAATTTTTCTAATGTTATCCAGTTATGTAAATCTGCTTTCTGTAAATTATCTATTGTAGCTTGAGCAACAATAACAAAGTTTGCATGATCGTTAAATAAAGACCAGAGCTTATCTAACTTCTCTCTTTGCTCTTCTTTAGCATACACATGCAGTTTATTAACTTTATGAACATCTTCTAACTTAAATGTTGTAGGAACAAACTTAGAATGTCTATCAGAATATGTAATCTCTGTTTTGGTAGCAACCTTACCAGAGAATTCACCTTTCATTCTAACCTTCTTAACACCATTCACTGTTACAGGATTAGATAACACCTTCATTCTCTTAGCTTTCTGAGTATCTATCCATGTTTGTGGAATATCAATAGCATCTACATCAATGAAATCTTTAGAATATAAACTAATTACATACTGGAATTCTGTGATGAGTTGTCTCCATTGACTCTTTGGATAGTTCTTAAGACCTAAAATAGAATGATAATACTTATTGTAATCAATAGATTCACCCTTCATTAATTGAAAAGGCTTTTCTTTCTTTACAAACAAGTGACATTTGCTGCTATCACCAAGTAAGCTTCTCATGTAATCTTGCTTATTCTTAGCAAGTCTGTCAGAGAATAGATAAATGTTACCAGCATTGTAAGAACTAATGTCTTGAATTCTTAGGTTACCACCCCAATAATTCTTTGCATTATTGAATCTGTTTCCTTGGTATCTAAACTTTATTTGATACTCAGCTAACATATACTCCTTGTTCTGCTCAGCCATTCTCTTAAGATCTAACAAATCTACACCTTCAAGTTTAGGTTGTTTCAAAGGAATAGTTGCATACTTAAGAAGTTCATCAATCTCAATTCTATCTTCTTCTTTTCTATAAAAGCTTGGTAAGTATTTACGTCTTTCTCCATAAAAGCTCATGATAGAATCAATATTAGCTTTATCAGAAATTGATTCATTGAACTTCTCCATGAATACATCTGCCACCTGAGCTAGCTTATTAAGAATAACTTGCTTAGCTTCCTGTGTATATCTGATAGCTTCTCTATTTGGTGTAGGGAACAATCCATCACTAAGACTAAAACGTAAAGCTATCTTGATATTAATCCTTTCAATACCAAGCTTCTCCCAGTCAATTGGATAACTAACATTGTCCAAACATAAATGCATGTAATTGTTAGTAGCTATACTAGAGAATTGGAAATGTTCAGCTCTGTGAATTGTAAAATCATTAGTAACAGCATAACTAATACTATTATCTACATCAAAATACACATTCTCAAAATAAGCTAATTGCTCTCTAATCTTACTAGTGAAACTGTGTCTATCATAATAGTTCACAGGTACAATCACCTTTACACCATTTGGTTCTTCTGTAGCTTTTTCATACAGAAGATCAATACTATTTGTTTCTTCTCCTTCGTACATCATGTACTTGCGTTCCATACCATCTTTTCTAGCTACAAAATAGAAGCTAGAACTGTAAGCTAGTGGGGCTTTGAAACCTAAGCCCATCATACCTAACTCTGTATTGCTGTTACGCTTGGTTGATTTACCATATTTGCTGATAATGTTAACTACATCATCTGCATCTAAACCAATACCAAAATCTTCAACAGCAAATTCATATGTATCTGCCTGATTGTTTCTCTTAAATGAGACAATAATAGGTCTGTCACTCCCAGCTCTTCTGTGACTATCTAGTGCATTGGATGCACATTCTCTGATAGTAGAGCCTATTGAATCTGAATATAGATTCTTACTTAACATCTGCATCAATACTTGTGCAGAATCTAAGTCTAATGACATTTTCACAGTTTCCTGTGATTCTCCTTCTTGGAGGATGTGTGCTTCTGTTTGTTTTTCTAAGATCATAATTAAAAGTTTACTTCTATGTTAAATTCTTTAAGGATTTCTTTTGCTTCAATAATGTTTTCTATGTCTTGTTGTTCTGTAATATTATCTCTATTTAATTTGAGAATTCTTGTGTCTCTTGGTGTATTTACATAACTCTTCCAGATTCTGGTAAGTTTCCAAGGTTTATTATGATCAGCATATGCTGAGTCTTTGTTTGCTTTTTCCCACCAAATTTTAGAGCTTACAACTCCTGATGGTGTAAAATACTGAAATGTACCACCTCTACCTTGACCATAATAAATACCAAGACTAAAATCATTACCATTAGATATGGCAACTAAATCACCTTTGTGGATATCTCCACCAACTTTTACTTTATACATAATTGTTTTTGTTTAAAATGGTGTACCGTCTAACCATTCAATTTGAAAATTATTATTGTCTTTTATCACCTTGTTAACCATTCTGAATACATCTCCAGATTCCCATTCTGTATTCCTATAGCTAGCTGATGCAGGATGTGTAGTTGTGAAACTCCATACAAATGGATTTGCATACCTAGCATACTGTGCAGCATCTTTGCCTAAGAATATATAAGGAACTTGTTGAGGATTTAAAATCTCCTCTATGACATACTTTGTGAACGGTTCCCACAGTTTGATATGACTACCTGCTTTGTTAATCTCAGTGGTGAGAGATGCATTAAACATTAATACACCCTGATGAGCTAGATAGCTTACATCTGGATTAGTCTTGTCACAATAAGCACATAGTCCATTATACACTTCTCTTTCAATTGCTCCATAGAACTGTTCTAATGAAGGCTGTAATACACCAGTGGTGGAACAGCCCATCAATAAACCATCTGCTACAGGACTTCCTTGTTTAAGTGTGTGATATGGAGCCATACCCATCATTACAATCTTAAGCTCATCTAGTGGGGTCTCCATAAAACATCTATAGACATTAGAAGACAGAGGAGCAATCTTCTTGCCCCTCTGACTCTCTGACTTAAGAAATTTATAGATTTCATCACAAGCTTCGCTCTCAATAAATGGTCTCATCTTTAAGTGCCAACTCTCATGAAACTGATCTTTAAATTTTTCCCAATTCATATTAAAATATTGATAATTGATTAAGCATTATTTCTCCTTGCTCATAATCCATTGGTGTAGCATCATATGCATAATCATTAAAGAACTTATGTGCTTGGATATGATTCTCCATCCAAAGACTAGGATGTACTTCTTTCATAGCAAAGGTGGTATAGTTATACAACTCCCATAAGCTATCAGGTGCACCATAATCATGTGTAGGATTCGTCATCTCTCTGCTAATAATGTTCATCTGTGTAGACTGGATGAACTGTTCTTCAATCATCATTCTACCAATCAACTCAGCTTTTATACGTCTAGTGATTTCAATCTGCTTCATATTCTCTCTTTGAGTTTGCATCAACTTGAATGAGTCTGCAGCTGTCTTGATATAATCTCCAATAGCCTGTGGTGTGAAAGATTGAATCTCACCAACATGCTTCTTCTTGAATGCACCGTAGTCACCAGACACACAACCATTAGAACAAATTAATATACGTGTACCAATAGCAAACTTTAATGTAAGTTGCTTGTTGTAGCTATTCTGCCAACCAACTTGTAATTGCATCTCACTATCTGCAACATTACTGATAGAGAATCTACCATTAGCAATCTGACCATTAGCAGCTGCTGAGTATGTTTGCTTGTCTAAAATGAAACCAGCTTTGCTAATACCATCTAATGTAAGGTCTATTAATTGACCATGTGAAACAGGCTTATATGTTCTTGTCTGTGCAGGAACTGGTGTGTTGAGAATTAACTCTTTTGTTGTGTTATAAATTTCCATCTTGTGTTAATTTAATTTCTGTGTTAAAATATTTTGATAATATACCTTCTAGGTTTTCTATTCCTATACATTCTACTTCATCTCCTTCAGAGGTTTCTAACCATTCTACATTATTTTGAATGATTTCTTTTAAGTTTTGTATCGTCATAAAATGTTTTTGTTAATTAAATACTTTTCTATTGTTTCTAATCCGTGGACTTTTGCAAGATCTGCCCAATCTTTAATCCCTTCAGCTAAATACTTACGTGGGACGTTAGCATAACCAAAATCAAACAATTTAGTAATTTGTTGTGAGTTAGTTACACCTGTGACATCACTGTCAAAACTTAATATCTGGCTATCAGAATTGGCTTTTAGGTATTCTACATTGTCTTCTGAGAAACAACCTATGCCCTCATTCTGTACAGCACAGCTACATGGGAATATCTTCTTCATCACCATATAGTCTTTCTTACTCTTATTGATAAATGCTACGCTGCAGTTAACTATATCTTCTTTACCGTCCATTACGGTGATTGGAACATTATTAGGAATCCATTTGTGTTTCTTGTCTTCAAATGGCCTATATATCTTCCAATATTGTCCTTCATATAGATAACCAAATGTCATTTCTTCATCTTTAAGTGCAAACTTGCTCTTATTAAGAAATACATTCTTTATAGCATATACATTATTATCTCTAAGGTCTTGAAGATCTATGTGATATTGATTCCAATACTTAAGTTCTCTACTAGTGAACTTTCTGGTACTCACCTGGATGATAGAGTATCTCTTCTCAATCTGAGGCTGTTTGTATTCAGAGACTATCTTTTTATACTCTTCTGTTGATTTACCATTACTGATACCTAACCCAAAGTCTTTATCTATAAGCTTTAGTGTGTCTATCATATTTGGTAGCATGAACAGCTTTTGTACAAAGTTAAAACAGTCACCTCTCAAACTTGTATCAGCAAAGTCTATAAATGATATATAACCAAGTTTGTTACCAATAACAAATGATGGATTATTCTCTTTCCTAAATGGAGAATATGTAACCCTATTAAGTTTCCAATCATGATCTGGCATATAGAATCTAAATATATCATATTCAGATATCTTGCTGAGCACCGCTTCTATAGACAATTTTGTCTTCTTCACTCCTTTAATCATGATACATGTTTAATAAAAAAGCCCCACATTTCTGTGAGGCTTTTGTTGAGGATTTATATTTTAATAATCACCATCATCTTCAGCAATCACCTTGTCAGATGCTACCAGATTATCATCAGAGTTATAGTCTCTCAAGTCTTTTAGTGTATAAAAGTCTTTACAACCATACTCGCCTGTAACGTTAATTACAAAACGCTCATGAGGTTTCAAATCTTTAGATTTCTTGGCACGTATTGCTTTCAAGTTATCAGATGCACTATAATCAAGTAATCTGAAGTTCTTTAAGGCATATGCAGGTAAGAATGCTTTGTTGTAGATAGTTTGATACTCCTTAGGACCATCTTCTTTCTCTACAGTTTTGATAGCTGCTAATGCAATTACATTTGTAGCATATTCACCACCCACTTGACTCTTTAAGTCTTTAACATTACCTTTCATTAACTTAGACCACTCAATCTGTAATGTAGATTCAGCATCACGTAAGTCAAGATTACCCATCCAAGTACGTAAGAAGTTGTATAAATCTTCTTCACCTACATAAGCTACACGATATTCTCTACCTGAGAACCATGTTGGTAAATTGTTTACATCATCAGCCCAAGAACACATACCTACAGCATTGATATACTGCTTCTTAGTAGCATCTTTGTTTTCTTTCTCTTTGTTTTCCAAGAAGAAAGTCACCTTGAACTTGTCTTTGTTCTTAACTTCTTCCAACCAAACATCTACACGCAAAATGGTGTTACCATCATTGTTCTTGCTTAGATACTCAGTTGCTTTACTGTCTTCTTTCAATTCCATTCCTAGAATGTCCTTGTACTCTTCTGTAGTTGGGTTAATTGTCACTACTTCAGCTTCAAATAAACCTACTTTCTTCGCAAACTCTTTGTTGTCAAACTGTTGCGATTCTCTTTTTTTGCCTCCAATGTTACTCATTGTTTTCTCTGTTTTTGTTTATGATTAATTATAATACTCGTCTATTGCATTTACAACTGATTGTAAATTGTTTGGAATCTTTACTTCTGTAAACATACCGTCTGGACTCTTAGCTGGATACTTTCTAAAACGATTAGTTAAGAAATTATAATTAGCTGAGCCATCTTTGTTGTCTTCAACATGTGTGTATAAGCACACAGTTAACAAACCTTCAAGAACAATCTGATTATCAATTAACTTACCTGCTGTTTTAATCTTATATCCTATAATCTCACCACCATCTTCAATAGTTTCAGGGTGTGTAAAATAGAACACTTTGATATCATCACGTAAGCGTCTTGCTTCTCTGAATAGTTCCACCATATCTCTAGCCATTAGAGTGAATTTGGTAAAACCAACCTCTGTAGCTTTAGATACAATATTGAATCCCATAATGTAATTAGAGTCTTCAATAATGATGTTCTTGATGTGAGGAGCTTTTTCTGAAATCACTCGTAATAACTTTGTGATTTCAATTGCATCATCTACCTCTTTGTAGTTCTTGCTCTCCAAATTGTACAACTTCTCTGCTCCCTTAAAAGGTAATTCCTTTTTAGCAACGTTGATGATGTAAGTTTCCTTTGGATCTAAATGTTTGATTGATGTGGATTTTCCTGTACCAGTGGCACCCACGATACCAATTAATTTGCTTGACATATTTTAACTGTTTTGTTCGTCCAAAGATACATTAATTTCATCAGTTTTCAAAATATTTATTTTAGGTTTTAATATTTCTGGATTAGCTATAACCTCTAAATAAAAGGCTTCTGCAGAAGTTTTTTGTGCAAACCATTTAATATTGGCACCATCAATTTTTACTAAAAACATAGTACCACTTCCTATGGAAGTCTCTTCAATTAATTCTATTTTCATATGTATTTTATTTTGTTTTTGTCAAAGAACTCTAACGCTTTATTGAGCCATTTCTTTTCCACTTCTTCCGTGGAACACACTATGTATATGTGTGCTTTTTTGTCTGGTGTATTATACTCCATAGCCATGCATCTATTAATCTTTTGTGCTAGATTTTCACCATTGCTATCAAAGTAATTGATAATCACACGGTTAAGTGGTTTATACGTAACACCAGTGTTTCCAATCTTTACAACAGCAAGGTGATTACCCTCACCATTAGCAAAGTCTTCAAACACTTCTTTATCTCCTGCTTTAGAATGATACACAGGAATGCCTAAACTATCAGCAATACTAGTGACACCACAGAATACCAATACACGTTCATCTCTGTGCTTTTCTAACAGTTTTTGAGTTAAACAAAGCTTTGCTACACTGTTCTGTACAATTCTCATTCTGGCTAGACGTAAGAACATAGTTGCCTTACCTTGTCTTTCCATTTGATCTATTACCCATCCATATGCATCAAACTGTTTCTTCTCAGTTTTCCACTTACCCTTATAGTTGTATTTAATTACATCATCTAAAGGAGTGGTTACCACTGTTATTTCATAGTCTACAATAACACCTTCTTCAATAGCTTGTTCTATTGGATATTCTGCCAATACATTCAGTCCAAGCTCTTCTCTAAGCGTTTTCTCTGTATAGCTAGATAGCGTACCAGTTAAACCAAGTACATTTATGCATTTTAGCTCCTTTACAGCCTCTATTTGTGCTTCTGAGAGTAAATGTATCTCATCAAGTACAACTAAGTCATAAACAGCTTCTGTGTGCTTTTTAATGGATAAATGAGTGGTATACGTTATATTAGGATTATTATACTTTCTAGCGTTGAAATCCTCTTCCCAAGATGTTTTAATCTTTAAATCAGGATAGGCTATTAGTATATTGATATCCTTATCTAGTTTCTCTAGTATGTTAATGGTAGTATAAATCTTACCAAATCTAGGACATAGATTAAGAATACCAAACTTACCGTGCTCTAAGAATATATTAGCAAATTCTTGCTGTCTATTATCCCTTAAAGTAGGCTTCTGGTTCTTCTGGAGGGTTGCCATGGTTTATAATTATTGTATGTGACCAAAATAACCATTCTATATTAATTGCTACATACGGATCAAACTCCTGTATGTTGTTCATAATAGCTACAGTTGGTATCAGGACTACCTGCCACCAATGGCTATCTTTGCTTGGTAAAGTGTTGTACACTTTGCTTGTTATTCTCATGTTTTATTTGTTTAGGAAATACGTTTTATTTAATACAGAACTATAGTCATCTTCAGTCATGTCTCTTTGTCTTGGTAGCTCTTTGAACATACCAATTTGACCTAGGAATCCTAAGCCTATTCTTACATCATCCTCACCATAACTATTCTTAATTAGTCTTAGTGATCTAAAATACTTAGCACCAAAATCATCTGTTAGTCTGTTAAGATCGTAACCAGATGGGTCTGCCACCTTATATCTCATAGGATCAAACAATGCTAATACAACATCAGCATCATCCTGTGTAGAACTTGATTCTTTGAAATCTTCTAGTCTTGGCTCAACGTCACCATTCTTTAGTCTCATTTGATTAGAGATGTCACGGTTAAACTGACTAACAACCACTGGACTAAATCCATACATATCTCTAGAATATCTTAGCTCATCAGACATCTTGTCAATAGCTTGCTTTTTTGTAGGCTGGTCCTTAGTAATCTTCAATAGACCAATATGATCAACAATAACAAGTGTAACTGCATTCTCATCATTAGGAACGTATTTCTTGTTATATTTATCTATTTCTTCTATTGTACCATTAGCTAATGCATGTTCTTTTAGATGCTTAGCAATACCTATAGCGTTCTCTGGACCATCAATGATTGTCATCACTTCATTCATCTCTCCCATGTAATCTTCATACATTAGAAATAGATCATGTTCGTCATGAGTCATCTTATCAGTCCAACCAAGCATTTTATTAACAGGAATGATTATCCCTTGGTCTAAGAATATTTTACGAGATACCCATTTAGCAAACTTGTATGTTCTACTACGCTCCATGGATCTGTATATAATCTTCAGTTTAATGTTTGTCTTGTTCTCTTTGCTTATGTACCAATCAAATGGATTAAGTACATATGCATCATCAATGAATGATGTTTTACCAGAACCAGTTAGTCCGCCCACAAGAGTATACATAGACTTTCTAATGCCTATATATCTGTTCAATCTGTTAAAGCCCATAGGAATACCATTGTTCCTACCGTCCATACCGTCTTGAACTGCTTTCTTTAAATCGTCAAAACTACTCATATTTTACTTTTTTCAAATTCTTCTTGTGTTGTGAAATCAACGTGTTCTTCGCAGTCTTCACACCATCTATCTCCACTATCATCACTACAGTCACTTGCAAACTCACCAGAGTTTACATATTGCCAAACTTTTAATTGGATAGAATCTGCTGATCCACATTTTTCACATACCAAAATTTCATTTTTCATATATCTGTTCCTCCTCTTACTATTGGTTCTTCAACCACGGTTTTACCTTCTCTAATTAATTCAATGAAGGGCTCAAATGTTCTTTGATTTAAATACGTGAGACTATTCTGCATAAACGTTAACCTATTGGTCTTTGTTTTTACAGAATTCTCTTTCTTCTGAAGCACTTCATATTCTAATGCTGCTATCATTTCCTTGATAGTATATTCACCTTCAGCTAGAATAGCGTAAAGCTTGACTTTACAGTCATCTTTCTTTACACGCATGCTTCTTGTACCTGTGAAAGGTTGTTTTTTGTGTGTGAATGTGTCTGTACCTGGATAAGCTTTCCACCACTCATCAAAATCATTAGCATCTTTTTTCTGCTTAACGAACTTTGTTTCTGGTGTACCAGCTTCATCTAGAAATCCTAATACAGATTTACCAATGACAGTGAGCTTAAAAGATTCACTAATTAAACCTTTTCTTCTCACTGTCTGGCAAAGCATTTGTAGTTTTGGATCTGAACACATTTGTTCCAC